ATAAAATTGCTTAAGCAAAAAATTCTATAAGTTTTAAAAGTGTCATGTTTTACACTAATATTAAAAATTGCTTGTCAATCATTAATTAAAAAAGTCCAATCAGCCAAATCTTTCAAAGTTAATTCCATTCCTTCATATAATTCCATATTTTTATCTCCTTTTGCTTTCTGTAGATTTTTTTGCTATAGATGAAACACCACAAAAAGTTAGACTCTAAGAGAATATAGAGTCTAAAAATCAGGGGGTTTCTGCTTGTTGAGCGTTTGCTTGACTTCATTATTAATAAATAAAATGACGCATTTCTTAATCTAATTAGTCTAAAAATTCTTAATTTTTCTTTAATACTACACCCTATTTCTTCAACTCACCCCCAAAATTTCAAATGAGATTTTTTAACGTTCCTTAAGAAAATCTAAAAAACTTTTCTCCAACTAAAAATCTACCTCCATTCAATAAAAATTTTCATATGAAACTGCTAAAATCTCCTTATCTTCCTTTATAACCAAATCCTCCCACCCATTCTATCCGATAGGAGTGAAAAAACTTTACATATGACCGAAAGAGACAGAGAACAGTACTTACTTTATCTCATGCAAAGACTAATAGATGCCTCTCCCCTTGAGATTTCAAAAAAAGACAGACAAGATATTAAAAAGATCATATTCAAAATGAGAGCCCATTTTTTCCATAAGCCCATAAATGAAACAGAAGCGCAACTTGAATTAATTGATATAGTATATAATAAATTAGATGATAATATACCAAAATCTACTCGTGAGATAACACTTGAATTAATAGAAGATGGCATTTTCTCTCCCTCCGATGGTTTCCCCAGTATATGTAATGCGGTAGGGGCAGCCCTTAAACGCCTTGATGCCTTATACCAAGTAATAACCGGAATCCAGGTTCCTCGCACTTATGATACGCGGCATAAGGAAAGAATGTTCATAAAGCGGCCGGAGCCTGGTACTGTAATGGACTTAGACTTTTGGAACGAAAGACTTAGACTGGCGGGGAGGCGGCCAGTCCGTTATGTTCTCCCCGCTTACCCGCCCCTAGAAGAAAACGGGAAAAGCGTAGCGAAAGATGCGAGTTGGCGCCCGTAAGGGCTGCAAGGAGCATCTTGAGCGTAGCGAAAGTGCGTCCAGCAGAACATATATATAATATATATATAATACTTACATTCACTTGTTCTATACATGGTGGCTTCGCCACCCCAGAGGCGTTTCGCTCACTTCGTTCGCTGCACCCTCTGGACTCCCGCAAAACAATAGCAAAAAGAAAAGGGAAGGCGAAAAGCCTCCCTTTTTTTATTACATATTTATATATGTTATATATGCTATATACATTATACATATTATATATATTATACAAAACACGTGGCCAGTCACCCCTTGCATACAGTATCGCGTCCTTTGCATACATACACGAAAGCCCGCTTATATTTCCTTATAATCACAATCTATAACTGCGGGGGCCTCGTCTAATACAGTGACGGTACGCATCTCATTGAGTATTTTAACGAGAACCGCGGCGCCCCCAGGTACGCGAGTCTTAAATTCTCTCTTCAAATCATCCACATTTATTAATCGCATTTCTTTACTTCCTTTTTTAGCTCTCCGTTTCCGCATTAAAATTAATACAAATTTTGAGTTTTAAAAAAGCGGCAAAAACTGCCCAAATTTCAAATCTTCAAATCTCATGCGGCGCCACTCCCAGTCCAATCATTATAACAAACAACCATTATTCCAGCCAGTAGTAAATGAGTAATACTACCTTGTGTAAAAAACATCAGTAAATCAAGAACTATAGCAACAAAGCACACAATCTGCATCATTTTAATCATAGATAGAATCCTCACTTATACTTAATAACTACATTCTTCATATCAGTCATATACTTATATTCATCTTCACCAGTTACAATGATATAGAAATCACTTGGCTTACTGAAAGCTAAGACGGGAACAACCTCCCATCCCGTGATATAACCACTATAAACATTCTCACCAGCCCCATTAGTTACCCACGCATACATATTAGTAAACGCTTCCGCCCTCTAACTCGCCAAAATACAAATTACTACAATAATAATTCCAACAGTAAAACCAATCAAATATTTCTTAATCCCATCTCGCATATATTATTTTCCTCTATTGTAAAAAATATCCAGTCATAATATCAGTAATAAGAAGATTTATACCTTTTACAATATTTATAATAATCCATGTAATAAGATAAGGGAACCAAAGAACACTATAAGCTATTACTCTTTCTTTCTCCAAGTCATCATTATCAAAGAAGACCAAAAACACAAGGAAACCTATTAACCCATAAGCGGAAAAACCTAATATAATAGTTGATATTATATAAAACCAATCCATTATTTACTTAAAACTCCTTTGAATATCTTGAACACTTATAAATAGCAAGAACTAAATAATAAAAACAAGTAAAAGAGCAATAGCGATAATGAAGTGAGCACATCCAGTAAAGAAAAGCCCTCTATCAATATCCATAATCAACCTCAATGCAATTCATTTCCAACACGCGGCAGGCCGCTTCATGATTTTCCACACGGGTCCCCGCGCAACATGAGGCGCATACCTTAATGGGGATAGAGGGGAAAGCATTTCTCAACATAATTGCATTACTAAGTACGCATATATCCGTACAAACCCCCACCAGCTCAATACTATCAACTTCTTCTTTAAATTCTTTGATTCTATTGATTAAAGTCTTGGCGCCGAAGGTGCTCTTCCAAACTGTATTGAAATGATTTGCATAACCTCTCAATTCGTCAATAATTTCCCATCCCCAAGTATCAATGAGACAATGCGCGGGCAGCTGTTTCATTTCAATATATTTATTTTGAATCTCTGAACCAAGAGAATGAGTATCTTGAGTAAAGAAAATGTAGTTTTCTTTATCTTCCAAATATTCTCTAATCTTTTTGTCTATATTAGAAATCATTTTATTAGTCAGAGCTTCATCTTGCTGAATAGGCAAAGCTCCTTTCACGTTAATAAAATCATTTTGCATATCAACAACAATTAAAATCTTCATGCGGCGGCCGTCCTTTCTTACATTATATGCGTGGTCTCATGCGGCAGTGCGCTTGCCGCATTCCTCTTTTTCTATTGTTTTTTCTTCTTTATATATATTATATCATAAAAAGCAAAAGAAAACAATATATAATTTTTGATGCGGGCGGCCGTCCCCTGATAACATGAACGCGTCCAAAAAAATAAGCGGTGCCATCCGACACCGCACAGGACGAGGGCCGCATTAAAATTCAATAATGGCTTCGCCTTCGTCAGTAATTTTAAGACTTCTAAGAGCGTCCTTAATCATCAGCCCTGTAGACCCATCCCAACTTTCAGCCACTTCATCCAGGCTCTTGCCTGCGTGCATCTCAAGGATAGAAACAATGGTTTCCGCAATCTTACTCTCATCTTTTAGCATGATTGCGTTCTGCCCCAGTAGATTAGTCCATTCTTCCTTTACAGGCTGGTAATATACAGGATGGATAATGAGATGATACACGTTATAACGTCTCGACAGTTCAGTCAAGATTTCTTCAGAACTAATATCATCCTGCACATCATCGCCAATGAACTCTTTAATGGCTTCCTTACTAATCTTAGGTAAGCAACATTCATCACCAATAGTAAAGATGAAACCTTTCTTCTTGTGTTTATCCCAACTATCAATCTTAGTATGTCTTGCCGCAAAGTACCAAGGCAGAGAATAACTCTCACCCGCGTTACCGCCCCCACCTCGTTCAAAGTATACATCATTGAGCTGTTCCGCGATACGAATGTCACTTTCAAACTGTGTTACTTGAAGGGGGTAATCATCACATTCAGTATCACCAAAGGCCGCGAACATAATCTGCGGGTCTTCAATGGGCTTGCGGTCATACAGTTCAGAAATCAAATCATTCAGTTTCTTGAAGACACTCTCAAGGCAATGCCCCATAGAACCAGTCACATCCAGCCCAATGATAATAGGCGTGCTATTAGGATGTTCGTCACTGTCACACGCTTCGCGCGTCACATTCTTAGGACTAAGAGTTTTCTTCATAGAAGTGCACGAATAAAGAGAATCAACGGTAGAACTCGCACCATAACCCCTAGTTGTAGTATAAGTAGTCCAATCCATTGCAGTCCAACTACCAGAACCCATAATATCAATCTCCTTTATAAATCTCGTTTAATGTCCAATCAATCTTTATAAACTTTCGCTCTCCCCATGCAGAGGTGAGGACTTTTTCCCATTTTTTTAACTCAACAACAGCATCAGAATTAGAACCAGAATTAAAATATTCAACAAGCGCGGGCGGCGTCTCTGGCGTCATCAGGGTGCGTCCAAATAGCTTTACAGACTCAATATCTGTGACAGGACTTGCAATCTTATTGGCTTTTACTGCGGGCGGCATTACGTCAAAGACTTCTTTAGTTGTACCAATCATCTTTTCGCCATCATTGGCCGCGTACTGCCATCCGCCATATAGATAAATGTCATGATTAGCTAAATCTATAAACATATTATCTAATGTAATTCCATTATGAACGCAACCCCCACCTTTCATATATTTAAAACAACAGCAAAGGTTAAGAAGGCGAGTAATCATCCAAGCTAAGTGGCGCGGCGGCACATTTAGTCCAAAAAAGTTTTCAACGACTGGCCGCATTGGAACTACCTCTGGCCGCTTATTCAAAACAAGCACTTTTTCTTTGTCTATTGTTTCGTAGACTTTGGAAATTTCAGGCAAAAAGTGCTTAAATTTTAAGGCTATTTCCTTGTGTGCGAAGTCGATAGCCCCTGTACGGTTAATGTATTGGGCCGAAAATTTTTCTTTGTTTTTATCAAAGATGTACAAAACGTGACTAGCCCCTACAAGGCATTTGCCGCACTCAAAGTCATAACTATATTGAGGTCTTACTTCCAAAGTTTTGCTGTCTATTGTTTTTATGCGAACTAAATACTTGCTTTGCCAATTCCCATTTTGAAGGGCGGCCAGCGCTTCATGATACATGGTATTTAGCTTAGTAAAGGCTTCATATGCATCTTCTTCACAACAAATATCAGGATGACAAATTTTACTAAGTGCAAAGTACGTTGACTTTACACTGTTAATATCTGGTTCAAATATATCTGCGTACTCTCTTGCCGCAAGAATCTGTTTAATAGTCATTTATTCATTTCCTTTGCTTTTCTTTATATATATATTATATCATAAAAACAAAAGAAAAACAACATGGAATTTTTAAGACGCAAAAAGTGCTATGAACAGACACAAGCAAATCCAACAAAAAGAGAAGCGCCAAAACGCCTCTCCTCATAAATAAAAGTCCTTCTCTGACAAGACTATTTTCTTCTACAACAAGCAGATAAGGCCCCTATCGAATATTTTATCGTTTCGGAAAAAACTTAGCTCATTCTGCTTGACCGCGCAAAAAGAGGAGGCTTTCGCCCCCTCCATACATTACTCAATATTGTTCAATACTGGGATGGTTTCCCCTCCGCCAACATAAGAAGGAAGCTCGCCATTCCACTTACTATCCACGTCCATGATACGATAATATTCAATCAGTTCAGGCGTAATACTAGAGGTCAATGCCTGGTTAGCTTCCGCCGCTTTCTGGGCCGCATACAATTCAGTATCAGCTGCAATCTTCTGCTGGGTGGCCGCAGCTTCCGCCTCAATGACCTTCTGTTCAGCCTCCGTCTGGGCGCGTTCCTTATCTTGTTCAGCCTTAGCTTTTGCCTCAACCGCATCTGTAAAGGTGTCCGTGAAGTCAATATTAATCAGACTAATATAGTCCAGTTCAATATTATAACCACTAAGTTGTGTAGCAAGAGTTTCCGTGATTTCATTCACAGCTTGCGCCCGACTTTCAATCAGTTCATTGGCAGTATACTTCGCTAGACCAGTTTTTACTACCTCGCGCATCTTGGGCAAAATGATAATATCTTTATAATTCTTGCCAACTTCCTTGTACAGGTTCATAGCCGCGTCTTGATTAATTCTATAACCGATTGTAACACTTGCACTCACTTCCTGAATATCAGAACTAAAGCACATCAAGTCTTCACTGAACTCTTGCACGCGGTTATCCATTTTAACGACCCCTTGCCACGGAGCGATAAACGACAAACCTGCATCCAGAGTCCTATCTTCAACGCGGCCAAAGGTAGTAACAATACCCGTATAACCTGTGGGGATGCTCACTACACATGAGGTTACGGCTAGTACTACGGCAAGGGTACACGCCGCCCCGCCAATAATCTTCATCTTACCTTTTGTTTTAAGGAAGAGAATCGCGCCAACAATAGCAAAAATAATAGCTACAAAAATCATTTAATCATTCTCCTTAATTAATTTAGTTACTTTCTTATAATATTTATTAACAAAATCTTTCTGCGCTTCTTCATCTTCAAAATATGTCAGATGGCGCAAAGCAGATAGATTTTCATCATAATAAAGGAAAGTATCCTTTAAAGACTCGTAAGTATAATCACAGTTCTTCAGAAGAGTATCAATCTTATATTCATCCCACTCTTCTTCTTTTGCTTCTTTGATTGCTTGGACAACAAAATCGTTATAAGGGATAAAAATATCTCTAATATCTTCGTTTAAACCATGCACATAGTTATCAAGAAATTCCGCTTGGAGGATGGCGTTGACAGTACCTTTTATTGTACTTTTCTCCAAAAGACTCAAACCCATTTTAACAGAATGAGTAATTGTATTAATTGGATTCAAATAAACAAAAGTATCATACAAATAAGACTCGCAGAAGTCCCGCCGCCAATATTCAGTCGTGTTAAACCGAGTAAGCAATAGCTCAATGTCTTTGGGATAACCTTGCATTAGACCTTGCGTCCAGGTGCGGATGTCTTTAAGAACAACCTTCTCTCCATTCTCTAACTGAATCTCTTTATTTACTGGCCCCTTATGCCAGACCGTAAAGTCAAGAGAAGGAATAAATAGAGTCACGGTATCAACATCGCTTTTTGCAGTGTCGGTTTTATAGTTCTGGCTACCGTACAGATAGGTGCCAAAGTTCTTAGCTTTCGGCGACCACTTCTCCAATTCTTTTAAAGCAATACTTTCGTGCGCGGCAAGTGCCTGTTCAATCATATGGTATCTCCATTAACTCCAAATTATTAATTAAGAAAACTATGTTAGTACCGTTCATTCCATGAGATGATATATTTGCAATTTTACCTTTTTCCATCTTTGCGAAAAGGTTTTTCACGACTGGCCGCGAAACATCACAATCTATACAAACCTAAGTAACCACTAAATCTGTGCTTTTTTTCTTTCCACCATCAAAGTATTTATTCAATATATCTTTATACAGGCGACTTTCTTTTTTTGTGAGTGTGGACGCAAACATTGCGCGGAGCTAATTCTCATCTTTGTCGGGGTCTCGTCCATTGAATTTGTCAATGACCTGCCGCGCGAACTTATAAATAATATTTAACGATTCTGTTTGCGATGAACTAGTCCATTCTTCTTTTGCTTTAAGGAAAGAATCTTTATATAAAGCATTTTTTAGCGTTGAAGAACTATTATTAAACAATAAATCAGCTCTTTGAAATGATTCGTGAGTTATGGCATCATCTAATGAATGTAACCCAAAATACTCTCGTATATCAACTACACACACTGAGCCTCTTTCCTTGGTTGATTTAGGAACTAGACAACTATACAAATCTTTTTCTTTAGGAAGAATTATTCCAAAAATGAGGTTGTTCTAAATTGAAACAACGGCTAGTAACTAATTCCCATACCATCTGAATAACTCATAGTAACACTCTTTGAGCCCATCCATATTTCTTTTCTCCTTTTCTCTTGTTTCTTATGTATATATTATATCATCTTTTTAATAAAAAATCAATAAGAAATTTTTGGACAAAGATAATTTATGATAAATGGACTATTTTTATAGTAAGAAAAGGAGGTCATGCCTTATGACTTTGAATGGAAGAATTGGACAAGTTCTAGGCCCATTTGATGCTGGTATTGATTTGCTTGCAGACGATGGCGCTATAGGACAATTTACTCCTGAATCTACTAAGCCTGTCATCGAAAAATTAGGTATTCAGACAGATGTGGGTACAATGGTAGAAATTAATGGAGTCCAAATAAAGATTGGAAAAACTGGAATATACGAATTAGACAATCGTGTAGCAATCAAGACTTTGAAGTTCCCTGATGGGGCAAGTGCAGATACGATTGTTGATTTTGTCTACTAATCAAAAGAAAGAGGTGACTTTAATACATGACTAGCTTTTATGGAAGCGTGAATGGCGGCCAAGGGGGAAGCGGCGAAGGGGTTGATACTTCTACTCTAATGCAGAAGAATAACCCGACCTTCAATGGCACTATCACTGGCCCCAATGCGCGCTTTACAGGAACTGTGCAGATTCCTGAACCAACAGAAGATAATCATGCAGCTACCAAAGGCTATGTCGATGCGGCCCTCGCTGATGTCGATTTAAGTGAAGTTACTACTAGAATGGACGCAATCGAAACCGCATAGGACGAGCTTGCCGCGCAGTTAGATGATAAAGTTGATGCGGAGAATCCCGCATTTACTGGCACAGCTACTTTAGATGGAAAGAATATTGCAACTGTAGACTAGATTCCTAATATAAGTGATTTACCTTACCTAGATGAAAATAATCCAACTTATACTGGGACTTTAACTGGCGAAAATGCGGCCTTCAGTGGAACCGTCACGGTTGCAACCCCTGCCGCAGAGGGCGAGGCCGCGAACAAAGGCTATGTGGATGCAGCCAAGACAGAACTTGAAGGAGATATTAATACTTTACAGCAGACTGTTGCAAATCAGGCTGAAACTATTAATACTCTTAATCAATAGGTAACTAATATAACAGGCGGAACAGTAGAGCTTCCTTATTTGAAGAATACTGGTGATAGCGGCACTGGCGTCTATGATTTCACGGGTGCAACTGTTAATGCGGCCGACCCAGTTGATAACAGCAATGTTGCAACTAAACACTATGTGGATTAGAAGGTTGCAAGCGCAGGTGGCACAGGTGAAGTCGTAAGCTATACTCAAGGCGATGGTATTTCTATCTCACCTGAAAATGAGATTAGCTTGTCTATTGATAGCGCGGGCGCCAATGGTTTGAAAGTTGGAGCTAATGGTCTAGGCTTAGACCTTGCGACCGGTACAACATCAGGTGCCATGGCCGCATCAGATAAGACTGCTATTGCTTCAAATACGACTGAAATTACTAATATTAAAGATGGAACTACTGAATTGCCATACTTAAAAGAGACTAACCCTACATATGAAGGCACTCTAATCGGTGGAGATGCGACTTTCACTGGGAGCGTCTAGATCTCAACTCCTGACCAAGACAACGAGGCCGCGAACAAAAGCTATGTAGATACAGCTCTTGCAGAAGCTAAATCTTATACTGATAATGCAGTATCTGGAATTGCTTCTGATGAAACAATTCAGCAAATTCAATCTGATATTGAAAATATTGAAAATGGAACTACAGTTCTTCCTTACTTGTCATCAGCTGGGGGAACAGTGACAGGTCCTATCAAGTATGGAACGAGTCCTAAAGATACGTCAGACTTGGCAAATAAAGCATATGTAGATGCTATCCATGTCCAAGCTGTCGCAGATGCTAAAAATTATACTGATAGTGAAATTACTAATCTTGAGAATGGGACAACTGAATTACCTTATATTAAAAACAATGGAGATACTATAACAGGTAGCTATGATTTAACTGGGGCCGCAGTTACTATCGCTGAACCTGTATCTGATAATAGCCCCGCTACTAAGAAATATGTTGATGATTCTATTTCTGCTATTGATGTAAGTGAATAGATTGCGCCTTTAACTGGAAGAGTCGCTGCCGCGGAGGGTGAGATTGATACCCTGTAGATTGACGTTGAAGCTGTTGAGATTAGCGTGGCTAATATTACTAATGGGACAACTGAATTACCTTATGTAAAAGATTCTGGTGACACTGTTACTGGCACCTATAATTTTACGGGAGCTAATGTGACTATTGCCGAACCTACTGTCAGTAATAATCCTGCTACTAAGAATTACGTTGATACAAAGATAGCAAGCGCAGGCGGCTCTGGAGAAGTTGTGAGTTACACTTAGGGTAATGGTATTAATATTTCTCCTGAGAACATTATTTCTGTAGTCATTGCCGCAGATAATGCCAATGGTCTCGCTGTCGATACTAATGGTATCAAATTAAATGTGGCGACTTCTACAACAGCTGGTGCGATGAGTGGAGCTGATAAAGCTAAACTAGATGCTTCTTCTACTACTGAGCAGATGAATCAAGCTATTAGCAGTGCTATTGATGAAGCTCTTGAAGACCCGACCAAACTGCCTTTTGTAAACATTAATGGAGATACCATGCACGGTAGCCTTACTACCACTGAATTGTTTACTGATTTTGTCACTATTCGTAATGCAGGGACAGATGGTAAGACAGGTTTCCAGAATAATAGTGATACTGACCATATTAGAGTCTATGATAAAGTAGCCAACACTCTTGTTCCTATTGAAGTTGGAGAACCTGTAAACAATCAAGATGCTTCAACCAAGAAATATGTTGACGATAAGGTTACTACTGAAACTGCTGCTAGAGCAGAAGCTATCGAAGACCTTAATGAAGCAAAAGCAGATAAGGACAATCCCACATTTACTGGCACTCTTTCAGGTGCAAACGCGACTCTTAGTGGCACATTAACTGGCAACACAGCAACCTTCTCAGGTGGAATTACTGTTCCTCTTGAGCCAGGAGCAGAAGGAAGTGCAACTTCTAAGAAGTATGTTGATGACCAGATTGCCGCCATAGATGTAAGCGAGCAGATTGAACCTTTAGCTCAAAGAGTTACTACAGCAGAAGGAGAAATTGATACTCTTCAAAGTAATATTGTCAACATCACTAATGGAACTACTGAGTTACCATATATTGAAAAATCCAATGGCTCTTATACCGGACAGCTTTTTGGAGAAAACCTTGAGTTGTCTGGCAATATCAACGCAGCAAATGCTGAATTTACTGACAGTGTTACCGTACCAGTTACACCTATAAATGATGCGAATGCTGCGTCTAAAAAGTATGTAGATGAGAAGGTTGCTACTCTTCCCTATGTAACAAAAGAAGAGGTAGAAATTGCTGCTGATACTCGTGATGTAGCTAGAGCATATCGTTATACCTTCAATGATGGTCTTGACGGAACTAATTCTAATGCGGGCTTCGGCTTCATTGACTACACTCCTGCTATTGTTACAGAGAAAGATGGAAGTACGGATTTCTCACCTTTGTATATTGGAGAGCCAGAAAAAGAGTCTCAAGCTGCTACTAAGAAGTATGTCGATGATACTATTGCGGCTGTTAATGCTCCTGAATATACTTTAGCTAAGCAGACCGCAGCAGAAGATGGATATTTCGCCACTTATTATCTGACCAAAGATAGTGTGCAAGTTGGCGAAAAGATTAATATCCCTAAAGACTACCTAGTTAAAGAAGCAGAATTGTTAGAAGTTGCGGTAACTGATACTCCTTATAGCGGAGCTGTGATTGGTGACAAGTACATTGACTTTACAATTAATACACAAGCCTCTGATGAAGATGAGCAGCATATCTACTTGCCCGTTAAGGACTTGGTTGATGTCTATACTGGCGGCAATGGTATAAACATTGACGCATCTAATATTGTAAGTGTTTAGATTGATGCGGCAAATAGTAATGGACTAGCTCTGGGTAGCGCAGGACTCAAATTAAATCTTGCGACCACGAGCGCCGCAGGAGCTATGAGTGCGGCAGATAAGACTAAATTAGATACTGCAATAAGCGAAGAACAATTAACTGCGGTTGAGAATGAAGTTGATACTCTTCAAACAGAAGTAAATAATATTAAGAGCGGGACAACTGACCTTGGTTATTTGAAAGCAACTGACCCAAGTTACACAGGAATTATGACTGGTGTCGATGCTACATTCAGTGGAAATGTAGTTGTTCCCGCACCTGATACAGATAATGAAGCTGCTAACAAGAGTTATGTTGATACCGCTATAAGTGGAGCTAAGACAGAGCTTGAAGGAGATATAAGCACTATTCAACAAACTGTTACCGCTGTGCAAGGAACTGTATCTGGTTTTGAGAGTGAAATTGAAACTCTTACACAAGCCGTAAATAATATTACTAATGGAACAACAGAACTTCCTTATATTAAGGATTCTGGAGATTCTGTTAGTGGTAATTATAGCTTCAATGGCACTGTTACTGATATTGCATCTCGTACTTCTAATCTTCAGCTTGCCAATTTAAATACTGCTCCTGACCAATGGATAGATGCTGAATATGCTAATATCAAATACAATTCTACAAATAAGAGAGTAGACTTCAGCCTCATGACCAATACTGGTCTTACTACTAATGGAGTTAAAGTCAGTGGTGCAGAGCCTGAAGGAACTAATGACTTTACTACTAAAAATTATGTAGATACTAAAGTAACAGACCTTCAGAATAACAAGCTGAATAAAAATAATCCTGCCTTTACTGGCACTATTACAGGAGCCAATGCTAGCTTCGCTGGGACATTAACTGGCAATGCAGCAACATTTTCTGGCGGGGTTACTGTACCTCTTGAACCAGGCGAAGAAGGAAGTGCTACTTCTAAAAAGTATGTTGACAACCAGATTGCTTCTATTGATGTCAGTGAACAAATTGAGCCATTAACTCAAAGAGTCACCGCTGTAGAAGGAGAAGTTGATACCCTTCAATCTAATGTTGGAACTATTGAAACCAATATCACTAATATTACTAATGGGACAACAGAGCTTCCTTATGTTAAAAAAAGTGGAGACACAGTAACTGGCTTGCTTACTCTTGAGCAAGGGGTAAAGAATGTCAACACAGATGACCCCTCTTATGAAACTAATCTAAGTTCTAATGGATTTACTTTTAAACATGATTCAACAGTAAAAATGCTTAGCCTTCAGGGCAACAAATTAAAATTCTCAGACGCAACTGCTCAAACTTTAGTTCCAGTTGAAGTAGGAACGCCTATTGAAGATAAAGACGCAGCTACTAAGGGATATGTAGATGAAAATACTTCTCCTTTGTATACGAAGTCTAGCTTTGGTGTAAATATATTTGGATAGCCCCTAGGCGAAGAAAGCCTAGGAGTTTTCGTAGATAATGTTAAGACTGAAAAGCCTTTATATGGATTAACTCTGTATGGAGACTCGTCTCAAGAACATTACGAAGGATATAACTTATTAAATCCTGATAATATTACTGAGAATGTAGGATATAGTGATACTGGTACATCAGAGACTAAACAAGGCGTCTTCAGTATAAAGTTTGTATTTGAAGAAGGTCAGGATTATGCGTTTGTTCTTGCATGGGATATCAGTAAGAATTTTGAAGAATACTTGTCTCAATTAAATATATTCTATTATAATGCTGGACAATCTTTTGTTAGGAAGGAAACCGTCTATTTGGGAAGCCGATATGAGCAATTATTCAATAGTTATACCAACTCTGCTCATTCTGGATATGTATATATTGAATTGACTCCTAAAGAGAGTTTTACCCTTACAAAAGAATTTATTACGAATAACTTTATGATTCTTTTAATTGAAAACCGAGCTTTCCCTTTTGAACCTTATACAGGTAAAAATCCAGCTCCTTCTCTTATATATCCAACTGATATAACAGGTATAGAAGAGAATCCTGTATTATTTGATTATGGACAATTATATACGCAAAATAACAGTGGCTCTTCTTCAATTGATTTTGAAAATTTAGGCAAGATACATTTGCCTACTATAACTTCTCCTTTGTATGGAGGTTATCTGGGAAATATGAGCACTTATAGCGAATCGCCCAATATTATTATGAATTCAATTGCTAGAGCTTCATTTGATAGTGCTACAATATGTAATAATGGTTTAGAAGACTGTATTTATTATATAGACAAACGTGATTATAAAAAGGGAAAGGATATTAGAGTATTTAAGACTTTAACTATTAATCCTACAGAAGTAAGCGATTACATTACTGATGGCGGGGCTTTAGGAAATGGTCATAAGTTTATTCTTAATGTAAATGATAATGTTAAGTTTGAAAATTATAGTTTGAATGACTTAAATGAAAAAGAAGAAAAGCTTTTAGTGGTTGTTCCCGTGAATGGTTTTGTTGACTACAATGAAATTGATAGATGGCATCAAAGAATCTGGTGTAACTATTTACAATCTGCTGATTTTGAATTTGTTAGTAACCTTGAAGAAGAAAATCCAGAACCAACTACTTCTTATGATACAATTTATTATGATTATGATATTCAAAAGGGTGACGACCCTTCTAATATAACAATCTCTTTGTCAAATATTGCCATTTATACTACTAGAGCAACAACAGTGGAAGAATTTGCGGCCTTTATTACGACTCCAATGCAAATTGTATACGCTTTGGATGAACCTGTTGAAACAGATATTCCAGAAGATGAATTACTTAACTTAGATAATATCCATATTAAGAATAATAGCTTATATACTATACTGTCAGAAGATATAAACGAAGAGAATCTAAATAGTAATACCGTTAAGATTATTGACTTCGATATTACTTATTATAGAGTTCCTTCTTCCAATGGTGACATATATCCAATTGAAAATCTTAATACTCTGGAGCTCTTTAGCTATAAGGCATTGGCTACTTCCAGTGATAATTCAATAGAAATAAATAATATTAAAGATAAGCTGACTATTGCAAACCGTGCTGTTTTTATTGGCGATTCAATTTCTCAGGGATATGATAATGATGATTATAGTTTCGTTGATATTTTTAAAAAGAATGACGATTTCTCTGGTGTTACTAAATTAGCTGTTGGAGGAGCTACATTAGGTCCTTATCAGATAGTTTCTGAAGCTTCTGGTTATAGTTGTCTTGAACAAATTCAAGCAAATGAATCTGCGATTTCAGGTGCCAATTTCTGCTTCTTACAGTTCTGCATTAATGATGTAAAATGCTTGGTTTCTAAGAATATCCAGATTGGAACTCCTTCTGAGACTAGTGCAATAACTACTGTTTGTGGCTATTTGAAGAAGTGTATTGAATTACTGTATACTTATAATCCTACTATTTCTATTGTATTTATTAATCTCGCAACTAATGAGCCTGTAATTGATATGATATGGGACAATGAAGTAAATAGCGATGCTGATAAGTATAAATTCTATCATAAAGTTTGGAATCTCAGCATAGCAGAAGTTCTTGAACAGTATAATATTCCTATGATTAATATCTTTGATTGGACAAGTATAAATGCAAATAACTTTAGCAATTATACAGTTCATACAGCAGATGGTACTCATTTGAATACAGCTGGAAATACTCTTGCTTATTATCGTATTAAGAATGCTCTTTGGAATGAATCTGAGAAGTCTTATCCAACTCAGCCAAAGAATTTAATCATTGATGCAACATTAGGCGGAAATATTGGAGTAGAGAATATTGAAAGAATTAAAAACGCTTTTGACAATAATATTCAAGTCTTCTTCAATCTGAAAGAAAACGAAGATAGTACTGAAGATTTAATTGTCCCTGTTAATTTTAGTTCTGATGTTGGATATGGTTCTCATTTCACATTGGCTCAGGATAGCAAATTGTATTTGTATGAATTATAGACAAATACCGTTGGCCAAATTACTTATACATCTTATAATATAACTGATATGAAGGCTAATATTGACATTGCTTTAGAGGCTGGAACAGAGAAGCTTGAAACTCTTAAGTCTTATTCTGGTGCTACTTATACAATAGATTCTATGAAGCCAAATACTTTGTACAACTTACGCAATGTTGACTTACCAACTATTACTGTTACAGCTTTTGAGGCACCAAGTAGTACAGAATATGTTTCTACATATCATATGATTTTCCAGAGTAATGTTACTCCTGTAATTCTTAATCTGCCAAGTAGTGTTATTTATCCAGAAGATTTTACAATAGAAACTAAGCATATCTATGAAATTAATATCATGGATAATCTGTTAAGCTATCAGAGCTGGCCTATGGAATAAGAGGTGAGACTATGAATAGTTTAACACGTCGTAGAGTCTTGAAAACGATAACGGGAGGGGGTATCAACTCCATAACTCGTAATATTTTAGTACAAGAGAAAGATTGCTTGTCAGGAGAAACTTTTGAAGAAAATATGGAATTCACTTCTGCTTATGGAAGTACAGTTGTTGTATATATGGATTTTACTTTTACAAGAACTTATACTTCAATAAACAATATTATAGCTATGGGGCGTAATCCTAATACTTGGACAGATGACTCAATAAGACTCTTTGCTGATACAAACGACCAACTTCTTATTGTTCCTTTTATTAGTTCTGCCCAAACAAACTTCGACGCACCTCCTTTTACTGGGAAAAGAAATAAACTGATTTGTAAAATTGTTTACCCAACTAGGACAGAAAAAATTCAAACAACAAATATTATGGGTTAGACTCGTAAAATTTCTTATGCCAGTTACACTAATCCAACAGTTACTGTCTGGTTAAATGGCCAAGCTGTTTGTACAAATTTTTCTATTTCTGGCAACGGAAGACAAGAGTGTTTAGAAACAGGCTGGTTTGCACAATTCTGGCAGATTGAAAGCGGATATACGGAAGGTAACTGGGATGCTATTATGGGAGTGAACACCATCTCAAACAAAGAAGGAACTAATAGATTCTATGGAACCTACCATGAAATTAGCATAATACAACAAGACTTATCAGATGAAGAACTTTTGGCATTAACAATTTAATGAAGGTAATGTCATGATTGAAGTTAGACGCAGACTCGCAAGTAATGGGGGGGTAAATAACATACTTCCTATAATTGCGGGATATAAAAGATTGATAAACTTATTAAAAAATAAAAAAGAGGGAGCAAATGCTCCCTCTCTTTTCTTATGCCATATCAATTACCTTATACCGCTCGCCATCCAGAACTTCATACATCAAATCAGTTCCCGTTTTGCCACTCAAAACCTGCTTGAAGATGATGGGGCTGCATCCAGATACATAAGTGATATTAGGGCCATCATCCAGAATGTCAGCATTCCCCGTAGCATTCACATTCCAATACACGAGTTTAGGCAGGGTAAGGCCATGTGCCGCCCACTTCTCTCGCATATTTTCCATCATAGTTCGCGGATTAGGCTTCTGCGTAGAATATCTGTACACACCACGCGCCGAATCAATCTGCATATCGCTAATAACAACAAGAGTCTTAGGAATATCTTCCTTTCGAACACCAGGTTGCGTAGCAATCTTCAACAGCAAATCAAAGGTGGCTTCGAGGTTGGTGTTATCTACGAGATTAGTTCTATAGATACGATTAACCTTATCAACAAAGTCTACGCCTTCAATTTTAATCAACTGCGGGCGAGAAGCAAAAGAAATATAATTGTTCTGGAAAGGACCGCGGCAACGCTCACCGCAGTAGATGCCGAGCGAAATGGCTACGTCAATGGGACGCACAGCATTACCGTAAGTCATGGAACCAGAGGTATCCACAACGCACATCATGCTAGATTCCTTGCCCTCAAAGTAATCAGGAAGATTTTCCCAATACTTATTAACAGCAAGCCGCTCAACAGAATCGTAATCTGCGGCCTTCACGAATCTCCCATACCGATCCATATGAACGAGGTCAAGGGTCTTCTTAACTACGTCATACGGATAAAGGGTGGCCGCATTGACCTTTTTAGTTTCGTCCTTAATGAAAGCCTCATACTCAGCCTTCAAAATGTCGCGGCGGGCAAATGCGTTCTTGTAGATAAGACCTGCACGAGACGGAATCTTATCAAACATATCCGCAATCTCATCCCAGCGGTTGGCGGACATGAGCTTCTCAAGCACCTTAATGCGCTCACGCAGAATGCTAAGTACCTTCCGATACTGACGAGAGGTCATACCCAAGTACTTCCGCACATCATGAGCCAGCGCAATGGTCTTGGCCGCACTCGCGTTCTCGGAAGGCAGCCACTTAGCCAGCAAAGAAGGGGCCTTGCACTCCATATCCAAAGCCAGCTGATGCTTGACAATCTTCATTGCATCATTCCAAAGCTGAGTGCCCTGAGTAATGTACAGAAGGTCGTCCCAGCGGCCATATTCGGGGATGAACCCAAGATTATGCTTAGCCGCATCCTTGTTATAGCCGATTAGCCAACGATAACAGGTACGAAAGTACCGACGCTCGCCTTGGCCTCCGCGCACATCCCTTTCATAGAACAAACACTTCAGCGCATAGACGGGATTCTCATCAAACGCATTCTTAAACAAAAGAATGCAATCTTCATCCGGTCTATTCCGCATCGCGCCCGCATGAGCAAACATATCATACAGAGCTTCGCCCGTACTCTTATGTGCCAGCCCGCCATTCTGGGTGAGGCCATAGTTTGCAGACTTGTTCATCTCATTCATAAAAGTATTCATAACTTTTCTCCTTTTCTCTTGCTGTAAAAATCTTATCCTAGATTTCTGTATTACTTACTTTGCTCTTGCCATCTTGCTGTCAAGGTCTTCGATATAATTTGCCACCTTATCATACAGCTTCTTAGCTTCTTTCAGCTTCTTTGCAGCCAGACGCCGCTTGTCCTTGTAATATTTGCCCAACATTTTGTTCCGAGCAACCTTCATACCTTCTTTCAGATTGAAAGTATCATCAACAGAACAATAAGCTACGCCCTTATAGACTTCATTCATATAATAATTAGTATCTGAAAAATAGCTACTTTCCAGAGTTGAAACGTATCCATTGACGACTCGACCAATATCGCGATCATACATATCACCCAGCGCGTCACAAGCGCAATCGCCCCAGTTCTCATCTTCCTTGCCCATGATTGCAATTACGATTCCCTTATACGGATGGCCGCAATACACGCCCTGGGCCGTTTCATCGTAATAATATGCAATCCGATGAGTTTTATCCGCAGGCAGATACTTCATATTATTATTAGCCATTTTATTTTCTCCTTTTTTCTCTTAAACAATAGAACTGAAATAATCAGTTACAACCTTATTCACCAACTTACCGTCAGCTTTTCCTTTTACTTTTGCCATAATCGCTTTCATAAACTTACCTTTATCTTTCGCGGAAAAAGGATAAAGTTCCTTAGCGACCTGCAAAACAATGACATGAATTTCATCTTCTGTCATCATGCGCGGCAAGTATTTATCAATCACACTAATCTCATAATTGATTGTCTTTAGTTCTTCATCTGTGCGGGCGTAGCCTCTGTTTTCAAGAAGCGCGTTCTTTTCTTTGCGGAACGCGTTATAGATTTCATCAACGCCGCCCCCATCTTTTTCTACTTTCTTAGCAACAGACAGCAAATAAGAATAAATCTTCTCCGCGGGCTTGTCACCATTTTTTAAAGCTTCGATTCTGCGGTCATTTAAATTTCTAATCATATTCTTCATTACTTATTATACCAAATTACATTCTTATATATTCTTGCTTTTGTTAGGAAATTTTCCAAATCAAATAAATCTACTTCATCTTTTTCCTCCAAAGATTCATTAAGAAAGAATCCATATCCACTCTCCGTATCAAAGATTCCCATAATAACTCCCGTAAGGAACTCATTAACAGGAACAATATTTGCGTATGGAGCTATCTCACAAGTCAAGATAAACATAATGTTCACCATCAATAACAAAGTTCAAACTCTTAAGAAAAGCTCTGAACATATTCCGAATCGTGGCGGCGTCCTCTTCATCCTTGGACGCACCCTCATATGGCATTTCCTTAAACAAAGAAAATCTCAGGCTCACCTGTGTATCGGGAGAGACTGCGCCCGCGCTCACATTTTTAGCAAGCTCTTTCTCCTTCAAGTCAGGATACTGCTCATAAAATGCTTCAAGGGCTTCCTGAAAATTAATATGAATAAATGGCCCCTTTACAAAAAGTTTTTCCTTTTTCTTTGCCATAAGTTATTTCTCCTTTTGTTTTCTTATGTATAAATTATATCATAAAAAAGGAAAATAATCAATAAGCAATTTTATTTTTTAAACAATAGAAAAAAGAAAAAGAGACGCGGCAGCTCGTGCCTTACGTCTCTAGTTGCGTTGGAGCAGGATACCAGACTCGAACTGGCGCTGTATGATTGGAAGTCATAAATGCTACCACTACACCAATCCTGCATATGTGGAGCCGCCACGAAGAATCGAACTCCGATACGCTCATTACAAGTGAGCAGTTCTACCGTTAAACTATGGCGGCATAATTACTAGAGACTAAAAATAAATGGAGGTTTTTTCAGAACCGATTTATAAAATAAAATTTGCTGTGAGTCTCTAATGGAGCACATGGGAATCGAACCCATCTGACTTCTTCCTTGCAAGGGAAGCGAACACCCCATGCATTCCCGTACCCCATATGGTTGCAACTCGGAGACTTGAACTCCAATCCTTCGATTATCAGTCGAAAGTTTTAACCGGTTAAACTAAGTCGCATTATAAAAACTAGAGAGCTTCAAAAATAAATCCAAGTCTTGTTATTTGATACCTCTTGCTGTAACTCTCTAATGGTGGTGCGCCCTGGGGGAATCGAACCCTCACAATGCGATAGCGTCTGAAGATTAGAAGTCAACTGTTTTATCCAATTAAACTAAGAGCGCTTAAATATAATTGATGAAAGAATTATTTTTGAACAGTCTTACTAATTCTGCGCTATCTACATCATTCAATCGGTTAGCAAGTTTATTAAGAATCTTAACAGTGCTCTCATTGTAATCTCCTTTATTAAGGATCTTAATAATTTCATCTTTTGCCGCAGAACTGTCCATAATGTACAAATTTAAAAGATTATCACTTGTAATTTTAGGATAAATAGTCATTCTATTCCCCTTCAAGGCATAATATATTATTTTTTATTTTTCCAGAATAATAATTAAAAATTGCTGTATATGCCTTCATGGCTGATTATAAATATCTCCATTCATATCCGTAAGCAGTTTTTCTTTTCCCTCTACAAGCAGCAGATATATGACTAATGACTCCATTTATTTTTGAAAAAGTAATTCCTTCTTCGATTAAATATCTTGCAGCATCACTCATAGATAAGAATGTTCTTACGGGTAAATTATTTTTATAAGCAATAACTTTTTTAGAGCAGATTTCTTTCTGAAAAGAGTTATCTTTTATTCTAGGAACTCCTCTCGATTCTAAAATATTATATACTGAATCTACACAAATATTCAAAGTATCTGCTACTTTTACACAGTTGTGTAAATTTTGATAAGTTTCAACAACTAAATCATAATCAATATATTTCTTTCCATCTCCTCCTAAAGTTGCATTATACCCGTTATGGTAAGAACCATAATATTGAATCCAATATCGCTCTCTCTCTTCTGAATTATCTGTTTCTTCAATCAGCTCAATATGGAAATGTTCTGGTCCATATTTATTCATTGCTGCATATAAAGGGCGCTTTTCGCATTTTTCTCTTTTATAGTCACAAAGATGCTCTTTAAATCTTGATTGAATACTCTATTCTGTTTTTCCAATATAGATTTTCTAATTAATGTCGTTTGTAATTTTGTAGATGTATGCCATACTTAAATAGCTCCTTTCTATATGGTTCATTCTGTTAAAATAATAAAATATTTTTATCCAGGCGCACCACGTGGAGGAAAACCTTTGCGCCCTCGAGGCGGTGGGATTCGAACCCACATACTAGGGGTCAGAGCCCTAGGCTGTGAATGTTTTAGAGACATTTGCTGAACCAATTTAGCTACGCCTCGTTACGATACGAGAGGCAATTTACTTATGGTAATACAATCTTTTTTCCTTGTACTTTATCGCATATATTTGCTGTCTGTCTCTCTTTGTATTTATATTATATCATAATTTTAATTTTATGTCAATAGAATTTTTTAAATATTAAAGAACTCCGCGCCGATGAAGTTCATGGCAAATGATATTATACCTTGAAACAATAGCAGAGAAATTAATATACTTGGCTTTTACAGACTCTTCAATTACATTCCACAGTTTATCTCGTTCTCTCATTAAACGTTCAGTCGAAAGCTCATTAGGAAAATGAGTCTCAACATTGTACATCTTTTCGTTCATGCGGCCTCAGTCCTTTCTTTACAGTATTGAGTATGGTCGGAACGGCGAGACTCGGACTCGCTGCATCCAGATCCCAAATCTGGCATTCTACCAGTTGAATTACGTCCCGTTTTAGACGGCTCCTGCCGCATTATCTTCGCTGTAGGAACCAAATATCTCTCTTCCTTTGTCTCTTGATATTATCTATTTCTTTAGATAAACTACTTATTTTATTTTCTATTCTTACAATATCTGAAATGATAATTGGAGGATTATTTATAGATTCTAATTCTACTATTTTATCATCTAATTGTTCATACATAGTATCACCTGCTCTTTATCATTCATATGGGCAGAAGGAAGAGAATTGAACTCTTACTATCAAATCCACAATTTGAGGTGCTAACCATTACACTACCAACTGCATATTATATTTTTTAGTGGTGCGCTCGGAGAGATTTGAACTCTCGACCAACGGATTAAAGGTCCGCGACTCTTCCAGCTGAGTTACGAGCGCATAGAAAAGAGAAGATTAGCTCTTCTCTGTTTGATTTAGAATAATTTTAAATATATCTTCCGCTGTTTTAATAGTCTTACTAGCTTTTTCTACTTCCTGAGCGGTTTTTGCTTTCATATCTTTAAGAAATTCTGCTTGAACCGCGCATTGTTTATCTCTTTCCTCTTGTTCTTTTTTGTCCTTGAAATATTTATCTACTTTGTCGTAGTCTATTGCGGTCTTTAATTTAATATATTCGTAATTTGGTTCTGAAGAACTCAGATATACACTTATATTAGTATATTGTTGTTTTTTCTTCTTTTCAAATTCTTCATATGACTTATCTGAAATATAAATTAAATATTTATGGCCAGGAGTTCTTTTTAAAAGAAAATTTTTAGGATAAAGCTCATGGAATAGAATATATTGGTTTGCTGTTAATTCTATACAAGATGCCGAACTAGGAGGACTCATAAATTCATGTATAGCGGATATTTTTGCTAATTTATCAACAATAAAAGCAGTAGCAAAAAACGTACAGAGAAAAATTAGAACAACTAACATTTTAACCATATATTACCTTCCTTTTGTGGAGCACACGGTTGGAGTCGAACCAACTTTCACAGATTTGCAGCCTGCTATCTAGCCGTCTGATTCCGTGCGCATATAAATACTCCCCAATATTTTGTAGTCCGTATCAGACTATTATCCGAATTGTTCTCCTTGGGGAAGGCAAACTCCTTGAGATTTGCTCAAGTATAGCCAACTATTAATATAGTTGTCAAATAATAAAGCAGGTGTGCTATTACGCTAAAAAATATTATTTTTACCTATTGGCACTTCATTATTTTATAGGACATTATTTCATGTAGCCTATTATATAATTTTTTGCACCTAATAGAATAATATTTACTCATTATAGGATAGCTGCTTCTAAGCTTACCTTCCTGCTTTGCATATGGCGCCGGTTAGAAGATTCGAACTTCTGGAGGGGAATTTCCCCTCAAGGGTTTAGCAAACCCCTGCACTCGACCAACTATGCGAAACCGGCAAAAAAAAACAAGACAGTATGTATATACTAATGCGTTACCATTACGCTATATTCGCTATTAATGGCGCGAACATTCGGATTTGAACCGAAAATACTTAGTTCCCTAAGAATTTTGCTGTTACTGTCTTTATTTATATAAAACTATCAAGATACCTTTTTAAAACTGGGACTCGAACCCAGACCCTTTTGATTATCAGTCAAATGCTCTAACCAGTTGAGCTATTAAGCGCGAGGTGCGCTCAAAAGTGTTTGCTGTAAGTATCTTTAATTGCGGATGGGATTAACCAATATATTTCTGCAAAATTAGTTAAAACAGACTCACCACGTGAAGGTTTTTGCATGAGTCCCGGGCGGGGTGGGATTCGAACCCACGGAGGCGTGAACCTCAACGGTTTTCAAGACCGTCTCAATAATCCAGCTCTGACACCCGCCCAAAATAATGGGGAAATTCACCCCTTGGCCGCATTCATCTGCCGCTTAGCCTTACGAACAAGATTCTTATTACTTACCTGCTTTTTACCATTACTTACTGTATCACGATAGTTCAAACGGTTAATACGATTCTGAAAATGTTCAACAGTCTTATTCATATTATTTTAGCCCTCCAACATTGTCCAAAGAGTTACTTTATAACCAAATTGTGAATCTTCAATTAAAGGAACAATAGCAACAATATCTTTGCTTGCCAAATTATTTGCCTTATAAAAAGTGATAAAACTTTCAATAACATTTTTCATAGCCGCCTTTTTGCTTGGATGCGGCCCATCCTCAAAAGTTCTAATTCTCATTTTCTGTAATAATGTTTTTCCCACCACTTCAAATAATCTTTAAGGGTTCCCTGGTTCTTCAAATGCGGCGATGGCGTTCCAAAAATTTTTAATTGCATTCCGACGACACCTTACTTCCGATACTGAGGGCCGCGCTTATAATAAAAATTAACGAAGTCCTCAAGACTATTAATTTCAGGATGCTTCCACATAAAATATGGAGTAATTCCAGTTGCTTCATACTCTCTCATTTCGTGATAGTATGAAGCAATAACATCTTTCAAAGGCCAATAACAAATATAATCCGCAATATCCCAAGATTCAAAATTCTTTCGATAATATTTTTTTGCTCTTGGATTAGATGATTCATCCATTTGCCGCAGGAGGTCTTGCTTCATCTTTCTACGATACTTTCGATTAGCAATTTGCTTAATCTGTTTCTTTTTCCTATTGCCATCTTTTGAAACAGGAAATTTCTTATAGCTACGACTCATTAAGCAATCCTCCTACTCTTTTAACAAGACAGTTTTTAATAATCACTTATATGATTCAAATTCATATGTTTATATTATAAAAACATTTGCTGTAACTGTCTTTCTTTTGTTTATATGCTTATTATATCATTTTTATAAAAATCTGTCAACAACAGATTTCTTAATCTAAAATAAGTAGCAGTTTTACATCATGCTCAGGATGCGTCTTGAGGTAGCGAAATCTCTTGACTGGTGGGCAGGGAACGGATTTGAACCTTTGAAGGACTAAGCCACCAGAACTACAATCTGGCCTCGTTGACCACTTGAGTACCTACCCATAATTAATGGTACTGTTGGAGAGACTTGAACTCTCAATTGTACAAGGTTTGAACTTGTTGCGTATGCCAATTCCGCCACAACAGCATATAAATTAGCCTTTTAAAGTCATGCTTAGGACTCATTGAAATGATGTAGTTAATTAGACTGCTAATGGTGCGGGAAGAGAGATTTGAACTCTCATTCCTACTTTGTTCGGAGTCAACTTCTAAGGCTGATGTGGCTGCCGTTTCACCATTCCCGCATATGAGAGCCTTTTATAGTCGTACTCAGGACTAATTTTTGGAGGTTCATCATGGTGGTGCTGCTGACGAGATTTGAACTCGTAAGCTATTTCTAGCAACGGATTTTCTTACTACTTCATGTCGCCATGACCGCATTTGCGTTGTAGTCTGGAGTATACCTTGACCATATTACTATTGTAACTTAGGTCCGCGCCGTCTACTCTCTCCACATTCCATTTTTCAATGTTAGCTCGGCGATAGTCTTAACCGATATTAATTAAGATTTCCCCCGAATTTGACGCGATTCACTCTAGTCATTTCTTCCTAGGTGCTCAAGCCTTCTTTTGTTAAGGCCAAGTCCGTAGTGTTTGCCAATTTCACCACAGCAGCATATAGAAATTGAATACCTCACTTTTAACCACTCGCTAGACCTTCGTCTTACTCTCATCTATTCTCTGTTATATTCAGTCACGAGGCAATGAAGTCTGAGCTTCGGGTAGCGACCCCTAACTTCTTCACTGGCGGACCTAAATCCGCATTCTCTCTAGCCGCTTGATTACGACTAACTTTCACTCGTCATTCAGACCAATGTGTATAATACATATTCATCCAACGTCCAGATTTTGAGCTACTTGTACTGAACTCTCCCCTTATAGACAGATTTCTCTGCTTCAACTGGACATTATTTGCTTACTAGGATTACCTAGAGTTTGCTTAGTTTCCTAGGCTAAACCTTATCTAGGCTTATTCTCGTACTTGCGAGCGTCTATTGCGCAAACGGGGAGTCAAGTTCATACCTTTAACTAGGGAATAAATTACTAGCACCATAAACTCGCGGAAGTGGCCTTTGGCCGCTCATACTCTCACATCACTGAAAGAGTCATTTGGCTGTTACAAGGGTATCCTCTTGTCCAGTCCTACCCGCATATTTAAAGCTCATGTCTAGGCCAGATGACCTTCTGTCTTCACCTAGATAGCTAGTGGCTAAAAGTAAGGTATTCAATTCTCAAAGTTCTATTTATTTATCAAGACAGTATTTAAATCAGACTATCAATCTAACATTATCCAAGCTAAAATTTGCTGTAACTGTCTTTTGATGTATTTATTATAACAAATTTTTATTTATTTGTCAATAAGGAATTTTATCTATTAAACTTTGTTAAAGATAAAAACAACTTCCTTAGTGACCTCTTCCTCGTCAACAGTGTCAGTCAGATTGAGGACAATAGCAACACTAGACCAAGTCTCAGGCTCCTTAAAATAGACAGAACCTTCAAGAGAATAATCAGAAATGTTTACGCCGTCTTCATCATGCGGATTCAGATTCACCTCAAGCAGATTATCGTCGCCAGTGTTCACAGGAGTCTCAGGAACATAACTGCCATCAAAATAAGCGCGAACCATCAAATTCAAATGACCGTCATCAGGTTCCGCACTATTGATTTCAACGACCTTATCCAAATGATTCACCATTGTAAAATCTACCTGAATATAGCCGTCATGAGTAACGCCATACCCTACAGAATTTACAACGAATGCCTTGTCATCAAAAATCAAACTCTTAGTCTGCGGCTGGGAAGTAATGCCTTCATCCTTATCTGCGGCAGGAGTCTGAGCTCAAGCCGTCATCATACTAGTTGCGGCCATGACACCAATAGCAGAAAGAAATGCCCGACGAGAAATCTTATTAAAATTCTTCATTAATTTTACCTCACTTTATGTTTTTGTTTTTTAATTTATTTATATTTTTTACTGGAAGCGGCCATGGGGATTGAACCCATATCTCGAACTTGAGAGGCTCGTATCTTTGCCGATTGGACGAGGCCGCCATAAAAACAAGACGGAGTATAAAATGGAGCTATTTAAAGTAGCAATTTTTATTAGAATATTTGCTGTATCCGTCTTTAAGCTAATCCTTTTATATGGAGGACTAAAACCATACATCGTTATAGAAAGGAATTAAATATAATGGAACTTACTCCGGTGGTTGCGATGGAAGGATTTAAACCTTCGAATGGAGGAGTCAAAGTCCTCTGCCTTCATCACTTGGCTACACCGCATTATAACTTAGCCTTTTTACATGGAAGGCTAAAACCGCATGGGTGCGGATACGAGAATCGAACTCGTCCTATACTGCTTATGAGACAGTTCAGTACTCCAGCACTGTCATCCGCGATATAAAAGCAAGCTTATTTTACTACTGGCCTTGCTAACCAGGTGTCTGTTCAGTTCCTCCGAGTTCGTCATTCTTATATTATAGTCCCTTTGAACTCGCCAACTACGTTTTCCCTCGAAAGGCACAACTAAGGACTGATGGAAGCGTAGAGGAGGCTCGAACTCCCAAACAGTATCACTACTGAGCTCCACTGTGAAAGAGTGGGGACTCTACCAATTTGTCTACTACGCCATATTAAAGAGAAAAGATTTAAAAGTATTACTTTTCTCTTGTTTGTATATCTATTATACCATTTTTTATCTATTTTGTCAATAAGTAATTTCTTAAATCAAATTTTTCTTTTCTTTCTCTCTATGCGTTTTTATACGCTTCTAGCTCTTTCAAAAGTTTACATCCATTACAAGACTTCCTACGTTCGCAAAACCAACAGTTATCGGTATCCAGAGTAAACCATCGCGGAGGCTCTGGCCGCATCTTTCGTTTCTTTTTCATAGATGTACTCCTTTTTCTATTGTTATTTTATTGCTGACTGGTGCGGAATGAGGGATTTGAACCCACTACTTTTTGGATGTAAGCCAAATACTCTACCAACTGAGTTAATCCCGCATTTTTTGGTGAGGTATCTTCGAGTTGAACGAAGATTGATAGATTTTCAGTCTACTGCCTTGACCACCTAGGCTAATACCCCATGGCATAGTCGGAGAGAATCGAACTCCCAACATATAGTTTTGGAGACTATTGTTCTACCAGTTGAACTACGACTACATAATTGGCGGGTACACAGAGAATCGAACTCTGATTTTCAACTGGACAGGTTGAACTTCTAGCCATTGAACTATGCACCCATAATGGAGGGGTATTTCAGATTTGAACTGAAGACACGAAGCTTAACAGGCTTCTGCTCTAACCTACTGAGCTAATACCCCATATATGGCGGGACAAGATGCGCCCTGCCGCAAGACAGTTTTATATTTCTTGCCTATCAAATATATATAAAAGAAATTTGCTGTATCTGTCTTATGTATTTATTATACCATTTTTTTATTTTTTTATCAATAAGGATTTTTTTTTATTAAGCTATATAATCCTTTAAAACAGAAGCCCTGATTGGATTCCTCATCTTCTTGAGGGCGCACTTTTCTACTTGCCGCACTCGTTCTTTAGAAAGACCAATCTTTCTTGCAATTTCATCAAGAGTAAGAGGTTTAATATAACCAATACCGAACCGCATCTTTAATATATCAGATTCTTTATCAGGAAGAGTACTCAATACTTTATTTATCTTCTAACACATTTCTTTTTCTTCATACTTCTCTTGAATTTCTGATTCTTTATCTTCAATAAAATCACCAAAAGAGTCTTCATTATCTTCCGAGATGGGAGAATCAAGAGAAATCATATCATTCATATAACTCTTAATTTTTTTCAGCTCTTCAAAAGTAATGCCCATTTCCGCGGCAACCTCTTCATCAGAGAACGAGTTATATTTTTGCATCATTCCCGTCGTAATCTTTTTATACTTATTAATTTTCTCAACAATATGACTAGGAACTCTGATATTTTCAGATTGCTGACTTAATGCTCGCGAAATTGCAGACTTAATCCAATAATAAGCATATGTACTAAAACGATAACTACTGGACAAATCATATTTGTCAATAGCTGTCATTAAGCCAATATTACCTTCTTGGACCAAATCCAAAAAAGATAAACTTGCATTTTGCGAATAATATTTCTTAGCAATAAAAACAACAAGTCTAAGATTAGCCTCAATCAATTCTTCTCGTGCAGTCTTATTTCCTGACTGTGCTTTTTCAAGAAGAATCCTTTCGGTTTCCGTATCTAATATATTATCAGATAACTCATTTAAATAGATAGAACTAATATCAATATCTGCCATTTATCTACATTCTCCTTTTTGTGTCAATAATTATAACATAAAAAAGAAAAAATGTCAATGGTTACTTTTTTGTTTTAGTATCCGCACGGTAACACAGCATAGAAACTGTCCAACACTCATTTCCACATTCAGGACAACTAGCTGTATAATACGGAGGATTCAAGTCGTCCGCGGGGTGAAGGCACGTTTCTGTCGCCCTTTCAGCTTCAAAGACGCACCCACACAAATTACAATGGAAACGAATATTATTATAGTGATAACCATGTTCAAGGACTCTCATTATTTTATTCCTCCACTATTACTTGAAAGACTTCCTTATCTACCCACAATCCAGAATTTAATGCCTCTTCATGCGAATCAAAGTAAATGTCAATAATCTTTTTTCCTAGTCCGCCGCCGCGGTCTTCAACAATGTACTCATGTCCATCAATAACAATCTTAGTTCCGAAAGGAATACCATTCATTGCCGCAGTCCTGCCCGCAGTAGCTTTCGTTCCAGATGCAGTAATGCCATCCGTCTTGCCGCAACACTTTACGCAAGGGCAATAGGCAGAAATCTTATAAACGCCAAGTGAAACCAATTCAGGTTCTTTCTCTTTTTTAGCTTCCGCCTCTTTAATAATTACAGCATCTTTTTCTTTTTGCTCTAAAGCTAACTGCTCCATAGTAAATTCATACGGAGACTGATATGCGACAAGCTCACTATCGCATTCTTGAGACGCAATGGCATTTTTTACCGAAATGCATCCTACTAACGCAATAAGTGCGATTCCCGCGATAAATTCCTTTCCCAATCTCATTTCTCTTTCTCCTTTTCTATTGTTTTGATGCAAAGAATGAGAACTGGGAGGGGTAATATTAATTAAAAAATGAGCCAAATAAATTATCTAAAATAGTCCAGACATCTATAAGGCTCATTTATTGGTGCCACCCCCGTGAATCGAACACGGAACCTGTCAATTATAAGTTGACTGCTCTGACCAGTTGAGCTAGAGCGGCATATAAGGAGGCTTGAAGCACCTTGTCGCTTTCACATGGCGGCCTCTTTCTTTATATATTATACCATTTTTATTCTTCTTCGTCAATAAAAGATTTTTTAAGCTGAATTACTTCATAATCAATGACAGTATAACGCTCCTGAAGAAAATACAAATCAGCAAAATTGTTAATAACACAAATATGCTTAATAGAATAGTCGTCAATATACCAAACCTGAATATGAAGCATCTTTAACTCTCCTTCTTTTATAGATTAAACTTATCAATCAATCTACGAACATTTTCTAGTTCTTCTTCTGTTGGCATAGAATCAATAGAAGAAAGAATTGGTGCGGGCAGCTCACTATCTCCACGCTGAGACTCGTGTGATACGTTCTCCTTTGCCGCGGTCATAGTAAGTTTAATTTGAATTTCTTCACCATCTTCAATGCCGCAAATTCTTAACTCTTTACCATTAATGAATGAGTTAGGAAAAATCTAAAGAATAAGGTTAGAAATTTTTTCCTTAGTTGCGCTTCCTTTTGCCGCCATTATTTTCTCCTTTATATTTTTTATCTTTATTGTATAATTATTATATCATTTTTCTTATTTTTTGTCAATTATGTTTTTTCTTTTTTATCTTTTATCTTTTTTGCAACGTGACTCAATTCTTCAATCCTCTTGCACATTTTACATGAGCCATCTATAAGACAACGTTTGCGGCAACTCGTTCTAAACCAAGCAAACTCTGGCCCAATGTATCTATTATCAATATCAGAATCTAGTCCCAAGATAATTTCTTTCAGCGGCCCCCACCATTTTTTTTCTTTTGCATATATCTTGTATAGAGTTCCATCTGAATTGTTAAAAGATATAAGTTCGCAAACATCAACCCAATTCTCATAAGCAGATATATCCTCTGGCCGCACATAGAATTGCGTCAATTTATCTCCATACGAGTATGATGACTGACAGATATTAGGGTATATCCGTACAGAGGCGCCGGCCGCATGAACCTTCTTTGCAACATTTTGAATATCAAATCCTAATTGGTTTCCAATATATATATCAGTTACACCAAGAGAAAGAAAACCATCTATGGTATCGTAGTCCAATGGGATGTTGACAAAAAAGAATGGAATCTTATCTTCTTTAAAGAAATCAAGTATATTTTTTATTTTTTCATTGTTAAGATAATAAGCAAATCTTATTTTTATTTTCTCTGGATATTTTTTGACTAGAGACTTAATTGATTTATATTCTTGGCCACGCAAAGACAATTTATCTATTACATCATTAGAGCAACTTAGAATAAAAGAGGTGGAATCATCGTCCCACCCCTGAATTTGATTCTCTATTGCTTTGATGCGGCCAAAGTCTATGTCAATAATTAGTTCATCCAATCCGGGGACGCTTTTCCGCATACAAAACTTCATTTATTACTCCCATCTATCCCATTTTGATTCTCGCAATTCTTTCTTACGGGCATCGCGCATCTTTTCTTCTTTGAGATTTTTACGAGCAGGTTTTCCACCCGGAATTGCATCATACTTAGAGCACTTCTGACAATAATGCCAGAAAGTTCCTTCTCGCCCTAAAGCACAATGCCCTTCATACTCATAATACTGACACGCAATATTTCTTTCTTTTGCCATTGGGATAAATCCTTTCTTTATTATATTATATTACTTTACACTAGAGAACATTGCGTTCAAGAAATTCTTGATAATGTCATCATCACTCTTGCCCTTGGGCGCTTTAGTCATATTACCAAAACTCTTAAAAGTATTGTCCAAGTCACGAAGAGTTTCGTCAATAATTTCATCCAAATCCTTCTTGATAAGTTCAGCAAGGTCCCCTTCGAAGCTAGAATCAACACAAATGACCAAGTAATTCTTCAGTGCCTTAACAAGTTCAACTCTTGCCGCATCGGCCTTAGCCTTCTGCTCATTCTGGCTATTATCTGCCTTAGCCTTCTCAATAATCCTATCAAGAAATTTGTGATACTGTTCAGCAACCTTCTTCTGATGCTCTGCATCAACTCCAAGGCACTCCTTCATATACTCATAATCAACGGACATAATCTTCTTGTTTTCCATTAATAATTTCTCCTTAAAAAGTTAATCAAAACAAACAAATTTTCTTTATATTATTATAAGTTAAAAATGCGGCCAGGTCAATATAGCATTTTTGGGACTAATCCAATGTTGCATAGGACGGCTGGCCGCGTTACGAATTGAACCCCGCATAATCAAAAATAATTGGCCGCCCTTCAACATCATAACCATAATTTAGCTCGTGCATATCTCCCAGCAAATTAGCCACATAGTCAAGATGTTTATTGCTTTCAAGATAACTCGTGAACTTATTTAAGAAAAGTTCTCCATAAATATCATAAACTTTTGCAAGCCATTTCTGCTCAAAATAGCGATTTGCACTACTAGGCTTCCTATTGATATAATTTCTTGCTTTGTTTGAAACCTCTATGGCAGAAGCATAAGCCGTTGGAGTTCCAATTACCCCTTGCAAATAATAACTAATACCTTTCTTGCTCTTGTAAAATTTAATTTCAGCAAAAACATCTAAAAGTTCTTCTTCATTGTCGTCTCTTAACATTTCACAGAAACAAATTTCATCTTCTAAATAATTATCATTAATGCAGCCAGTGAGATATTTATGAGACAGAGGAATTTTAATTACGATTGGGAGCAAATCCATTTGAAAGACAATCTTTGTTGCTCCATAATGATAACTAATATCCCCCAGAGAATTACCAAAAACTTTCTTCAAACAATAAACTTTTTTATTTAAAAGTTTTTCCATGGCCTTATCAGACTCCATTTCATTGTCTAGCCAAGTTGCAGTAGCCTTTTCTAATTCTTTTGTCTGAATATTAATTATATCAATAATCTTATCAATAATATATTTATTTTTTTGAGTAAGGACAGGAAACATTTTAATCTCCTTTTTCTCTTTCTATTGTTTTATCTTTTATAAATGTATTATATCATATATCATATTATTTATCAATAAATAATTTTTGCTTCTGAAACAATAGAAGAAAATATATATTGACATATCTATTATAATATGGTATAATTTTTTCAGAAAATCAATAGAAAGGAAAAAGATAAATGTTTTCTAACCTAAAAAATATTTATGCTATTGTTGGTGCAAATTTTGGAGATGAAGGAAAAGGAATGATGACAGCATATTTTGCAAGGGAAGCTAATCATCCTATTGTCGTTCTCCATAATGGAGGCTGCCAGCGCGGTCATACTGTTCTTTCTAAAGATAATAATATTAGGCATATTTTTCATCATTTTGGGGCAGGTACTCTTGATGGTGCTCCTACTTTCTTTGCAGATACTTTTCTTATTAATCCAATGGTTCTCGTTCGAGAATATAATGAATTAAAAGAAAAAGGAATTACTCCGCATTATTATATTCATAAGGACTGCTTGATTACTACTATTTATGATGTAATGATTAATCAGATTCTTGAAATTGATAGGGGCCGTGTATCTAAGCATGGCTCTTGCGGCTGGGGCATTTTTGAAACTTTGTATCGAAATCATTCAGCTACAGTTGATTTTAAAGATAAGCTTATTAAAAAATGTAGTATGACGGTAGAAGAGTTCAATATGCTAAATATTATTAGCAAAATTGATTTTATGGATTTTATTCGCAAAGAATATTTACCACTTCGGCTTAATAGTTTTAATATTCGTAAAGATATGAATGAATATTATTCTAAAATTATTAATAGCGATGGCGCAATGATTCATTATATTGAAGATTTCAACTTCATGATTCAGCACGCAGATGGAATTGTAGATAATGAAATCCTTAATGGCTATGAAGATATTATTTTTGAAAATGGGCAGGGGCTTTTGCTTGACCAAAATAATGAGGAATATTTTCCCCATTTGACCCCTAGCAATACTGGAATTAAAAATCCTGTCGCTATCATGAAAACTATCAATACTAATATCCCTATCCATGCCTGTTATGTATCTCGTACTTATGTGACTAGACATGGAGCAGGTCGTCTTGACAATGAGTGCGATAAAAAGGATATCTGTGCTAATATGTGGGATAGAACTAATATTTATAACCCTTGGCAGGATTCTCTTAGATATGGTTTTCTTGACTATAAAAATCTAATGAAAAATATCAATAATGATATCAAAGATGGAGCTGGGCTAGTAGATTTTTCTATTGCATTTACTCATTTGAATGAATATCCTATGAAAAGGTTCTTTCCCGAAAATCGCTATATTTCTTTTAAGGATGGTGAAGTTATTAAACGATGGTAAAAGAATTTTCAATTTTTAAAGATGAACCTGCGACTTATGATTCTGTAGAAAGATTTAAAGAAATTTGTGAATATTCTTATCAAAAGGATAGTTATAAGCATATTTTCCAAGTTGGAGAAAAAATAGTAGAGCTATTTTGTGGAAAAATGCACGATCTTAGTCAATATAATTTTATAATTGCTGTAGCCTATGGACACGATCTCTTAGAAGATACTCTTTTTGCAAAAGAAGAAGATCTTTCTAAATTTGATGAAGATTTTATTAAGGCAATTTCTTATCTTACGAGAGATAAAGAAAAAGAATCTTATAAAGACTATATTATTAAAATTAAAACTTTTTATGAAGATAGCAAATCTAAATCAGAATATGAAAAGAAGCTTGCAGAAGCTGTATATTATGTAAAACTAGCAGACATATTTGACCATTTGTCAAGGATAAAAACTTTGAAACCTTCTTTAAAGAAAAGATATTTGGAGGCACTTGATATTTTGCTATAAGAAAAATGTTGAATAAAAAAATAAAATATTATATAATACTTATAGGAAGTATATTTCTATTATGGAATATTGGAGCAAAATTAACTTCTCCAATTTTTATTCCAGATCCATTTACCGTTTTTGATTCATTTATTAAAATGGCTTTAAATGGACAATTATGGATAGCGTTTATTTATTCATTTACTAGAATTACAATAGCATCAATAATAAGTGCAGTTTTAGCAATTTTTCTTGGGTGTTTAATAAAAATTTATTATCCGGTAAATACTTTATTAAGCCCTATTGTAAATATTATGCGTTTTCTTCCAGTTACCGCCTTTTATCCAATGCTTACTATTTGGTTCGGTATTGGAGAAGAAATGAAAATTGCATTTCTTTTTGTAGCAACTTTTGTATATATGTTGCCAAGCGTAATTCTTGCCTTAAATGAAGTAAATAAAGACGTAATAGAAGCAGCTTCTGTAGAAGGAGCAAATAAAGAACAATTAATTCATAAAATTATTCTTCCAATTGCGACGCCTTCTATTGCGCAGTCTTTTGCAATGATGTATGGAATTGGATATACTTATATTGCAGTAGCTGAACAAACAAATGCGAAATATGGAATTGGATATTTAATTTATACATCTTCCGCAAGAGGATTAACCTACATGACATTTGTAGGAATTTTAACTATAATCTTAGTTGGAATTTTATTTGATTTATTTGCAAATAAAATAATAAAGAGTATTTTTAATTGGAAATTTAATTAATTAAAGAAAGGAAAAATATAAAATATGAAGAAAAATTTTCTTGAAAAGCTAGGACTTATTGAAACTTCTGAAAGTGAAGATGGAAAATCTTCAATTCTTCCAGAAGAAATGCTAGAGACAGATGTTCCTGAAGAAATTCCCGAAGTTCCTGTTCATTTTTCTTCTGACGACGTACTAACTATTGAAGGTATTTATACATCAAATGATGTTAATGATTTATCTCAAACTGTATATAAAGTTAAAGAAATGATTGATACGCTACCCAAGGAAATGCCAGATAAGACCAAGCAGACTACCGTATGTAGCATGATGAATGTTATTGGCTTAAGCATAGATTCAATTTTTGAAGATGCAAAAAATCGTATAAGTATTTTGCACTCTGCTTTTGAAGCTAAAAATAGAAATCTAACAAAAGACCTCAATGATAATGAAATGAGCATTGAGGCACTTAAGCAAGAAATTGAAAACAGACAAAAGCGTAGCCAAGAAATTCAAAAGGCTATCAAAGAAAATGGAGATACAATGAGTAAGGAATTAGAAAAAATTAGCTATATTACAGAATTTATTGGGGGTGAAAAAGAATGACCCTTACAACAACACAATTTATTATAATCTGTGCTATTGTCTTATTCGCTATTATCCTATTTATTTTCCCATCTTTCAGAAAACAGCTTAAGTCTCTTGTTGGTGGATTCTTACAGATTTTCATTCAGGATAAAGCAAAAACCCCAGAAGGCGCAAGAGCAATCTATTCTCAAGCGATTGAAGAGCGCCAAGAAGACTATAGAAAAATCTGCAATGCAGTAGATGATTTTGCTGGAAAATTTAAGTCTTTTACTGACGAGTATAACAAAAACAAAAAAATTGCAGAAGATGCAGACAACAAAGCGCGTCTTGCTGTAAGCAGAAATGATATGGAAACTGCGAGAACTTGGGCACAAACGCGGCAAGAAGCTATTGATATGTGTAATAATATTTCTCCATATATCGAAGAAACAAAAAGTGCTCTTGAAGAAGCAAGAAAAATTAAAGAGCAAATTGGAAATGAACTTGCAAAACTGAAAAGAGAAAGCAAAAATGTTATTACTCAAATGGAATTTAATGAGAAAATGACAGACTCTTATTCAAGGATGGATAACCTTCGCGTTGATTCAGCAACAGAAAAACTTCTTAATGCCACAAGAGAAGGAATCCAAGAAAAGAAAGAGCGTGCTGCTGGAGCTAAGATGAATTATCAAACTAGCCGAGAAGGAAAACAGGCTGCGGCAAAAGCAAAGGCAGCAGATTATGATATTGACGCATATTTGAATTCAATTAAGAAAAAGAATTAAGGAGTAAATAAATGAATAAATTTAAGCTTACTACGGCAGGTCGAATTTTGATTGTTGTTATTGTGCTTGCTATTTTGGGAGGCATTGGCGCTTTTGCTTTTAAGTCAGGCTTTATTAACATTGACAAAAATAGTACAGATGACAGTATCACGTCTATTATTCCTGATAAAGACTCTACTGCTACACCAGTATCAGAAGATAATACTATCAATTTGTCTCTTGATGAATGGGCGGGATGGCTTTCTATCGTAACTGCGAACGGCGGTTTAACTACTCAACCTGGCTCTGTATTTGATGAACTCGGTATTAAGGTAAATATTAATGTTATTAACGATGCTACTGAGTCTAGCAATGCTCTAATTGCAGGCGATCTTCAGGCGGCAGGATATACTACTAACCGCGTTGCTTTCTTGTCCAATAAGTTTAAATCTGCAAATTTTGATGTTGTAATGCCAGTTTTTACTAACTATTCTTATGGTGGCGATGGCATTATCGCTTCTAAGAATTTTGCAGATATTGATACTTGGGTTAATGCCCGTATTGGCGTACCTGAATTCTCTGAGGCACAGACCATCGTGGCCTGGTTCGTTAAAAACTCTGATTTGAGTGAAGAGGATCAGAACAAAATTCTTGACAATTTGATTACTTTTGCTACTGCTGATGACACTGCGAAGGCTTTCTTTGCTGGCGAGCTTGATGTTGCTGCTACTTGGGAGCCTTATCTTACTCAGGCAAAAACTTATACGAATTCTACTGTTGTATTTGACACTAAATCTTCTAGTTCGTTGGTTATGGACGGTATCCTTTTTGATCGTGATTGGGCAGAAGCACATCGTGACACAGTTGAAAAATTTATTCAGGGTGTAATCATGTGTTATGACCAGCCTATCAATTATGATGCTGCTCGTGAAGTATTCCCTATGTACGGTACAAGTTCTGATGAAGATATTGCCGCAACTTATGCTAATGCAAAAATGGCAAGCTGGGGAGATAACTATGAAATTCTGACTGAAACAGCGCCTATGATTTATAATCAGATGTGCGATATTTGGATTGAGCTAGGTGAAACTGTAAATAAAGATCTGTCTAGCACTATTTTTGATGTAAGTTATATTGAAAATCTTAAGAGCACTTTTGCTGGTACAAATGCATCAAGCGAGACTACAAATGCAAATGTATCTAGCGATTATAAAAATTCTGTAACCGAGATGGTATCTAATAATCTTGATTATGAATCTCTGCTGAGTAAGTCTGCAAATGTTACTTTCGTACCTGATACAGCAGTATTTAGCGATCAGACAACTGCGGCAGCCGAGTTGAATGAGTTTGTAGATATTGCAAAAACTCTTAATGGAACTATCATTGTAATTAATGGTAATATTAATACTGCTTCTGCAACAGAGTTTGGTAAGAATTTGTCTGTAAATCGTGCTCAAGCAGTCGCAAATTATCTTGCAACGCAAGGTATTGATACTAATCGAATGATTATTACTGGGGCTGGAAATGCTAAGTATCTTGCTGACCAGGCCGCAGGTACACTCAATTCTGATGCTTCTGTCTATCAGTCTACTGATATTAGCTTTCTTAGAATTGAGGGATAATAATGATTTGGATAAGCATTCTTAATATTGTATATATTTTTTTAGCAGGTTTGATTATAGGTTCTCTTATAACCGCTATTGGAATTATTCATCATATAAAGAATAAATAATTTTTAAAGAATACAGCTTAATTAAGCTGTATTCTTTTTATTATCAAAAATTTCTTATTGATTTTTTATTAAAAAGATGATATAATATATACATAAGAAACAAAAGAAAAGGAGAATAGACTATGGTTAATCCTAAAACTGGTATGCGGGAACTTGCTTACGTTGTTAAAGTAGATTGTATTAATCCTCTCCCTGGGTATGACCGGGTTGAGCAGGCAGTCGTGGGTGGCTGGTGTCTGGTTGTGAAAAAAGACCAGTTTAAGCCCGGAGACCTTGGAATCTATTTTGAGATTGATTCCAAAGTTCCCGCTGTAGAACCCTTCCTGTTCCTTGAATCTAAACATTATAAGATTAAGACCCAGCGTATGTGTAAATCTATTTCGCAGGGTTTGCTTATGCATCCGTCTGATTTTGGTTGGACTTTGAATGAAGATGGGACTATTAATGCGGATGGCGACACCCTTGCATTGGGCGATTTCTTGACTGCACGTCTTAACGTAACTTATGCGTCTGAAGAGGATAATGCGCGTAAGGGCATTAATCCTACTTCGTCTAAGTATCAGAGCATGGCCGCCCGCAACAAAGAACGCTTTAAGAAAGCTCCGTATCGTTGGCTTATGAAATATGAGCTTGGCCGCAAGTTTCTTTTCCTTATTTTTGGCAAGAAACGCGATACTATTCCCACTCACTTCCCAACTAAGTTCAATGGGGTATCTAAAACCGATTCTGAGCGGGTTGAGAATATGCCTTGGGTGTTGAAGGATAAGAGTCCTTTAATTGTAACTTCTAAGGTAGATGGCACTTCTAGCACTTTTATCTTAGAGAAGAAGCCTTTCGGCAAATACGAATATTATGTTTGTTCTCGTAACGTGAGACAGCTTGTCCCTGACCAGAAAAACTTTCATGCGGAAGATGAAAATGTTTACTGGGAGGTTAGTGACAAATTTCATATTAAGGAATTTCTTAAGGATTATATCGAAAAGAATAATTTTGCTTGGGCCGCAATTCAAGGCGAGACTGCGGGCATTAGTTTGAAGGGAGTTAAAATTCAGGGCAACCCGCATGGCTTAGGAGAACTTTCTTTCTTTGCTTTTGATTTAATTAACTCTAAGGAAGGCAAGGTAAATCCTGTTGAAGGTGAATATCTTGTTAGACCTTATGGAATTAATTGGGTTCCTATTATCTCAACCAACTTCATTCTTCCTGATACCATGGAGGAATTCAAAAAGCAGGCGGACGGGCCTTGTGACATTAAGCATTCAACCGGACTTCGCGAAGGGTTCGTCTATCGCCGCGCCGATAATCCGAACTTTAACTTCAAAAATGTTAGCAATCAATATCTGTTGAAGAAGAAGGAGTAATTTATGGCTAATAGGATTTTTCTTTGTGGGGACATCCATGGGGATGCATCCCCTATTTTTGATTTTGCGAACAGAGTTAAATTAGACGAGACTGATTATATTATCTTTCTTGGTGACTTTGGTGCTAATTATTGGCTTGACCATAGAGATGATAAATTTAAGCAACAGATGGAAGAAATCCCTGGATATAAGATTGTTCTGCGCGGCAACCATGAAGCTAGACCATCCGAGCTAATGGAAACTGCAACCGCATTTGACAAATGGAATATAATTAATGTGACAGAATTAGCTATCCAAGGAAATTTCATTGTATAGAATAGATACCCTCATATTCTTTATATGAGCGATGGACCTTCTATTTATACTATACGCGGCAAAACCATTATAACTCTCCCCGGCGCTTATAGTGTAGATAAATATTATCGTTTGCAGAAAGGTTGGCGCTGGTTTGAGCATGAGCAAATGATGGAAGGTGAAATGAATATTGTCCGTAGTTGGATGAGAAATAAATTACATATTAACGGCGTTTTCTCTCACACTTGCCCGCTCAAATATGAACCAACTGATTTGTTTTTGCCTATGGTTGACCAATCTTCTGTTGATAAGACTATGGAAAATTTCTTCGATGAAGTTGATGATAAACTTCGTCCAAACGTATGGGTATGGGGCCACTTCCATCAATATCGCGAGTACCCGCGCGGAGAGGACGGCCGCCGCGCCCTTATGCTATCCAATGATAAACTCGTTCTTTTTGACGAACTTTTTGACAAAGAAAAAGACTCGTTGACAACTTATTAAAAATATGATATAATTATTATAGAGAACAGAAAAAAGACAATTCTGTTCTCTATTGTTTTATAAAGGAGGAAATAAAAAATGATTGTTAAGTGCATGGCTAGAAAAATTCTCGAAAAGAATATTAATAATTTTGATGTACCAACTATCATTATTTCTATTCGCAGTATTGGAGATAAACCTCCTAAAAAGCTTTTTCTTCATTCGAATCCTCAAGTAAAAGACTTCATCACCCTTGCTTTTGATGATGTTATTACTTATTGCCAAGGCTATTATCCTATTACTGAACAGCAAGCCAGAAAAATTGCAAGATTTGTTATGCGCTATAAAGATAGTAGAGTAGAGCAAATTGTTGTCCATTGTGATGCGGGCATTTCCAGGAGTGCGGGAGTAGCTGCGGCAATCGCTCAATATCTGAATGGAAATGACGATGACTTTTTTGTCAGAAGCCCATACCATCCAAATATGACTTGTTATTCTAAAGTGCTTTTTGCACTCCATGTTGCGGAGTTAGAGGAGGAAGATAACAATGGCTAATTTTAAACAACTTAAAAAATACCAAAGAAAAATTAACAAATTGGTTCGTGAGCTTAATAATATTTTAGCCGCAGACCCTTTATTTAATAATATTCATGTGAAATTTTTTAAACGAGAATATTATTATAAGCAAGAGCCAAAGACAGAATGTTTTATTCCTAAACAGGGGGTAGATTTTTTCTTGCTCTATACTAATGATTATAATAATAATGAATGGACATCTAACTTACCTTTTGAAAACACGACAGAAAATAAATTAGATGATGCTCTCAAACAATTAAGCTATTATATTCATCAATGGATGCCGGACTACCTTGAGCATACCTACCAATCAATAGATGAAGATGAATGGAATGAGAAATGTTCTAATTCTATTGTATATAAATATTTAAATGAGGAAAATAATTGATGAACAAGAATTTTGGAGAAGCTTCTAAATTTTATTGCACGAAATGCGGGAAAGAAGCTCTGCCTGTTTTTCGCACTTCTAAAAATCAGCGTGGGCCTGGGCATCTAAAAGTATTGTATTGCCCGCATTGTAAAGATGTTCATAATTGTGTTGAGATTAAACCCATAAGTAATTATACAAAAGAAATTTTCAAGATTGAATTTGAAGGTCACAATTTTGATGAAAAAGGAAACAGAATTGTGCCTTGGGAGAAATTTATTAGAAAGAAGGATAATAATGGCTAATTTATATATGATGATGGGCTTGCCTGGAAGCGGAAAAACTACTTTTGCTCATACTTATTTTAAGCATCAGCCAGGGCCGCCCCCCGTATATATTTCCAGAGATGAAATTAGATTTGGAATCTTGGAAAAGTATAATATTGATACAGAAGATGAATACTTTGCTCATGAAGTAGAAGTCTATGAGAAATTCTGCAATCAAATTATTCTCTATCTTAAAAAAGGATACGATGTAATTGCTGATGCTACTCATCTTTATAATGCTTCAAGATGGAAGCTGATAAATCGTGTAAGTGATTACTATGATAAATGGATTATTATTTTTCTCAACCCTAATGTAAGAGAGTGCATTGAAAACAATAGAAAAAGAACAGGACTTGCGCGCGTGCCTGAAAATGTTATTTATCATATGAATCGTAATATGGAGTATCCTTCACTTAATAAAGATATGCTTGGGCGCGGCATCAATGAAATTTGGACTGTAACCCCTAAGTCAAAGAAATGGTGTATTGACGTACATACTTATAAGGAGATTTTGAATGAGTGAGATATTCTTTACTTCTGATTGGCATTTTTGTCATGATAAACCTTTTATATACGAGAGTAGACATTTCTCTGATATTGAGTCAATGAATGAAAGCATTGTTGAAAACTATAACAGCTTAGTTTCTCCAAATGATACTGTTTATTGTCTTGGAGACTGTATGTTGGTGAATGATGCGGCCGCCCTTGCTTATATTAGACGCCTCCATGGCAATATTAAGCTAGTCCTGGGGAATCATGACACGGCTGCCCGCATAAAAAAGTATTCAGAACTGCCTAACATTGAAATTCTTGGCTATGCTTATATGCTTAAATTAACAAAAACAAAAAATGCTTTTCTTTGTCACTACCCAACTATTTGTGATAATGGCGATAATAAGGTATTTAGTTTACACGGACATACTCATTCTCGCTATTGCTTTGAGATGGTTGATGCAGAGTCTGATAGATGGACTTTAAATGTTGGTATTGACGCATGGAATTGCTGCCCAGTTCATGTTAGCCAAGTAATTGATTCAATACAGAAAGGCCCTTGGGCAAATTAAAATAATCTTTAAAGCCTTACTCCTATAAAAAATAGGGAGTGAGGCTTTTTATTATGAAATCATATAGACAAAGAGCTGCAAGGATACAGCAAAAGAAAGAAGAATGGGAAAAAGAAAAAGTCCTATTACAAGAAGAATATAATCTTAAACAAGAGAAAAAGCTCTTTAAACAAAAGCAGAAAAAGAAATGGTTTGATAAACTAAGCAAAATAAAAAAGCCAAATACTTCTAAAATGTTAATTCTCTTTCTGTTTATTAACTGTACTCTTATTGAATTATTTTCTTGTGGAATTATCATTTACGCATTAACGTTATCAAAGACGACTATGTTAGCTGTTGATTTTTCACCCTTGACCGCATTGATTGGCGCTATTGTTACAGAAGTTATTGGATATGCGGTCTATTCTATTAAATCAATGAAAGAAAACACTAAGGGCGGCATTACTTATGAAACAGCAATATTGAATGGAGGTCAAGATAAAAACAATGAACAAAATGAATAAAATAACTGACTTTGAATTGAAGTTCTTTAACTTATTAAAAAATGAACTTAAAACCCAATATAATATTGACGTTGCTATTGATTTACAAGAGGAAAATGGTATTACTGATATTTTTGGAGACAACATAATAAATGCAATATTGCAAGTTCTCTATTAGCAAACTCAACCAGCAAAGAAAGTATTATATAATATACTCAAAGAATTTATTCCAAAAGAATTAAGATTTGAACAAATAGTTACTTTTGAAGAATTTAGTTCTTTGATTGACCATATTTTATAGATTCTAATTTAGAATTAAGGTGATATAATTGAGTGTACAAACATATTCATTAAGGACACAAGGAGATAATTTTTTAAGTAAGAATTTTAGAGTGCGGGAGTTTAAGTGCAATGATGGTTCGGACTCAATCTTAATTGACAGTGACTTAGTTAATGTTTTACAAAAAGTGCGTGACCATTTTAATTAGCCCGTAACCATAAATAGTGCGTATAGAACACAATCATATAATCGAAAAGTGGGCGGAAGCAGCTCTAGTCAACATTGTAAGGGGACTGCCGCAGATATAGTTGTTAAAAATATTAATCCTTTGGCTGTTGCTTTATACATTGTTTCTTTACCCGAGTTTGCGGCAAAAGGTGGAGTTGGATATTATTCAAGAGCTAACTTAAAAAGCGGCTTTGTCCATGTAGACACGCGCAGCTATGTAAGTAGATGGATTAGTAAGGCTGGAACATCATATTTAAGCACTTCTAAAATTATGCCTACAATTAAACGCGGTCAGAGAGATGCCACTTCAAAAGGTAGAATTAGTTACGCTGTAACTGTATTACAACGTCACTTAAAGCTAACTGCTGATGGCATCTTTGGGACTAATACAGAAACAAAAGTAAAAGAATTTTAGAAACAAGCAGGTCTTACAGTTGATGGAATAGTAGGACAAAAAACTTGGGAAAAATTAGGAGGATTATAATTATGGAAAATGTTTTAGGCTTTTTAGTTGGAAACTGGGTTCTGATTATTTTATGTATCGCGGCCCTAGCTTATTTGATTTATAAAGTTTATAAATTTACTAAGGCGCCCACTGACGTACAGATTGCAAACCTGAAAGAATGGTTGAAAGGTGCGGTTACAGAAGCGGAGGCGGCCTTGGGGAGTGGAACAGGCCAATTAAAATTAAGATACGTTTATGATTTAGCTATAGAAAAGTTTTCTTGGCTAGAAACATTCGTTACTTTTGAACAATTTAGCGCTATGGTAGATGAAGCCTTAGACTGGATGGACAAACAGCTAAGTGATAATGAAGCCATCAAAACCTATGTTATTAATGGAGACATTACTCCTATTGAATTAGAATAAAATAAAATAATAAAAAGAGGTAGGTTATATATCTACCTCTTTATCTTTTGTTAATAATTATGAACAGTTCTTGTATAAAATATTGACAAATTATGAACAGGGTATGTCTATAAGTAAAAATAAAAGGTAAGAGATAGATATTTCTCTTACCTAATTTACTTTATCTAATAAGTACATATACTATTATATATATATATATATATATACTAATACCTTTCCTCTGGAGTATTTAAAACCAATAATCATCATCGTCTCTCTCTGTTAATATTGTACCAAAAATTTTTTGGGTTGTCAAGAGGGGAATTTTTGAGACTAGGTACGAAGTAGCATAAATGAGGATAGATTTTAAGCAAAATATATGATATAATGAAAGAAAAAGGGGAAAAGAATATGAAAAAATATCTTCAAATATATACAGACGGTTCTAGTCGTGGTGATAGACAAGGTGGATATGGTGTGGTAGTTATTGAAAATAATGAAATACCTATTCTTATTGAGTCTCGTCAATTTAGCAACGTAACGAATAATCAAATGGAATTAATTGCAATATTAAGAGCTTTACAATTAGCTTGTAATGAATATAAAGATTGCAGAGTTTCTATTTATAGCGATTCTGCTTATTGCGTAAATATATGCACGGATTGGATTTATAAATGGGAGAAGAATGGCTGGTCAAGGTCAGCTACTAAAAAACAAGAGATAAAGAATTTAGAAATAATCCAAAAGATTTTTTCTCTTTTACCCACATCTCCGCTGGGCTTTAATATCTGTAATTACAGTATTAATAAAGTACGCGGACATACGGGTATATTCGGGAATGAACTAGCTGACTGTGCGGCCACAGGCTGTAAAAATAAAATTAAAAAAGCCCTCGAAGAAAAACACGTTACACAATGTATCCTTGATTTTTGACAGAAAATTATATATAATATGATAGATAAAATACATAAAAAAGGAGAAAGGTAGACGTGTCAGAAAAAGATAAAAATCTATATGGAAAAGACTCGATTGAGTCATTGAACCCACGAGAGTTTACACGTTTGCGGCCGCAGGTATACGCAGGTGATTGCACTTATTCTACGCAATTACTCGTTGAAATTATATCGAATGCAGTCGATGAATACAATATTGGGCATGGCCGCGATATTTTTGTAACAATAGATGAAGATATATGTGAAGTAAGAGATTGCGGCCAAGGCTTTATTCCAGGACTAATTCGAGAAGATGGAATATCAGTTCTTGAAGCCGCTTTTAGTGTTCTTAATACAAGCGGCAAGTTCAAAAATGATGGGGCCTATGAAGGTACTTCACTTGGCAGCTTTGGGATAGGCGCAAAGATAACTAACTTCTTGTCTCATTGGTTTGAAGTTGAAACTTACAGAGACGGAAAAAGCGAAAAACTATATTTTGTTGAAGGATTGCGGCAAGGAGATATGGTTTTAAGCGAGACTAAAGAAAGGAATGGGACGAAAGTTAGGTGGCAACCGAGTGAAGAATTTTTTACTCACACAGAAGTTGATATTAAAGTAATTAAAGACTTATTCAACACAATTAGTTGTCTGTGTCCTGGACTTAATATTCTTTTAACTTATAATGGAGAAGCCATTCAATATTATTCTAAGAATGGATTAAATGATTTGTTAAACGATAAAGTTAAAAATAATGAAATTATTAAGAATAGATTTAATGCGAATATTGTTTCTGGGAAGAGTCGTTTGAATTTAGTTCTCACTTATACAAATAGTTACACTAGTTCTATCATTCCTTATGTGAATGTCGGTTTTACAGAGTCGGGGCCGCACATTACACAAATAAAGACTCTTATTACAAGAGAATTAAATAAGTTTTTTCGCGAAAAGAAATGGTTAAAAGAAAAAGATGAAAATCTGTCTGGCGATGACTGTCAAGAAGGTATGAATGTAATCTTTAATATTACTGCTTCAAATGTCGGATATGATGCGCAAGTTAAAAGCAGAATAACTAAGATAGATATTAAAGACTTACTTACTCAACTTTCTATTGATTTTCAAAAATGGTTAGTCTTAAATGAGAAAGACATTAAACAGATTGCAGATAAAGCTCTGAATGCGCGTAAAGCGCGTGAGGCCGCACGGAAAGCTAAAGAGGTAGTCCGTAATAAGGGAGAGAAAAAGCCTAAACTACTTACTCTTCCCACTAAATTGGTTGATGCATGGTCTAAAGATAGGTCTAAATGTGAATTAGCTATCACAGAGGGAGATTCAGCTGCTGCAGGATTGATTGAAGCCCGCGATAGTGAAACGCAAGGTGTCTTTCCTATACGCGGTAAGATATTGTCTGTAATGAAAGCCACAGACGAAAAGATTTGGTCTAATCAAGAGATAGTGAATCTTGTTAAGGCGCTAGGATTAGATGTCGACGCAAAAACACGGAAGCTTGTTTATGATAAGACTAAACTACGATATGATAAGATACTCATGTGCTGTGATGGTGATGCAGATGGCGAGCAAATACGAAATCTTTTACTCACATTGTTTTGGGTATTATGTCCAGAGCTAATCATTAATGGTCATGTATATGCAACTTATCCTCCGTTATTTCGTATAACAACAGCTAAGAATGAATATATATTCTTAAAGGATGCGGCCGCACTTAATGAATACAAGAACGCACATCAAGGCGAAAAGTATCTAGTCTCACGAAATAAGGGACTAGGGGAAAGCGACGGGGACGAACTAAGATATTGTATACTTGACCCCGCCACGAGAAATATTGAACAAATGCAAGTGAATGATATTGAAGATACTGATAAGTTATTTGATATATTAATGGGGCCATCTGTCCCGCCAAGACGCGAATATATATTAATACACGGGGAGGAAGCGAGAGTTTAAATGGATATAAGAGATGAATTAAGACAAAATGCTGTTGATTATGCATATGAAGTTAATGTACAACGAGCTTTCCCTGATGTAAGAGATGGATTGAAACTTGGACAGCGGGCTTGCATATGGGAAATGTATGTACGAGGCTATGCCTCAAATAAACCTCATGTCAAGTCGGCAAAGGTCTCAGGAGGGGTGATAGCGAACTGGCACCCTCACGGTGACGCTGCAGCCTATGAAACTTTTGCGCGTATGTCTATGCCATGGATTAATAATATTCCAGAAGTTGACTGGCATGGCGCGAACGGGAACCAAATTATTGGAAACGCTCCTGCTAGTTCTCGCTATACTGAAACGAGATTATCAAAAGCAACAGAAGAAGGTATGTTGCAAGGATTAAAGAAGAATAATGTTGATATGCAGTTAAATTTTTCAGAAGATGAAGAATGGCCTGTTGTATTGCCTGCAATTATGCCTCGACTTCTAATTAATGGTTGTCAAGGGATTGGTTTCACTATTTCAAATTGCTGGTTGCCTAATAATTTAAAGGAAATAAGCAAAGTTATTAATGAATATATATTAACAGGCACTCTTAACTATGATAATATATTTCCTGATTTTCCCACAGGTGGAATCATCTTAAACAAAGATGAAATACATAAGATATATGAAACAGGAAAAGGTAGAGTCGTCTTGCGCGGCAAAGCAGAAATTGATAAGGATTCTATTCTTATAACAGAACTCCCTTATCAAGTTTTTGTAGAACCTTTAATTGAGCAAATTAAGAAATTAGTAGAATCAGAAGATATTCTATATATTAAAGATATACTTAATAAAAGCGATAGAAAAAAGCTACTTATTGAAATTGAGTGCGAGAAGAATAAAGCCTCAATAGTTTTAGCTAAATTATTTGAAATAACAGACCTTCAAAAGACTTACAATGCAAATCAATACGCCTTGGTAGGCAAAACTCCTCAACTATTGACCTTAAAAGATTATATTGATATTTATGTAAAACATAATATTGAGTGTATAAAGAGAGAATATCAATTTGACTTAAATAAAGTCCAAAATAGAATGGAAATAGTTTTGGGCTTAATTAAAGCGCTTGAAGATATAGATAATATTATTAGTTTAATTAAGAAAGCTGATAATTCTAAAGATGCTCAAAATAAATTGATAGAAAGATATTCTTTTACAGAGAGGCAAGCGAAAGGTATTATTGATATGAGGCTTGGTAAGCTAGCTCACCTTGAGAAAATTGAATTAAATCAAGAGAAAGAAGAATTGATTTCTCAAATTAAGGCTTTCAATCAAGTTTTAAGTTCTCAACAAAGTCAAATCCAGATTTTATTAGATAGATTAAACACATTCGTTAAGAAATATGGCTATGAAAGAAGAACAAAAGTTATTCAACTAGAAGAAGATAAGAAAGCAAAAGAAGAAAAAGCTAAAAGTATTCCTAGTGAAAAAACTTTAATCAAGGTTAAAAGTAATAATGCAATAGAAAGAGAAAACATTAAGGACATAAAAGTCCAAAAAAAGTATGGTAAGGGGACTAAGGCCAATAATGAGTCATTAATCACTTTAATTTCTTCTTATACAGATAAGTATATAATGCTTTTTACAAACATGGGAAGAATGTATAAGATATTAATAAATGATATTCCTGAATTAAATACAAATCTTTCTGACTTAATAAAACTAAAAGAAGATGAAAAAGTAATCGCGGCCGCCGTCCCTGAAAATACCGAGACTAAGTATGTCGTGTTCTTTACACGGAATGGATTACTAAAGAAGACTAGTTTCAGTGAGTATAATGATTTGAAGCGTGGGAGCGGGGTCGCAGCAATTAAATTGCTACCAGGAGATTCTGTAGTGAATGTGATTTTTATTAACGAAGAAAATGTATTTATCTTAACCAAAAACGGAATTGGTATTCAATTTGAAACTAAAGATATTAAAGCAATAGGAAGAAATACTAGTGGAGTAAAGGCTATTAAATTAGAGGAAGGTGATAGTGTAGTACGCGGCCTCGCGTCCTCTGATGATTCATACGCAAGTCTTGCAATCTTTACTGAAAATGGATATGGTAAAAGGATTGGTGTCGATGAACTCTTTATCCAAGGCCGCGGAGGTAAAGGTCTTCAATACTATAAGTCAACTGACGAAACAGGTAAGATTATTGGAGGAATTTTTATAAAGGATTCTGATTCAAAGATTCTGTTAAGTGGAGTTTCTTCTAATCTATGTCTTGCTGCATCAGACATAATTCAAGCAGGCCGCTATAGTCAAGGGCATCTTCTAGCAAAGAACTATATCTTATCAGCAACTTTGTTATAATGTTTTGAGGTCAAGATTTTTATCTTGACCATTTTATTTTATTATGGTATAATTATTATAAGAAAGTAGGTGTATTATGGAAAATAATATCCAAGAAAAGATTGCATTATTGAATAGAGCGACTAAAGCCTATGATGAAGGACATCCAATCATGTCTGATAAAGAATGGGACTCTATTTATTTTAGTATTAAGAGACAAGCAGATAGTCAAGGGATTGATTATCAAGTAGTATCTGAACTTAAAAAGGTTGAACACAATCATCCAATGCTTAGTCTCAATAAGACAAAAGATATTGAAGTATTGAAATCATTTATTGGCGACCGAGAATATGTAGTTATGCCTAAATACGATGGTTTATCGTGTTCTCTATTGTATAAAAAAGGCAAATTAGTACGCGCTGAAACTCGCGGCAATGGCCAAGTCGGAGAGGATATTACTCATAATGCGATGGTTATTCCGTCTATCCCAAAATGGATTAACGACGAAAGTAAAGAAGTAATTGTTGATGGTGAAATTATTTGCCGCAATAATATTTTTCAGAAAAACTTTTCTGACCAATATAGTAATTCGAGAAATTTTGCGGCGGGCAGTATTAGATTGCTTGATGCTAATGAATGCGGCAAAAGAGGACTAGAGTTCTGGGCTTGGACACTAATTAAGAGTGATTCTAAGTCTAATTCTTTCAATCAGAATATGCTTTCTCTTTTTAACAATAGATTTTATGAGACTTGGATTTCATCAAAAGATGTACCTTCAATAGAGGCAGCGATTAGTGAACTAAAGTCTTGGGCCGCGTATAATTTTATTCCTATTGATGGCGTAGTAGTTAGATATGATGATGAAGAATATTCATCTTCTCTTGGTAATACTGCACATCATCCTCGTGGCGCATTGGCTTTTAAATTTTATGATGAAACTTATCCTACAAGGCTTGAAAATATTGAGTGGACTATGGGCCGTTTGGGCACTCTAACTCCCGTAGCTGTGTTTCAAGCTGTGGAAATTGATGGTGCAGTTATTAATAGAGCTAATTTACATAATATAACCATTATGAATGAGTTGCTTGGTCCGCATCCATATCAAGGGCAAGAAATTGAAGTCTATCGTGCAAACATGATAATTCCGCAAGTCTATTCGGCAGATAAAAAAATTCCTTCTGTGAAAGTAGAATACTTTGTAAAACCAGCAATTTGTCCGTATTGCGGAGAGAAACTCGTTGAAAAAACTTTGAATGATTCTACAGTTTTAATGTGTGTAAACACTAGTTGTGAGTCAAACATGATTGAACGTTTGAATCATTTTGCGGGTAAGAAGGGTATGGATATTAAAGGATTATCTAAAGCTACCATAGAAAAACTTATCCGTAAAGGCTGGCTGAACTCTCCTTATGATTTTTATGAATTAAAGAGTCATAAAGAAGAAATGATAAAGATGCCAGGTTTTGGTGTTAAATCTGTTGATAAAATTTTGAAAGCAATAGAACAAAGTAAAGAGGAATGCGACTGGCCGCAGTTTCTTTCTGCTATAGGTATTCCTTCTATTGGTATAAATGTGGCCAAAGAATTAGCTAATTATTTTGATTCATATCAGAGTTTTAGAGATGCAATCAATCAAGGATATAACTTCATGTCTCTGTATAATTTTGGTGAAAGCAAACATATTGAAATAATGAAATTTGATTATACAGAAGCGGATAAAGTGGCATCTATATTGACGTTCAAAAAAAATAATGTTATAAAAGATATAAGAAAAGGAAATAATCTTGAAGGACTAACTTTTGTTATTACTGGTAAACTTTCTCACTTTAAGAATAGAGATGAACTGAAAAGTTTGATTGAAAGTTATGGTGGTAAAGTAAAAGAAACTGTTAATAGAGATATTTCTTACCTTATTAATAATGATATTCAGTCAGGTTCTGCAAAAAATAAGAAGGCTAAAGATTTGAATATTCCTATTATTTCAGAAGAAACATTCTTGGAAAGATTTGACTTATCATAAAAAATAATATATAATAAGGATATATGACAAAGAAAGAAATAAAAAAGTACGCGCAGAAGATTGCGCAAATTGAAACTGATGATACTATTTCAAATAGCAAGAAAGAAGAATTGATTTATCAAATTATTGCGACTTTTTCTACGCAGGATATTCTTGCTATCGGAAATCAAGTTGATAAAATTTTAGATAATTATTAAAGGAGACAAAAATTATGTTGAAAGAAAACGCTCGTATTGTATTTAAGTATTTGCTTGACCATGATGGAGAGAATTTTACTGCAAGTGATATTGCAGAAGAGACTGGCCTGAATATTAAGTCTGTTAATGGTATTTTGACCCAGGCATTTCAACGCCATCGTGACCCTGTTACCAGAGAAATCGTTCCCCTGATTGAACGGGTTCCCGCAGAGCTTGAGATGACTGATGAAGATGGTAATGTAACTCACAAGCCCATTAAGTTGATTGTTCTGACTGACGAAGGCCGGGAGTTCGACCCTGACGAGACTGCACCCGTCGAAAATCCAGACGAGTAAAATACATGGGACTCATAATGAGTCCCTTTTTTTGTAGGAGAATATATGACCATTGTTATAATAATATTATTAATGCTTGTTATAATTCTTCTATTTATAAATACTTCTATAAAAAAAATAGATGCAAGAGAAGCATAGCTAAAAGTAGAAGAATTATAGCATAAGAATACGATACTACAGTATACAATATAGCAATAGCAAGATGAAAAAGAAAAATATTCTAGCAAGATAAATAATCTAATTCAAGAGAAAGAAAAACTTGATACTGAAATAAACCAGAAGAAAATATGCTTAGTTAATTATGAAAAAGATATTGAACTAGATTACTAGAATAAACAATAGCAAATGAAAAATGCGGCAAGTCTTTATTTTGACTCGCTAGAAAAATCATATAAAACAAAAGAAGAAGAATATGATAAGAAGTGCGCGGCCCTCGTCTCAGAAATGGCGGACATGCAATCCTAGTATGCAGAGATTTAGTCCCAACTTGTATAGGGCGCCGCGGCCGCATTAAGAGAGCGAGAAAAGAAAGAGAAGATTAATTTCTACAAACTCAAATTATCAGATTCTGATTCTATTGATATAAAAGAATTGTTTGAGCTAAGAAAGAGGTTCCGCAATCCTTCTGCATTAAGCAAATTGGTTTGGAGCGAATACTTCTTGAAGTAGACCTCTGAATTATGTAATAGAGTATTGGGGACTAATACGAAATGCGGAATTTATAAAATAACTAACTTAATTTCTAATCAGGCTTATATTGGTCAAAGTGTAGATATAGCTAGTCGTTTTAAGCAACACATTAAATGCGGTTTGGGCATAGACGCGCCTGCATCAAATAAACTATATAAATCCATGATCGAAGATGGTGTTTGGAATTTTTCTTTTGAATTATTAGAAGAATGCCCTAAAGATAAATTAAATGAAAGAGAATCTTTCTGGATAGATTTATATTAGACTAATAAAGTAGGATTAAATAGTACGAAAGGAAATGGCTAATGGGACAAATTATTTTACAACCAGAAACTACAAAGAATGTATTTGAGCTAATGGGGCGGGCCGCGGGTTACTGTTATGGTTCAGACATTAGCAATGTTGAGAAGAATGTCAAGCGAGGCCGCGAGTGTTTTAAGAATAAGCACGACAGAACATTAGAATATCCTCAAATTTATGTAGTCTTTAAAGACTATTCTGCAAGAGTCATGAGAGAATTGTATACGCATATTGGCGGCGCACCTACAAGATTGCAGTCAAGTACGCGCTATATTAATTATGGAAATTTCAATTATGTAACGCCTAAAGCAATAGAGAAAGATAAAGATTTAAAAGACGAGTATGATAGGGCGATGAATAACATTGTTCTTAGTTATTGTGAGCTATTGTCTAAAGGGGTTAGCAAAGAAGATTTAGGTAATTTACTGCCATTAGGAATGTGTACTACAGTCTTTTTCCGTACTAATGCGCGCCAAGTGATTGATATGGCTCATACTCGTTTGTGCACGCGTGCGCTCCCTGAGTTTCAAGGACTCATGCATGATTTCAAAAGTGCGCTTGCCGCATACTCACCAGACTGGGAAGAGATAGTTAATATTACTTTTCGTCCAAAATGTGAAATTCTTGGATACTGCCCAGAGAAAAATAGCTGCGGACGAATGCCGAAAAAGTGATATAGAAAAAACAAAAATAATATCGTATAATATATATGTAGTTTATAATAGTTTTTAAGATTGGAGAAAAAGTAAATGAGAAAGAAAGTAATTAATAATACTGTTATTTATGGATACGTTTATCAGCTAGGAACTACAGACAAAAACAGATTGCAGGTAAAGACTGTAAAGAATCCTAATTCTCCGAACTTTGGAAAAGAGTTCATTCAGGGCGAGCTTGATGTTGCAGTAGATGAAGATGGGTTGAACGTAGTCCCAATTCATTTTACTTATGTGACTCGTTACCAGAAAGATGGTAAGACTGAAAATCGGACTTATGGTATCTTGAAGTCTTTGATTGAAAATGAGTCTGATAAGACTTGGATTAGCGCGGGTAAGGAGAACGCAGCTAAGGTAAAAGTAACGACCTCTCTTGATGTAAATGACTTCTATAGCGTTAAGCAAAATCAGCTTGTTGCCGCGCTACAAATCAGAGGCTCTTTTGTTGATAATATCTCAACTCTTCCTGTAGAAGATGAAAGAAATAAGTTCGAAGCAGATATTCTATTCAATAGAGCAAGTAGAATTGAAGCAGATGAAGAAAAAGGTATCGAGCAGGATTATCTTGAATTGGGCGGAGCTGTATTTAATTTCAAAGGAGAGCTTTTGCCGCTAAAGTTCTGTGTCAGAATTGAAAGTGGTATAGAATACTTTGAGAGCCTTGATATTTCTTCTTCTAATCCTCAGTTCATGTCTTGCATTGGTCATGTTAATTGTATGACAGTCAGAAAAGAGCTTCATAGCGAAAGTGTGTGGGGCGAAGCTAAAGTTGATGTCTTTGAAAATAAGAGTAAGACTTTAGATATTACTGGTATTCAGAAGGTTTATGACTTTGGCGACGAAGATAATGGTATTACTGCGGAAGAGCTTAAGACTAAGATGCAGGATAGACAGATTAAGTTGGCAACTATTAAGAAAGATACCGAAGATTATCAGGCTAATAAAGAGAAAACTACATCTTCATTTGATAAAATCCTACCTAAAGACGACAATGATGAAGATTATGATTTTTAATGATTGATGGAGGATAAATAATATGGCAATAGATTTATTGGCAATTTAGCCTCACAAGGTTAGTCGTGATTTGTCGGGGTACGCAGTCTATGTGTACGGACCAGCTAAAGTCGGCAAGACGACATTTGCGTCCCAGTTCCCGAATACACTCCTTCTCGCGTGTGAAAAAGGTTATAGCGCAATCCCCGGTATCTATCCCGTGGATATTACCTCATGGCGCGAGATTCGTGATGTCATAAGAGAGTTGAAAAAACCAGCAGTTAAAGAAAAGTTTCATACGATTGCTATTGATACAGTAGACCTTGCTGGAATGATGTGTGAAAAATATGTTTGCGCTTAGAATGGCGTAGATAAGATTACCGAATTGCCTTACGGTCTAAACTTGGCCGCCTAAGATAGAAATATTTTAGTGAAAACAGAGTAAAAACTGGAAGGCTGAAATGCTAATCAGAGCGGAAGTTGGATTTTAAAAGGTCTAACACGCGCAACGCATAGGACTATTAAACAATAAAAGGGAGGTTTGGCCTGAATGGCGAAACGGAGAGAATTTTCTTTAGAAGAGATAGAAGATATATGTAATTCTTATAAATTAGGAGTTCCAAGACAACAATTAAGTTTAAAATATCATTGTACAGATAAAGTCATAGTTAGGATATTAGAAGAAAATAATATAAAAATTAGAAGAGTAAAGAATCCAGGAAAACATCCAAAAAGATATAATGTTAATGAAGAATATTTTAATATAAATAATCAAAGCAATAATAGTGCTTATATATTAGGTATATTAGCATCTGATGGATGTGTAGCAAAAAATCAAAATCAAATTTATATAGAGTTACAAAGATGTGATAAAGAGCTTTTAGAGAAGATAAATAAAGAAATAGAAAACGAACGGCCAATAAAAGATTACCATAATAACTCAAAAAATTATGATAATAGTAAATTATATTTCTTCTCTAAACAAATAAAAGATGATTTATCTTTATATAATATAATTCCTAACAAGACTGCTTATAATAATGACTTTTTACATAATATTGACCCCAGATATTATATAGACTTTATTAGAGGCTTATTTGATGGAGATGGAGCTATTAAATGGACAGGAGGTTCTATTCAATGGCAAATTGATTCCACTTCATTAAAAACTCTTAATCATATTCAAGAAATATTAAAAGAAATAGGAATAGAAACAAAAATAGTTGGCAAGTCAGAAAAACAAATAATCCATTATAATGTTTATAGAATATACTGCTATAACTATGAAAACTGTTATAAACTTTATCAATTATTTTATTCTAAAGAAAATGTCATTTGTTTAAACAGGAAAAAAGAACATTTTAAAGAACTTTTATTGAAATATAAGTCCCACGAGACTCTGGGCCTGTAAAAAGGCTAAAAGATATGCTGAACTTATACGAATAAGTAAGTATAAGAACTAGAGGATAAAAAGCCTCTAGGATAACATAATGCAAGGTTGGAATCTAATGAAGCGTGAGTTTGAAGATGTGTGCAGAAACATAACGCAATCTGGATACGCATTGATTTTCATCTCACACGATAAAGACCGCACTATAAAAGATGACAAAGGGCAAGAGATAATCCAAATCTTCCCTTCCTGCCCGTCTAGTTTTAATGATATTGCAAAAAATGCAGCAGATATATATGGATATGCTCAAAAGTATAAAGATGAATCTGGTAAACCTAAAGTTCGTTTGGTATTACGTTCAGCGGATGGAAATATTGACACAGGGAGTCGTTTCAAGTACATTCGCCCTAGTATTGAATTTACTTATACAGCTCTTGTCGAAGCTGTAAATGAAGCAATAGACAAAGAAGCTGCGGAAACTGATAACAAGTTTATTACGAATGAGAGAGAAACCTTCAAAGAAGAAGAAAAGCTAGATTATAATACTTTAATTCAGCAGTTCAATGAAGAAGTATCTCTCCTCATGGAGAAGAATAAGAGTTATTATGCTCCATATATTACAACTATTGTGAATAAGTATCTTGGAAAGAATAAAAAGGTCTCTGACTCAACCCCTGAACAAGTTGACTTAATTAAACTCATTGTTGACGAAATCAATGATGAATTAGTTAGCAAGATGAACTTATAAAGATAACGAGGTCAAGGATAAAACCTTGACTTTTTTTTGTTATTATGATATATTTATTATAAGGTGATTTTTATGGGCTTAAGAACCTGCATTTATTGTAAACAAAAATTTGACATAGATAAAGTTGATAAAGCAACTTTAGTTAAAGTTACTCCATCCAGATATGCTCACAAAAAATGCTATGAAGATTTTAATAACAATAGACTAAAGAAAAAAGGAAATGAAGTTACTCTTGAAGCGGTAAAGGCTTATATTAATGAAGCCTTAAAAGGGACTGAAATTAATTGGCCTAATCTAATGAAAGAGATTGTTAAGTATACCAAATCAGGATATAATTATGAAAGAATTTATAAGACTTTGATTTATTGTTTTGAAGTCAAGAGAATAGATAAATTTAAGTTTAATGGGCATATTGGATTAATTAATAATTATTTTGCAGAAGCGGCTAAGTATTATAAAGATATTGATAAATATAACGAATTAAAGGCAATAGAAATAAAGAAAGAGGACGCGGCCAAGCAGATAAAAATCCTGCCGCCGCGCAGTAAACCAAATATAAAGTTAATTGATTTGGAGGAAGATTTAGGTCTATGAATAAAAGGATTGTAGATATGCAAAGTAATCTTCAAGTATTAGGAAATTTGTTGTTGAATCCTAGCCTTTTAGACCAGCCAGAATATAATGTAATCAAAGAAGATTTTACAGAAGATTTACATAGAGTAATTTTTGCCGCAGTAACTAATTTGTACAAGTTAGGAAATAAAGAAATTACTGCGCCTCTCATTAATGATTATTTAAGAGATAAAGTAAAAGCCTATACAATCTTCAAATCTTGTAATGGTATTAACTGGATAAAACAAACTCTTGAAATTGTTCAATCTAATGGATTTAATTATTATTATAAGAGAATGAAGAAGTTCACTCTTTTAAGAATGTATAATGATATTGGATTAGATATATCAAATTTTTATGATGCTGATAATGCTTTTGATTTAAAGAAGAAACAAAAGCAAGATGAATGGTTGGATAATACAGACGTTGAAGAAATAGCTGACTTAATTGATAAGAAAATTAATTCTATTAAGTTAAAATATGCGAATGTTTCAGAGTCAGATTTTTTTGATGGCGGCGATGGCATTGTCGAGTTGATTGAAAGTTTTAAATCAACCCCTGATGTGGGAATGCCTTTATATGGAGACATTATTAATACCGTAACGCGCGGCGCTCGTCTCGGAAAGTTTTATTTGCGCTCTATGCCGACAAATACTGGTAAGTCGCGTATGATGATTGCAGACGTATGTAACTTTGGATGCGATGAAATTTATAATATTGAGACTGGTCGCTGGGAAAAGAATGGCGTGAAGGTAGAAACTTTATTCATCATTACAGAGCAGAAAAAAGATGAAGTACAAACTGCTATGTTGGCTTTTTTGTCTGGTGTTAATGAAGAAAAGATTAGATTATACTCATATAATGAGGATGAGTTGCAAAGAATTTATCATGCGGCTGAATTAATAAAGAACTCTAAAATCCATATAAAAGAATTACCAGATTTTTCCATGCAAGATATTGAAAATGCAATAAAATATTCAATTAATGAATGGGGAGTTCAATACGTATTATTTGATTATCTACATTCATCTTTGAAAATATTAAGTGAAGTATCTAGTAAAGCGCGAGTATCTAATTTAAGAGAAGATAACATTCTTTTTATGATTAGTACTCGCCTTAAAGATTTATGCACGCAATATGATATTTTTATTCTAACTTCCACCCAGTTGAATGGAGGATACCAAGATGCAACGGTATATGACCAGAACCTGTTGCGAGGAGCGAAGAGTATCGCGGACAAGACGGATATCGGAATGATTGGACTTGGTACCACAGAGAAAGACCGCGAGACACTGCAAAATCTCACTATACAGCTTGGTGTTCCAATGCCAAATATAAAAATCTCAATATATAAGAACAGGGGCGGCCGCTGGAAAGATATTATTCTATGGTGCAATGCAGATAAAGGTATTTGTAGATATAATCCAATCTTTGTTACAGACTATAACTATGAGTTGATTCCTATTGTTGATTTAAAAATTAATGTAGAGGATTTAAATAATGCTTGATAAAGACCAAATAAAAAATTCTTTAAGTATCAATCAAATCTTTGATTTTTTATCAGAGTATGGCGGCGAGCCAATAGTGAAAGATAGTAATACTATTATTAGTAAAACTATCTGTCATAATGCAATAGAAGAAATAAATGATGCAAGTTATAAGTTATATTATTATGACAACACTCATTTGTTTCATTGTTATACTGGATGTGCAGAGCCTAGCTTTGATATATACGATTTAATGACTAAAATCAAAAATATTAATGGCAATGACCAATGGAAAATGGCTAATTCTGTTTTTTATATAGCAGAGTATTTTGGTTATTCTCAATTAGATTCAACTTTAAGCCAAGAAGAAAAAGTTTTACCAGATTGGAAAATCCTTAAAGATTATGATAAAATAAATTTAGAAATAGATGAAAAACAAATTGTTGAATTAAAAATCTATGATGAAAAAGTTCTTAGATATTTGCCTAGGCCGCATATCTTAAATTGGGAAAGAGAAGGAATAACTAAACAGGTCATGCAAAAGAATAATATTTGTTATGACCCTTTAAGTCAAGGGATAGTTATTCCACATTATAATATTGAGAATCAATTAATTGGAATAAGAGAAAGAACACTAATTAAAGATAAAGAAATAGAAGGAAAATATAAACCAGCTTTTTTGAATGGGCAATTATATAATCATCCATTAGGATTTAATTTATATAATATAAACAATAGCAAAAATAACATAAAACTAATGCAGAAAGCTATTATCTTTGAGTCAGAGAAATCAACTTTGTTAATGCAATCATATTTTCCTGGAGCTGATATTAGTGTAGCGTGCTGCGGCAGCAATTTAACTAATTATCAATTCAAGTTATTGTTATCTCTTGGCGTAAATGAAGTTTCAATAGCTTTTGATAGGCAATTTAAGAAAGTTGGAGATGAAGAATTTAAAAGATGGACAAAAAAGCTGGAGAGTATTAATAATAAATATAAAGGCTTTTGTCGTATTACTTTTCTGTTTGATAAAAAAGGACTATTAAATTACAAAGATAGTCCAATAGATTGCGGGCCAGATATATTTATGAAATTATACACAGAAAGGATTGCTATGTAAGAAAATGGGTTTTAACTTTAAACTAATTAATCCTAGAAATGAATTATATACAATAGAAGAATAGATATTAACGAATCGTGGAATCCCTTATGAATTAGTTAGCTCTTATTTGGATAGAAATAACTTTGATGACATTGCTGAACCAGAAACTTTAGGAGAAGAATTGTTGGAGAAGGCGGCTAAAGCAATAGGAGAATGTATTGAACGCGGCGGCCGCACCCTTGTCATAGTGGATTGCGATGTTGATGGGTATACCTCTAGTGCTTTACTTGTCAATTATTTAAATCGTATTGCCCCCACATGGGCTAAGGACAATCTCTTTTATTATCATCATACCTCTAAACAACATGGTCTGGGAGATTGTATAGATGAAGCGTTGAAATATGATTTAGTTATTTGTCCAGATAGTGCATCTTCTGATGTAAATGAGCATAAGAGATTATATGATGCAGGAATACCTTTAATCGTATTAGACCACCACTTGACAGACATCGGAGAAAATACTTTAAACTATCCTTATGCTATTATTATAAATAGCTAGTGCAATGGATACAAAAATAAAGATTTATCTGGCGTAGGAGTTGTTTGGCAGTTCTGTAGATATTGTGATAAAAGAATGAACCGCAATTATGCAGATGATTATTTAGACTTGGCCGCGGTTGGACTAGTAGGAGATATGATGGATTTGAAGTCTATGGAGACGAAGGAACTAGTCCAATTAGGGCTTGGCCGCATCCATAATCCTTTTCTTGTTGGTATGTGTGAGAAGAACGCTTTCTCAATGAAGGGTGCAGTTAATCCATTTACCGTAACATTTTATATTGTGCCTTTTGTTAATGCGATAACTAGAAGCGGAACTCAAGAGGAAAAAGAATTAATTTTTGATTCAATGCTTGAGTCAAAAGCTAATAATAAGATTCTTTCAACAAAAAGAGGTCATAAGTTAGGAGAACAAGAAACAATCCTTACGCAAGCTCTTAGGGTAGTTACAAATGTTAAAAAACGTCAAACTGATGCTCAAGATGCTAGTGTAGAATATCTAGAGCGCATTATCGCAGAGAAAGGACTGGCCGCGCACAAAACTTTAATTATCACTTTAGAAAATAATAATAAGGTTGAACCAGAAGTTAGAGGTTTAATTGCTAATAAATTAATGGCTAAATATTGCAGGCCTTGTTGCATTTTAACGTTGCGGAATGACATCTATGAAGGTAGTGCAAGAGGATATGAAAAAGGTAGTGTGAAAGATTTCAAAAATATATGCGAACAAACTGGCTTGATTGAATACGCGCAAGGTCATATGTCCGCCTTTGGTCTTAGTGTGGCTAAAGAAAATTTAGCTAAATTTATTGAGACATTAGATGATATTCTTGTAGATTTTACCCCTGATTCTTCTTACTTTGTTGATTTTATTTATGAGAATAAAGATATTCCTGATAAAGACATTCTGACTATTGCTTCCATGAATGATTTGTGGGGGCAAGGAGTAGCAGAACCTTATATTGCAATTATTCATTTAAAATTGACTAAAGATATGATAACACTAATGTCGCCTGGCGCGCATCCTACACTAAAGTTTTCTGTCAATAAAATAGGTATTATTAAATTTAAAGCTAGTCAAGAAGAATATGAACAGTTAATAGCTGATGGATACGTTGAACTTAATATTATTGGTAGATGCGCAAAAAATGAATGGCATGGAAGAATTTCACCTCAAATACTTGTAACTGATTATGAAATAATTAGTAAATGTGATTATGATTTTTGATTAAGCTGCTGTGGAAGCAGCTTTTTCTATATTGATAAAAAAGTAAAAATATGATATAATTATTATATATGAGGTGATAATTATGGAATTGAATGAAGGCCAGAAGAAAGCTGTTCAAGAAGCAATTAAAAGAATCAATAATCATGAAATTTGTACTTGTATAGCTGGGCCTGCGGGCACAGGCAAAGCTCAACCGGTAAGCACCAAGATTCCTACTCCAACTGGAAAAATGCGTATGGGCGATTTAAGGGTTGGAGACTTTGTTTTTAATGAAAAAGGTCAACCAACAAAGGTAATTGGAGTTTTTCCGCAAGGAGTCAAAGAAATTTATGAAGTTAGTTTACAAGATGGGAGAAAAACTCAGTGCTGCGAAGAGCATCTGTGGTATGTAAAGCAGATTGGCTGTAAGAATTGGAAAGTATTCACTACAAAAGAAATACTAGATAGCAATTTGTATTTGATTGCCGCATATAGAATCCCAGTATGTAATAATCCAGTAGAATATAATTATCCTGATGAAATTGGAATAGATTATTTCCTTGCAGGCCAGCAACTAGCTATTCAAGAAGAAGAGATTCCAGAATCTTATAAATATATTTCAATTCCTAGTCGTCATAAACTAATCCAAGGCTTAATGTCTTGGGGTGGCACGATAAATAGCGAGAGTTATGATGTTAGGTTTAGTACCAAAAATGAGGCACTGGCCGCAGATGTCCAAGAAGTGTTATATAGTCTAGGATATATTTCTTCTTTATCTATTGATTTATCTTATCATTTGAATATTGATATTCCAAATAAGAAAAAATATAAGTTATTTGAAAAAGGCTCGGAACACTATCTACTTGCATTGGAAGCAATGAAAATAAAGCAGCTTAGAGATTTTGATTCAACTGCTATTGTTAATATTCAACCAACTGGTCGTTATGAAGAGATGGTCTGTATTAAAGTAGATAATCCATTAGAATTATATTTAACAAATGATTTTATTGTAACCCATAATACGACAGTTGTTAGGTATATTATTGATGAACTAGGACTTCGTAGCAATGAAGTTGCTTTTGCAACTTTTACAGGCAAAGCCGCCCAAGTGTTACAGAAAAAAGGTAACAGAAATGCTATGACTTTGCACAAATTGTTATATGAATGGAAATATGATAAAGAATTAAGAGAATTTTATAGGATTAAAAAAAATGAATTAAAGCCTGAAGGTAGTGAAGAAGAATATAAATTAATTGTAGTTGATGAAGTCTCTATGGCGCCGAAAGATTTGATGGATGAACTCTTCTCTCACAGGATACCAGTCATATGCCTTGGTGATGATGCGTAGCTTCCGCCAGTAAGTGAAGATAGTAACAACCATATACTAGATGCCCCCAATGTTAGACTCACTGAAATTATGCGGCAAGAGGCAGAATCAGAAATTATTCAAATTGCTACCAAGGTAAGATTAGGCGGCAAATTAACTCCTTTTAAAGGGAAAGAAGTCCAAATTATTAATCGTTCTGAATTAACAAAAGGAATGATGAAATGGGCAGACCAAATTTTATGCGCAAAAAATGAAACTAGAACTGAATTGAATCGTATGATGCGAGACATATATGGAAAAACTGGAAAGCCGCAAATTGGAGATAAAATCATTTGTTTGAGGAATTATTGGGAAACCTTTAGTAATGAAGGAAATAATCTAATTAATGGAACAATAGGAACCATAAAAGAGTATAGTCCTGAATGGGTTCATCTTTATACAAGGGGAAAACGCTATCCTCCATTTCTCTGTTATAATTCTTTAATTGAAACAGATTCTAATGAGATACTAAAAAATATTAGACTAGACATAGACAATATTGGAACTGGAAAACCTAGATTCAATATGGCTGATAGAATGAGACTGTTACATAGTAAATCAAGAAATTTAATGCCTTTTGACTTTACTTATGCTTATGCTATTACTGTTTGGAAAGCTCAAGGTAGCGAATGGGATAAAGTTCTTTTATTTGAAGAAAATTTTCCGTATGATAGAGAAGAAAAGCAGAAATTTATTTATACTGGAATAACAAGAGCAGCTAAAAAATTGATTGTTGTTTTAAATAAGTGAGCGGCAAAGGTAGATTTTTATCTATTCTTATGTTATAATAATAAAGAATAATTATAAGGAAGGATAGGTGAAAAAATGAAAGAAAAAGAAATAATAAAAGGAATTTATGCAATAATAAATAAAATAAATAATAAAAAATATATTGGAAAGTCTTCTAATATTAAAAAAAGATGGGAATATCATAAACAGAATTATGAATCAATTAAAGAGTGGAATAAAACGCTTTATAAAGCATTTAGGAAATATGGTGTTCAAAATTTTTCTTTTGAAATAATAGAAGTATTAGACGTAAATTATAATGAGTTATGTAACGAGAGGGAGAAATTTTGGATTTCTTATTATGATAGCCATAATAATGGATATAATGAAACTGAAGGAGGAGACGGAGGCGTAACTGTTAAAGACCCAAGAGCCTCTTATGGGAAATTAATAAATGAAGAAGTAATTTATTTAAGAAAAAGATATTTAGAATGTAAATATCCTGCTTCTTATATTTGGGAAAATGAATTTAAAAATAAAATAACAAAGAGAGGATTTCAAGCTATCTGGACAGGGTAGAATGCAAAGAATATTATGCCAGAAGTTTTTACTCAAAAAAATAAAGAAAAACAAATTCGCCTTTCACGAGAATATGAAGGGGTATTAAGAAGAAGAATTTCTTTAGAAGAAAAACAAAAAATAGAAAAAAGAATCGCTAATGGGGAAAAACTTTTAAAGATATGGAAAGAAGGATATAAAAATCTCTATACTTATAGTGGATTCTCAGATATGATAAAAGCTATTTCTTTAGATGAAAGGATTAGATTAGATGGAATTCTCGAACCGTTACAAGAGAACTAATTTAGCTTATCGAAGGATGGAAACTCATTCCCACTCCCATTATTCTAATATCCGGTTACTAGATTGCATTAACAAGCCGAAAGACTTAGTTAATAGGGCAGTTGAATTGGGTCTGGCCGGGATTTGTATTACAGACCATGAAACTTTGGCAGGTCATCCTGAATTAAATATATATCAAAAAGAAATTCAAAAGAAAAATCCTGACTTCAAAATTGGGCTTGGAAATGAAATTTATCTTTGTGAATCAAGAGAAAAGAATCAAAGGTATTATCACTTTATCTTAATTGCGAAGAATGCGGCAGGCCATAGAGCTTTGCGGGAACTTTCATCTAAGGCATGGATGAACTCATATTTTGACCGCGGCCTTGAAAGAGTCGTTACGCTTTATAGCGAATTAGAGAAGGTGGTGCGGCAGTACCCTAATTCATTGATTGCGTGTACTGCTTGTTTGGGGGGAGAGCTGTCAACTTTGACTCGAATCCTGATTGAATCAGAACGAGCCCATGACGAACAGGGGCGGCTGGCCGCGCACAGAAGGATAGTTAAATTTATTCTTTGGTGTAAGGAATTATTTGGGAAAGATTTTTATATTGAATGTGCTCCAGGGTGTTCTAAAGAGCAGATTGAAGTTAATATGCGTTTGCTTTCAATTAGTCACGCTTTCAATGTAAAAATGATTGTAGCTACAGACGCGCATTATCTGCGGAAAGAGGACCGGTATGTCCATAAAGCATATCTTAATTCTAAAGGCGGAGAGCGCGAAGTTGATTCATTTTATGAATATGCGTATCTTCAAAGCAATGAAGAAATTATTGAAAATTTGAAACAGTCTCAATTTGATGAGTCTTTTGTTTCAAAAATGTTTGAGAATAGTATTGAAATCTATAATAAGATTGAGAATTATTCAATTCTTCATAATCAACAAATCCCTGATGTAGAAGTTATTGATTATAAAAAGAAAAAAGTCAATGACTTAGCAAAATATCCAGAATTGGATAGAATGTTTCAGTCAGACGACAAAATTGAAAGATATTGGGTTAATCAGTGTTTTGATAATTTTGAAGATAAGTTTGGCGACTCAATTATCAATCATAAAGAATACATTGATGAACTTGAAGAAGAAGCAGAAGTAAAGAAAATTGTTGGAGATAGATTAGGAACAAATATGTTTCGTTATCCAATCCTTCTTCAACATTATATTGATTTGTTTTGGGAGTGCGGGTCAACTGTTGGGGCGGGACGCGGTTCGGCGTGCGCCGCACTTAATCATTATTTGTTGGGTATTACGCAACTCAATCCTATCCAGTACGAGCTCCCATTCTTCAGATATATGAATCGTGATACGGTAGAGTTGGGTGACGTTGACCTGGATTTAGCTCCCGACAAACGACCACTAATCCTACAGCGCATCCGAGACGAGCGAAAACATTTGTTCAATCAGGATTTAGATGAGCAAGCGAAAGAGAATCTTGGTTGTACATTAATTGCTACTTTTGGAACTGAATCATCTAAGTCCGCAGTCCTCACTGCCTGTAGAGGCTATAAAAGTGAAGATTGTCCAAATGGAATTGACGTAGATATTGCTCAGTATTTATCAAGTCTTATTGCGTCTGAAAGAGGTTTTGTTTGGTCACTTCACGATATGTTTGAAGGGAATCAAGAGAAAGATAGAAAACCAAATCAAACTTTTATTAATGAAGTTGAACAGTATCCAGGATTAAAAGAAATTATGCTGGGCATTGAGTCATTAATAAATAAGAGGTCTAGTCATGCATCTGGCGTAATTATGTTTGAGCGTGACCCGTATGAGCATGGATGTTTTATGCGGACGCCGAGTGGCGAAATTATAACGCAGTATGACCTCCATATGGACGAAATGTGCGGCATGACGAAGCTAGATTTATTAGTGACAGAGGTTCAATCAAAGATTACACAAACTCTTCTGTTATTGCAAAAAGACGGAATATTGCAAGAGGGGTTGACGCTGCGGCAATTATATGATAAATATATTCATCCTGATGTTTTGCCTCTTGATGATAAAAAAGTATGGAACGCGATTCAGGGCGCGAAGGTACTAGACCTGTTCCAGTTCGATACTAGTGTGGGGAGTCAAGGGGTGAAAAAAGTTAAGCCAGAAACGATTCAAGAATTAAGTGCAACAAATGGTTTAATTAGATTAATGCCCGCAGATAGAAATTCTGAATCTCCTATGGATATTTATTTGAAGCGAAAAAAGAATCCTGATTTGATCCATTATGAAATGAAGAATAAATATCATTTAACAACAGAAGAAGAGAAAGTAATTAATAAATATGTTGGTTCAACGTATGGAATTGGTATTTCGCAAGAACAGTTTATGCGGGCGGTCATGGATAAAGATATATGCGGGTTCAGCTTAAAAGAAAGTAATGATTCCAGAAGAATTATCTCAAAAAAGAAGATGGATAAGATTCCTGAATTGAAAGAGAAAATCTTCGCAAGGGCGTCTAGTCCCGCGGTCGCTCATTATGTGTGGGATTATATTGCGTCAACCCAATTAGGGTAAAGTGCTTGCCCTAACACATTTTTCCGTTTCATCAACGGGGTAATTATTTAGTTTTGGACAAAATTAGATAATTGCTAACGGGGAAGGCTAAAATAACAGAGAGGATATGAAATGTATCCAAATTGTTATCATGCTAATCCCGTGGGAAAATCATGATAACAATATATATAAAATAAAAGGAGAAAAAATATGCATTATATATATTGTTATATTAATAAGGTTAATAACCATAAATACGTAGGATAGACAAATAATCTGCAAAGACGAAAAAGAGAACATTATTCAGCTTCTTTTAATCCAAAAAGCTCTTCTTATAACGATTTAATCCATTATAAAATTAGATAGTATGGGATTGACAATTTTGATGTTATTGTATTAGAAACATTATACACAGACGATATAAATATAGTTAATGAAAGAGAATAGTTTTGGATAAAAGAATTAAATACTTTTAGAGGTAATGGACAAGGATATAATAGCGATTTAGGTGGCTGTGCTAAGGCAAGAAGTTCTGTATTAACGAGAGAGTAGCTGTCAGAATTAAAAAATGATTTAGCTGAAAATAAATTGAGTTATTTGGAATTATAGAAAAAATATAACGTTTCAAATTCTTTTATTTCTTCTGTTAATAACGGAGTATATTGGAAAGATAACAATAGAGAATATCCTATTAGAAAATATGTTAAAGTTGATAGTGATTATGATGACTTAATTGATTTATTGCTAAATTCTGATTTAAGCTATTAGAAAATTGCAGATATTCTTGGATTAGGAGTGTCAACAGTAAAAAAAATAAATTATGGAACATTGCGTCATGGGCTATATCCTTCTTATCCTATAAGAAAAATATCTCCTCAAAAAAGAAAAGCAAAAGAAATAATTAAATTATTACGAGAGGGAAAAAGAGGAACTGAAATAGCTGAATAGGTTGGTGTCTCTTTAACAACCATTGTAAGAGTTAATGCCGGTCAGTCTTACGCAGATGAAAATTTAAATTATCCTATCGTAGAAAATCCTTTATGATAACCTGTAGAGACTATCCTTCGTGAGAGAAGGAGTAGGATTATTATTGATACGTAATCCGAAATGGTGTGCTTGTTTATACAAGTAAAAGATAGTCCATACCAATAGAAATATTGGAGTAATATGATGCGTTTTCAGACATACATTCACTAAGTTATTCGTTCATCGGGTTCCAAACCGCATATCTCGGAGTGCGCTAGAATCCGGTTTATTGGAACACCGCGTGTCTTATTGTTAATAGTGGTTCGTTGGATGACGATGGGCAAACTGATTATGCAAAAATTGCTAAAGCACTAGGCAAAATTATTAACAATGGCATAAAGGTTTCGTGTGTTGATATTAATGAGTCTGAATATACATTTAAACCTGATGCAATTCATAATCAAATTTTGTTTGGCATGAAGTCTTTAAATAAGGTCGGAAGTGACGTAGTTCAGCAGATTATCGCTCATAGACCTTATAAGAATATTAATGACTTTATAAGTAAGTGCCCGCTCAATAAAACAGTAATGATTTCTCTTATTAAATCAGGTGCATTTGATAATTTAGATAATGGGCTCGAATATAAGGGAAAAGAACAAAGACAATTAGTTATGGCTTATTATATTTATAAAATTAGTGAGCCAAAGAAAAAAATTACTTTACAGAATGTATCTACTTTAATTAATAAGAATTTAATTCCATATAGTTTAGAAGATTCTAAGCAAGCTTTCTTATTTAATAAAGCATTAAAAAACAAAAGAAAGAAAGAAAATAATGGCGGCTATGAATTGGATGCGGCCATGCAAGCAGAATTTGCTAAGTTTTTTGACCAAGACGTATTAAGTGTCGTAGATGGGCAAATCAGCTTGCCACAGAAGCAATGGGATTTGATTTATAAGGAAAAAATGGATGCCCTACGGTCTTGGATAAAAGGGAATCAGAATGAAATTCTTCAAGAATTAAATGATTATCAATTTAAAGAAACTTGGGATAAGTATGCTCAAGGAAATATTGCCGCGTGGGAAATGGAATCAATGTGTTTCTATTATCACGACCATGAATTAAAGAATGTTAATACAATAAAATATGGTTTAAGTGATTTTTCTAAATTGCCTGTCGTTCCAGAAGTAGAAAGATTCTTTAAGAAAAAAGGGAAAGAGATTCCCATTTATAAATTAACTCGAATTATTGGGACAGTATTAGGAAAGAATGATGTGCGGTCATCAATTTCTTTGTTGACTTCAAATGGAGTTGTAGAAGTGAAGTTCACCAAAGAGTATTTTGCAAATTATGATAGACAATTAAGTATTATTAAAGAAGATGGCACAAAAAAGATTGTTGATAAGAGTTGGTTCACGCGCGGAGTTAAGTTAATGATCACTGGATTCCGTAGGGATGATACTTTCGTTGCGAAGTCTTATGCCAATACACCAACACATCAGTTATATAAGATTGTTGAGCTAATGAACAATGGAAAGGATATGATTATTCAGCATGAAAGGAATGAAGAATAATGGCTACTAAAATCATTTTATTGTGCGGACCTTCCGCTTCGGGTAAAGATACACTAGCTTCAAAGTTGGTAGAAACTAATCCTGACCGTTATCATAAGTGCGTACTTGCAACGACGAGGCCGCCCCGCGCGCAAGAACATCATGGAGTTGATTATTATTATTTTAAAGATAGTTTTATCGTAAGAGTTTCTTCAGCTTTTCTTTTTCCTATTGATTATAATGGATGGATATATGCTATTCCAAGGGATGAAATAATTGAAGGGAAAACCAATTTAATTGTTTCAAATAGTTACTGGGCTGAAAAATTTCTTGATGGAAATCCTCTTGAAGATTGGGACATTAAAGCTGTTTATTTAGACATTCCAAGTAAAGAAAGATTAATTCGTTCTTTAATGAGAGAAGAAAATCCTGACTGTAAAGAGATTTGCCGCAGATTTTTAGCAGATGAAGACGATTGGAGTCATTTCCTATATAACTATTCAGATAAAGTAATTATAACTTCTGATTGCGGCAATGCTATTGAAAAAATTATAAAATTATGATACAATATATATGGTAGAAGAATCTTCTCTTCTACCATATTTTGATGTCCGTGGTCAGAATGAATTAATCTTTTTATTGTAAAAATAATATATATTGTATATCGTTTTTAAAAAGGAGAGTGATATTATGGATATTATTTTATATTCAACTCATTGTCCTAAATGTAATATTCTTGCTGCAAAGATGAAAGCTAAGAATATTGAATATGTAGAGAACAATGATATAGAAGAAATGGAAAAATTAGGCATTATGTCTGTTCCTTATTTAAGTGTTGATGGCGAATTGCTTGATTTTGCCGCAGCTAATAAATGGATTAATGGAATAAGCGCAGATGAAAACAAAGATTCTATCTGTGCTTCTTGTCTCTTGTAAAGGAAGGAGAATATTTAACCATGGATAAACTTGTTTTCCCAATTAACATAGAATTAAATAAAGATTTTGTTGAATGCGCAAAGGAATTATTTAATAATTACGGAAACAATAGCGAGGAGTTAAGAAAATTAAATGGTATGTCAAAATGCCAAATTGATTATTCTAACTTTATTGATAAATTTACTGATACATTAACTATCGCGGACGCATCCATTGATGGTAACGCTAATGTCAGACATAAAGATATAGTTAGTCTTGATAGCGAAATGTCTAAGCCGCATTCTAAACTGCAATGCTTCAGTAAACTCTTTTATGAAATAGAAAAAAAATATGGGCTAGATACAGCAAGAGAGTGGCTAAAAAATGAGTGGGATGGACATTTTTATATGCATGACGCATACTCTTGCACTAAGAAGCCATATTGTTGGGCGGCTGACGTGAAGAGCGTTGCGGAAAGAGGGTTATACTTTATTGGAGATGGATTTAATGCTGAGCCGCCTAAACATTTAGTCACTTTTACTGATTTCGTTGTTGAAATGGTATCATACTTAACTAATAGACAGGCGGGCGCAGTTGGTTTACCCTCGTATCTAGTATGGAGTTTTTATTTCTGGCATAAGGATGTCGAAAACGGATACTATATCAAATCACCTGAGTATTATCGTGGCCAAGAGGCGCAACGCATAATCTATAAGCTAAACCAACCTTACGTCAAATCTGGTGTCGAAAGTGCTTTCACTAACTTCAATATCTTTGACCGCCCGTACTTTGAAGCATTATTTGGCGGCCTTGAATTTCCAGATGGTACTTATGCTATTGACTACGAAGAAGAATTCATGGAATACCAGAAAGCGTTTATGCGCGTGGTAAGTGCGGTAAGGTCCGCTAATGTTCTAACGTATCCAGTCTTGAGTTATTCTTTATTGCGTGTTAACGGCAAATTTGTTGATGAAGAGTTCGCGAAGTGGGCCTGTGAACATAATATGAAGTGGGCTGATTCAAATTTTTATATTAGTGATAGTGTTGACAGCCTTTCTTCTTGCTGTAGACTGCGCAATGCTATTAAAGGTGATGACACTCCTTATTTTAATAGTATTGGCGGTACAGCACTAAATGTTGGTAGTGTCAAAGTTAATACTGTTAATTTAGCTAGGCTGTCTTATGAGAATGAAACACCAGAAGATTATTTAGCTGCATTAAAAGACAAAGTTAATCTCTGTTTGAAAGTCCTTGACCGGCAACGCCATACGATAGAAAGAAATATTGAAAAAGGTCTTCTACCTAATTACAGTTGCGGCCTGGTAGATTTATCTAAACAGTATTCAACTGTTGGTATTAATGGATTATATGAAGCTATTGAGCATTATGGATATACTTATCAAGACGAATTTGGTTACACTTATTATACAGATGAGGGGCTAAAGTTTGGTCAAGATATTTTAAAGACAATTCATGATGAAATTGACTCCTTTAAAAAGAATGAACGCGTCTCGTATATGATGAACCTAGAACAAATCCCCGGGGAACGAGCCGCCGCGATCCTTATGGAGAAAGACCAACTTTTTTATCCTAATGAAAAATATTCTCTTCCTCTTTACGGCAATCAGTGGATTCCTCTTGGAACAAAGACTACTCTACAAGAGAGAGCGAAAGTATGCGGAATTATGGATAAAGCCTGCAATGGTGGCTCAATTCTTCATGCAAATATTGATTCACCTTTTACTGACTTCAATACAGCATGGAAAATGCTAAATTATATTGCAGACCAGGGTGTAACTTATTTTGCTTTCTGCACTCGTATTTCAGCTTGCGAAAATAATCATGGATTCTATGGAAATACTTGTCCAATATGCAGCAAGCCCGTCCAAACAACGTATCAACGCGTTGTAGGATTCTTGACACCAGTATCAAGCTATTCTAAGGAGCGGAAAGCGGAATTTAAAAAGCGCGATTGGATGGATTTAAACGCAATGGAGGACTTACAGTAAATGAAAGTTCTTATTGCTTGTGAAGAGAGTCAGCGAGTATGTATTGCTTTTAGAAATCTAGGGTATGAAGCTTACTCGTGCGATATACAAGAATGTTCAGGAGGTCATCCAGAATGGCACATTCAAGGGGATGTGCTTCCTTTAATTAATGGGAATTGTTCTTTCTATACTATGGATGGAATTTTCCATTCTGTTAAAGGGCGATGGGATTTGCTCGTAGCTCATCCTCCTTGTACATATTTAACCAATGCCTCTGCTGTAAGAATGCGAGTAAATGGAGAGATCGTTCAAGAGCGATATGAGAAAATGCTACAAGGCAAAGAATTCTTTATGAGCTTTTTGAATGCAGATTGTGAACATATTGCAGTTGAGAATCCTGTTCCTATGAAGTTATGTGAACTTCCTCCATATACTCAAATCATTCAACCTTGGCAATTTGGTGACCCTTGGACTAAGCGCACTTGTTTATGGCTAAAGAATATTCCACCTCTTGTTCCTTATGTTACTTCAAAGCCATCCGATGTTCAGCCTTGGGTCAATGGGGGATGCAAAGATGCCCATGGAAATTACAGGAGATTTCAAGGACGCAAAGAACGTGACCCCAAGAATCGAGCGAAAACATTTCCTGGAATTGCCAAAGCTATGGCCAAACAATGGAGTACATTTATAACTGAGCAAGAACAGATTGGAGAAAAATATGAGTCAAAGTTATGATTATAGAACTCTTCAAAGATGGGAAGATTATGACCGTGAATGGTTTTGGTATAAAATGGATAAAACTTATCAGGCCATTGGCTCGTGTGGCCCATATAATAATCCGTGTATAACTTGTAGCTATCCTAATTGTAAGTTTTGCCCGATAGTAAGACATGGAAACGACGGTTGATATAAAGGAGGTTGGATATGCGAATCAAACAATTAGTCCATGAAGATTTTGTTCAATATAAAAAGCCTGTCATGTTTCTAGGTACAACTAAATGCGATTGGAAATGTTGCAAGGAATGTGGCCAAGATATTTCAATGTGTCAAAATAGTCCATTAGCACAAGCTCTGCCTTTAACAATTCCTTTTGACGTTATTTACAATAGATATATAAATAATCCCATCACAGAGGCAATCGTTATTGGCGGGCTTGAGCCTATGCTGCAAGGGGACGAAGTCTATAATCTTATAAGCTATTTCCGCTTACAAAAAAATAATACACTATTTATCATATATACAGGGTATACCGAAGAAGAGTGCAAGAAAATGGAATGGTTCCAGAAGATAATTTTGCTTGGCCGCATCATTTTTAAGTTTGGCCGCTATATTCCAAATGGCACAAAAAAGTATGATGAATTATTAGGTGTTACTCTTGCTTCTGATAACCAATATTCAAAATATTATGAAGGAGATGAAACAAGTAATAACAATGACTAATCAAAAAATAATTGACTTTCAGAAAGAAAAACAAAAGAAAGAAAAGATAGAAATTGAATCAAATAACCTATATGAAATAAATAAGAATCTTATTTCACAGGCTTCTCCTTTGTCTCAAGAAGAAATTAATGATAAGATAGATTCTGTTATTATCCCTTTCTTTTGGAAAACTATTAATCAGAAATTAAATATAGAAGATAGTGATTGTACTTATTTCATGTTACTATGTAGAGAAGCTAATGACTATACTTTATTTAATTTTAGATTATACCTAGATTACAAAGAGCCTCTTATCATTGCAGGAGATGAAATTTATACTTGCATGAAGAATCGCGGCCAGGTCTATAGTATAGAAAATACAGAAGATAACTATGCTATTGAAATCTGGTTAGACCATAAACAGCATGGTCTTGTATGTTATTACTTGTTCCCATATGATGAAGGAGTAATAGAGATATGAGTAAGATGATAATAACTATTCAACCTTTTACAATTACTTAGAAAATAGAGATTTTTTCTGATGAAGGACAAAAAATAGGGACTACTAATACAACAATAAAGTCTCTGGTTAAAGATATATTCGGGACTATTGAAGCCTTCAAGAATATAGATATTTCTAAAATTTTCTTGATAGGCCCCAAAAAGTATTGTTATGATTTAGATAGAAGAATCAGAGAAAAAGAATTAGAACAATATCATTGTAATAAAATAGAAATTGAGGTATTATAAAGTATGAAATATTTGATTCAAACCGTTGAGACTTATAGAGTAGATAGCGAATCAGAAGCCGAGCAGCTTATTCAAGAAGCTAAGAAAGATACTAAATTTGATTTGCTTAAATCTTCAACCGAAAAGAAAGATGTTAAGGCAAAAGGAGAAATTATTGATACCTATTACAAGGTTCAATTAAATAAAGGTTTCAATGAAATTAAAGAACCTGAAACTGATGTTCGTATTATCTATGAGGTGAATTAAATAATATGTCAATGAAAATTAAGTTCCTTAATAATTATGCTCAAATGCCTTTTCGCGGTAGTTCAGAATCTGCGGGATATGACCTTTATGCGGCCATTGCTGAACCCATTTATATAGCACCGCATACTACTGAATTAATTAGCACTGGACTAGCTATGGAAATTCCAGGCGGGTGCTTTGGCGGATTATTCCCCCGGAGCGGCTTAGCGACTAAATCTGGTTTACGACTGGCGAACTGTGTCGGTGTTATAGATTCAGACTATCGGGGGGTTGTACTAGTCCCCCTCCACAATGATACGAATCAAGTTCAGAAAGTTGAACCAGGTGAACGCATTTGTCAACTAATTATTCTCCCTTATATTACAGCAGACTTTGAAAGAGTTGACAGCTTGAACGAAACCGAACGCGGCGAAGGCGGATTCGGTCACACTGGAACTAAGTAAAAGATTACGAGGACGGCGGGGCCGCCCTCTTTTATTTTACTTGACTATTGCTAATATTTATGTTAAATACTAATTATAAGGAGTTGATATTTAATATGAAGATTTTAGCAATAGATGCAAGTACTAAAAGTAGTGGTTTTGCCGTATTTTATGATAAAGAATTAATTTATTCATGCTGCAAAGTTAGCAACTCACCAGACTTGATTATCAGAATAGAAAAAATGGCTGATTATGTTTAGCAAATAATTGCAATGTATCCAGATATAGAAAAAATTATATTAGAAGAAGTCCTTCCAGAAGGAGGCAAAGGAAATATAAAAACTCATAAAGCATTGATGTGGTTGTAGGCAGCAATAGCAATTAGAGTTCATAATATTTATCCTCATATTAAAATTGAATATATATATCCTAGTGAATGGCGGGCGGCCGTAGGTGTAAAGACGGGACGCGGCATAAGACGAACTGAGCTAAAAGAGAAAGATATTAATTTAGTTCAAGAAAAGTTTGGACTAAAAGTAAATGATGACCATGCTGATGCGATTTTAATTGGCTATGGATATTATTTACTTAATAAAGACAAAATCAATTTTAAATAAGAAGAGGGAGGCTCTCCTATTTAGAAGAATCTCCCTCTCATTTTTTTAAATATTTTATTAGATAACTATATTATTTCTTCTCCATAAGTAGAAATTAAATCTGCAAAAATTTCTTCTTCTTCAAGAGATAAAATAACATGGTAAGAGAACATCATTGCATGAGTAATTTCATGGCTAATAACTTTCTTTAATTTATATCCTCTAAGAGTATTATTAATGAAGATAACTTTCAAATTATTATCGCATGAAGCTAGAGATAATGTTCCATCTTCTCTAAATAACGAAAAATGGTTTGGCTGAACTGGAATAATATACCATTCAATTCCATTTATCTCAAACATACTTATTTTATTTTTGTAGCTAGAGTTGCGATTTTCTGCTGCAATAGAGATTTTTCTTCAGGAGATGCATCCTGAATCATTTCAGTAATATCATGACTCAGTTCAGTCATATATCTATCTAATTCTTTCATTTGAATCTCTTTGCCCTGATGTAGCTGCTTAGCCTCCATATAGTTTTTACGCACTTCCGCGCTTCTACCCTCGCGTCCATCGCGGACAGGGACGGACTGCCGCATATCCTGATAATACATTTTACTCATATTATCTTTATAATGATTATCTTCCAGATAGAAAGGAGGATAAGGCATATAATATTGTGGATGCTCTTTATAATATTTCTTTTCCTATTGACTCTCTTCCATAGCTTTGGTAATTGAACAATAATAAAGAGCTTCCTCTAAATCTTTAATCATGTCAATTACTTCTCCAAGTTCATGAGTATCTACTTGATGTAGATTCCCCATCTGTCCCTAAGCAATAGACATAAGATTTTCTTTCATTGATTTTAGTCTTTCCATACCTTTTATTCACCTCCTATTGTTTTAAGCTACTCTTTCAACTATTAGATTAGCATTTTGTACATCAATAGACTAATTAGTAGTATTCTTTACGCTAATCTAAGAACAACACCCTGCGGGGACATCTAAGAAAATACTTGAGAAAACATTATTAAGCTCTTCTAATGCAGCAGGAGTTGAAATCATTGTAGTAGTAGCAACTGGTTCACCATTGATAGCAATAGCCAAAGATACTGGACCTAAAGTTCCACCTGTGGGCAACCCAACGTTTCCACCAAATGTCACTCTGAATCTCGCGCGGCATTGGTTAGTAATTCCTCTTAAAGTAACTAATCCGCTGCCAGAACGATGTATAATGGAGCAGCTACCTGCAATCGCGGTATCAGTAAATAAAATATTTTGATTAGCTTCGACAGCTTGCAAAGCATTTGCAGTTAATTCCATTTCTTATTTCCCTCCATCAATTATTTTATTTTAATTAGCAGCAACCTGTCGTATTGCAGCAACCATTTCTGTATAGACTTAAATAATCATAATTGCAGAAAGGATTTGGCTGAATATATGCGGGGATGGGGCAAGGCCGCAAAGTTTGGACTAAATAATTGTTTTGTGCAGACTGGCTTGCCGCGAATTTCAAACTCTGATTTTCCGCAGTTAAAGCCGCAATCTTATCTTGAGTTAAGAAGTCTAGGATAGAACGAGCATTAGCATTCTGATTATCAATTATATCTCTAGTATTGTCTGCTATTGCTTGACGAGTCTGACAGGCTTGTGTCGCAAGATTGTATCCCAAATCCGCGAAACCGCGTTCGAGCTGTCTCTAAGTTGAACAGCAGCAATCAGCCTGCTGAGTTCCTAATGCATTTAACTGCGCTGTAATAGCATTTGTATTCTACATATTAGCAATATTGATTGCGTTCAAATCTTGCTGAATATTAGATGTTGAATTGGCAATTACAGTATTTAGACCTGCGAAACCTTGATTTTGAGCATTTTGTAAACTATTAAATCCAGTTAATAGACTAGTATTCATGTTATAGAAACCATCACAAATTCCATTCTGAATACTTCTAATACCATTCTCAAGATTATTCATATCAAATCCATAAGCGATTTCTTCGCGGGTAGTGGTGCCACTATTCATCCCATTTCCGCCAAAGCCCCAACCATTAAAGCAAAAGAGGAAAAGAATGATAATCCACCAAGAACCGTCGCCGAACCATCCTGTATTGCGTCCCCCATTAGCATCAGTGACCGCCGCGATGTCTGATAAAGAATAACCACCAGCATTGTTATTAAACATAAAATTTTACCTCCAAAACATTGATAATTGTTGTTTAAACGAATTAAACTCTTTATCAAAGTCAAGGCCCTTTTCTTTAAATAGATTTCTTGCTATTGCTTCTATTTCATTTGTTTTATTCTATTCAGCCAACTATAATATATTGCTTATTATTGGATTATTATTATTTTGTTTTAAAGCATTTAGCATAAACTGCTAAGGATTTTGCTGTCCAGTTTGAAACATTTGCAATAGCTAAAAGAGATTATTATTATTATTATTATTATTCAATATGATTTCCTTCTTTCTATTGCTGGACTAATATTTTCGTTCCAGAATTATTGCTTTTTAAATTTAATATCATATCAATCTTATTCTCTAATTCAGATAACCTATTTAGAACAGGAGAAAGGCTATCAGTGTTAGATGCTTGCTTTTGAACAATAGGCTAGAAAGTAATTAAACTAGTAGTTCCATTGTTATTCCAAGACTTAACATAGATTTCACTTAAATCTGCTTTGGGAAAGATACCATAACCACCTATAGGAACCTCTGTTGCTTTTACAACATCCTCACTATCAACAATCTTTCCATTTAAAGTTTGCGGGGCGGCCGTCCCCTACGGATAGGATTGCGTTGCGTAAGTGGGATATTGCATACTTGGCATCTATCCTTGCGTATAAGGATAATTATTATAACTAGGATAATAATAATTCATTTGTCTTATCTAACTCCTTTCATTTTTGACTTTGTTACTATATATAAATTTTAATTAAAACTTATTTACTTATGCGGTCCAAATTTTAATTAAAATTTGATAAATTAAGCACACAACATAAAAAAATAAGACAGACGTAAAAATATACGTCTGTCTTTTATATTGCTTGTTTTATCAGAAAATTATATTGTTACAGAAGGAATTTTGCTTGCGGCCGCGCCCTTATAACATCATAAAATCTATATAGGTATCTGCTTCTTCGTCCTAATCAAAAAAAAGAGATTCTATATGAGTTCCTTCTATCTCAAGTATTCCAGTTTGGCCTATTTCAAATTCCATTCCATTAATATGGATAGAATGATTTGGCTTACTAAAAATACCTATCTTCATTATATTAGCTATATCCTATATTAGTTCTTGGTTGGCTTCAAATGGGCCTTGTAACTAAAAAGTTTTAGTCATTTTAATCAATCCTCCACTATAAACCAAACAGTACCAATCGGTAAATCTTCCGCTTGTTCAAGTAATTCATCATCATCTTCATATCCAACAATAACACCTTGCGTCTATGTTACTTGGCCTGCGGCGCTTGCGTCTCCAACATAATACCAAGTCCTATTTAAGTAATCATAAGCAAAAAATTTCTTCTAATCATCAGTATCTCCCACGGTAATTATCTTACCATGTAAGTCTACATTGTCACTAGGCAAACCGTTCGGGTAATCAATATTTAATTGATTAACTATTCTAATATTAGAAGTCCCATCAGGAAAATGACTTAAAGGAAGATTTAACCCTATTAAGATACCAGAATCATCTTTAACTGCGCCAAGGTCGTACCAATCATCGCGTCCTTCATAAGTTACAGTCTAGCCCTATTCCTACAAGGACTGGCGCCGCGCAGGGTCAGAGAACAGAACTAACACATGATAATTAGCTGGATTGATAGTAACATCCATTATATAATTTAATGGATTGCCTATTGATTCTTGCGTGCCATCATTATAAGTAACTTGAATCTTCTGACTACCAGCACCTTCAGTTATTCCAGTATCTAGCTAAATATCCGTAGGGAACTTTAGCACTGTTTCAAAATCTGGTTCGTCTCCACTATATTCAATACGGAATGTGCCATCATTAGCTAGTGTAACGCTAGTTATCCATTTAATAGATTCTTGTATTGTGTCAGAAGTTCCATCATTATAATTAACAATTAAACTTCCGTTATCTTGCATCTGAATATTACTTATCCATTTTAGAGTATTTTCAACAGTAGTTGATTCGCCAGTTGTATAATCAATAGAAAGCTAACCTTCTGGGCTTAGATGAACCGCGGTAATCCAGCGCGCAATAACGCTAATAATCTAATCGTCACCATGCGTATAATGAATTGTTATATGCCCTTCACTATCCATAGAGATATTCTCAATCATATTGTAATCCCCAATATAAATTGTTCTTACATCTCCATGCTCATTATTATCATAATTAATTTCATCATATACAACTATATTTCTAGCGTTAGTTACATCATCATCTTTACCATTATAATCTTCTACATTAGAGTCAGATGCTGTAATAACGCGGAGATTGCTCATGGTATTGCCCTTGACGCCTTTAGGAATATGGACTTTCCATTTCTCATAAAAAGGATGGTTAGAAGTATCTTCTCTTTCAATTAAAGCTCCTGTATAATGAGTATCAACAGAATCAGCTTCATAGTCAATTACAGTATATGGAATCTAAAATCCAATATATGAAATAGTGTCTGTCCCATCTGGATTAGTAACAGAACAATAAGCCCATTTAATTGAATCATTATAAGTATCTCCATCTTTTCCTGGAATTAAATTTCCATCAGTAGGAGAATATTCCCCTTGTCCAGTAAAAGCAACTCCTTCTTGGTTAGCTTTTTCTTCAATATCTTGTACTGTTGTTAATACGAAATGCGGGCTTGCGCCCCCCGCGCCTTTTATCTAGCATAGGTATTCGGCGCCACCCATGTCATTCGTGTAATCATACCCGCGTCTGTAAATTTTGCCATTATCTTCATTACCTAAGTCATTCGTACTAATAATAACGTACTCATCGAAAGCAACATCTTCATAGCTTTCGCCTTGTCTAAAAGCATTCACCATTTCTATAACAGATGAGAAGCTTTTTCTTAGAATAAATGAAGCGCCTTGGCGGCCTCCATAAAAGCTAAAATTGCTCATTATTTATCCGCCTCCTTAATATTGATAATCCATAATGAAGAAAGTATCACTATTCTATTGAATAATGAAACCTATATATTCTACTTTTATGTTTTTAATCATTTCATAAATACCAAAACGTCCAACTTTAATTTCTTCTCCGTTAATGCACATTGTTAATCCAGAAGGCCCCTAAATACCAACTTTAACTAACGAAGATATACTTAAATCATTAAGAATATTTTTCACTATTTGAAGCTGATTAATAGCTATAGTTAAATTAGCGCCGTTTGTCCCTTGAATAACTATTTTCGTATAATTTGAATTAGGAGTAATAACAGTGCTTAATATATTCTAAACGTTAGCAATTACTTCAAAAGTTTTAACTAACTAACTATCATTGTTTTCTTCCTTTTGTAAATATACAGAGATAGTTGAATTAACATCACTCTTCAAATTAAAATTTATATAATAGCTTGTATCAGGAAGTAAATTGACATTATTAACAGTCTATCCGCAAAAAGAATATCCTGTTACATTAGTTAAATAGTTTTGGATATTATTTTTTCTTAATTGCCCAATTTGTAATGCCATTCTTTCAATTCCCTCCTTAATTAAAATCTTTCTAATATGCGAGTTGCGGAGATAGTCATTGAACTCTATATATCTAAAGGTATTGTGATAGTATTTATCATATAATCTCCATATATATTACTCTTTAAATCGTTTACTGTAATTCTTGTATTAACATCTAAGTAATATATGGGGAGAGTCTAAAGCGAAATACTTTCGTTATAACTAGTATACTAGTACATCAGTTCCTTAACTTTCTCATAAGCAGAATTTTGAGAACCGCCAGTAGCTAATAAAGTATATATAGACCCTGGAACTTGAATGTAGTCTTGGCCTTTTCTTTGAGCTTCTTCTCTTAGCTCTTCAACTATGGCCGCATCCTGACTAGAATCAATCATAACTAAATTAGGAACATCCTGCTCAAAGATACAATTAATTTTATCATCAACAACTACTTTAGACCTCTTTCCAATATTGGAAATACTTAATTCAGAAATAGAAGCATTTGCGTCAATAAAATCTAAAAAATAATCTAAAGAACTTGGGTCTTCAACATATTTATCATAAAACTTACCTTGAGACATATCATACATCTTAGGCCATTCATTGTTTAATTCAGTATAATAATCATTTGTGTCTAAACTAAAACCTTCCGCCTAAGCACCAGATAAATATAGCTCTGAACGCCAATCTGTTGTAGTGACATCTCGTATTTGTGAAGCGAAACTTACATAACTATTAGTTGAACTATCCCATTTATAAACTTTATTTGTATCAAGAGCCAAGTAAAAAGTATCTTCGGCTCCTGTAATGGGGAACTCACTCTATGTTGAATAGGGGACTGGCCGCTTCACTTTTACAATGCCTGTATCTGGTTCTTCATAAAAGAATACTTTATAAGTATTTCCAGTTTTAGGCTTTGAATCAATAGCAAGATGATAACGGATGGGATATTGGGCGCCAGTTGTTGAGTCTTCTCTCATGCCCCATACAATAAAATCATTCTTAATCATATTATACTACGGGGCGTTCGAATATGACATAACAAGGGATGCGTCGTCAAATTCATAGACGGACTTGCCGCGTGTTATATCAATTAAATAATCATTCTAATCCATATCATTCAAGTCTACTGTTGATTTAGATGTGTTAAGATAATTCTTAATCTCCTAGAATACAAAGTTCCCATCTAAATCATAAAAATATTCATAATTACCTAGAGTATTTTTTATTTTGTCTAAAATATTACAAACTGTATTGCCCGCATCACCTATTAATTCATCTGGATAAACAAAATCTGTATAAATATATCCAACATCTTGTCCACTTTCATAAGTGTCATATCCGTCTATCAAGCCCGCGGCCAGCTAAGAATCAACTAATTCTTTGTCTGTTGTTGCATTGTATTGCACCTATTGATTCTATGTATACTAAGTAATGTATAAAGGATTTGCGCCTATCCATTTCATTACTTTGCGTATTCTTTCATCTACATCGCTAATAATAATCTTAGATAACTATTCATTTCCAAAATAATTAACAACGTATCTAATTATCTTATATATTGTATCTTTCTTGGTTTCATAAGTTCCATTTTCTGTCAATGTATCATAAGAGTCAAATGTTACGCTGGCGGGCAGCGTCCCCCCGCATTCACCATTGAGTAAGCACATTTTATCCTTGAGCTATAATGTTGCAACAACATTAGCCCCTACGCTATGTGAGATTTGAATACTACTAATTACATAAACACCCAGTGGATACCAAATTATAGGATAATCAGTATACTAATTACTATAATTTTTCAATCCAATTTCTAATTTAACCTTTTTGCTAATTGATAGAGAATTTTTTACATTAGTAATATCAGCATTATCTGAATCTATCAAGATATTTATGTTAGCTGTTCTACGAATAGACGAGTTCCCATTTAAATTGATTGAACCGCCAGTTGCTCGCCCCTATATTTCTTCTATTGGTTGTTCTGCCCAATTAAGAATAATAATCTTAATAAACTAATCCCTGATTTTAATGCTATCCATTTGCTTTAAAAAAGATTTATCTCTTAAATAAGGATATTTACTGTTCACTCTGATATTCCTCCTTTAAAACTCTGCAATAATAATTAAGGATTGCTTCCGCAGCAGTTTGAACATTATTATTATCATCCATCTCATACCAATTATTATTGTACCAAATAAATCTCTTATTATCAACTACTTGATAAACATGGTTCGCTTCTGGATAAATTATTTCACTAGTAGAATTATAAACTTTACCTATTTCTGTAAAGAATTTATTAGCTCCAACCAATTCCTCTCTATCATCTAAAGTTTCTTCAAGATGAATACCTCCGAAATATATATTCGAAATTCTTAGGTTATCATCTATTATAGTCAATAGATTCGTGTCATTAATTACATGACATACTGGTTCAGATTCAGCAGAAGTCTAAATATAAATAACTGTGCCAGAATTTGCTTCAACTTGGACACCGCCAACTAAAATCAATCTTTGAGAAGCATTAACAATTTGATAAGTATATTTCTATTCAATTATCTCATAAGCATTTTCTTCATAATCAAAAGCAGACCATAATTGACCAATAATGTCTTTATAAGTGTATAACTGACTTGTAGTGCTTTCTTCTTCTATAAGATTTGTTATAGTTAATAAAGCTGTATAATCAAGTTCTATATTAGAATCAATAGGAAAAGAAATTGAAATAATCTCTCCATCTCCTAAGTCATTTATCTAATATAGCCCATTCTAATTGACCATAATTGGGATATTGTTGATATACACAATATAACCTAAACCAATAGAAGAAGATAATGGGTCTGATGCGGCCAGGGGTGCCAAACCGGAACTCGTCTCTTTAATGTAATAAGGCTCGTCCGCAAACTATAACTTAATACTTGTTAATTTATCAAATTCAGTTCTTGACATACTAGTCTGACTCTCATAACGTGCGGCAATGGCGTCCACGATGTTCTCATTTGCGTTCACTGTATCATAGACCTAGCCTAGAACTTCAACGGTTTGAATACTAGTGGTGTCAGGGACGAGGTCCGCATCTGCTTCACTATTCATCTATTCTTTTTCAATGATGTTATAATTTAAATAATTGTCAAAGGTATCTGTCGCAATTTCATACGCCTCACAGCTAAAGCTATATAAATATCTTCCTAATGATTGTTGCGGGCTAAGGCTAATGTTCATCAACTTGACAAGAACGTTCCCCTCAGTTAATGTCTTAAACAATTTAATATTATCTGCGTATAGGAACTAAATAATTTTTTCGCGGAACTCGCGTTCATGCACATAATCATTGAAGTCCGTAATGTTCTGGGTTTCGTTGTATGCTGCATATAACGGGCTGGCCGCATCTCCATATAATTCATCTTTACTTATAAAAGTATCATTGTAATCATTAAAGAAAGTAATTAGTCCAGAAATGCTTAGAGAGCGATAGTTAATATAACCATTGCGTCTAATATAGGGGTACTGCGCTCCAAGTGTTTCAGTACGAGCTTCCGCAATATTCTGCCGCATTGAAGATACTTGTTGGTTATATCTTATTCTTACCTATTGATTATTTGCTATCAAGAACATATCTTCAAAATAAGCTAATACAGGTTCTTCCATTTCAGTTACTGCACCCCGCGACCCTGGCCCCAACTTTTTCTGGGCTGCGTATTTATACCAAACGCCGCTCTACACAGTTATATCATACCAGACAAAATTAATATTATCTTCAACATTATATACTCTTTCATATACATCTTCCCAAATATTGAAATTACTCTTACTAGAAGTTCGTCTTATAATAACGCTACCTGTAAAATTCTAAAATTCAGTTGCCGCGATAGACACTTTAATTGAACCCATTTCAGCATCGTTTTCCGCGATTATATTTGCATTAAGAGGATTATCTGTAGCTTGAACAATTAATAATGTATAGTCAAAAGTCTAAAAGTAATAATTTCTTGTTTCAATACTAATAGTTAATAAATAAGCTGTTCCAGGTTCTAACAAGTAATCTAATGTATAATTTAATTGATTAGAATTCTAGGAACTATTAGTATAAATAATCCCACTATCTAATACCAATTCTGGATTGCTTGTATCTTCATTGTTATATAATTTAATCTAATAGTTAGATAACTAATCACTTTCATTCTCATCCTCAAAAACAAGTGAACCAACTATATCAACATTGCTATTAGAAAAAATAACATCGCCTTCGTCAGGAAAATTAACTAGCTAAAGACTTGGTTGACTAATTGCGCGGATTAAGCAAATAGTTGACCATTCAGAGAATAATTCTTTGTTATCTACTAACCATTTATCTATTCCCACATCACTAGGTGGCTCTGGCGCTGTAGAACTCGTGAAACGAATCTATACTTTATAGTACTAGTTTATCTCGAAACCATTCTAAATGTCTTCAGGAGATATTTCAATATAGTACTAGTCAGACGCCCTGGCCGCGTCTCTCTTTACTTCACATAATTTTATTTCATTAGGATATTTTGTTTGTGCTAAGACAGATTTGTTTGTCTATTGATTTGAAATAGTTACTTGCGCGTTTTTATTAATCTCGTTAAAGCTATTATATATAGATAAAGAAAAATAAACGCGGCAAGTCTCTGTAGCAAGGAACGCATCCTGATACGTTGGCATTTGCGGCGGATATAAATTCATTATGTTCAAATCTGCCATTTTTTATCTCTCCTTTTATCTCTCATCCTTCGGTATTAGTTGGCGGCTATCTTGGTAACTTTCTTAAATCATTAACTAAATTCTCTACAAAAGAATTGCCATCTTCTTCTTGATAACATTGAAATCTTTTCTCAATACATTCTAAAGTAAAATCATCTATCCATCCGCGATGAAGATAATAATGATGCTTTTCTGTTACATAAGCCTTAATATCTTCTTTATCAGAATCTAATAAGATATTTACTTTTTTCATAAGAATCTAAAGGTTATTATTGATTTCGTTCTATTGTTTTAAGAAAGTTTTGAATTCTTGTTCTGTCTCTTCGAGTCTCTTTTCTAAATTACTCATTCTAGTTTCAAGAGAAAGAATCTTATCACTATTGGCTTTCAACTTAGCATCATAGCTGTCAATTTTGTCTTGTTCTTTCTAATCTAAAATTTCTTCTTGTTTAAAAGAATCAATTTTCTTTTTAACCCAATCTACAAAATTAATGAACTCTTTTACAGCCAAAGCTAATATGACTATAAAAATTAATATATCAGATATTTCATAAGTAGTCAATAATTCTAACATTCTCATTATCAGCCTCCTTCTCATAAAGTTATTTAAAAATAAATAAAAAAGATGGTCTAAGATAGACCATCTTCCTTAAAGTAAATATTAACCGAATATGATAATTGGACAGACAGGATTGTCTCCTTCTTCATAACCCATAGTATAACGGCTACCGCCGCCATTTCTAATGCGCCAACTAAGAGCGTCAGCTTGCAAACTAGACTCTTCTGCATTTATATCTGTTGTTATAGCTCCCTCTGTTGAGACAGTAGCTCCTGACGGAGTTTCCTTCTATCCATACTCAGAGTTCGTCGATAATAATCTAAAATACGTATTCCAAATAGAATTTTTGTCTGTTCCTGTCGAATATCCATATACTAAAGAATTTGGTAGTCTTAAACTAGTGTTCGCCACTGACTAATAGGAAACTTGATTTAAGGTTCCTTCCCAATATGAATTGGAATAATATACGGGGACTGAATCTGTGTAAGTCAATAAGTAATTTCCGCCTAGAGCAGTTGTTAATCTATTACGTATATATGGTAAGACTGTATTTACCATATAGTTATTATAATATCCTCGACCTCTTTGATAATAGCTTCCCATCTAAACAATTTCGCCTTGAATATTCTGTGTATCGGACATTGGGCCTATGCCAATAATCGTGTCTGGCCATAGAACTAGATGGTTAGTCGTTATGCCAACGTTCTTATTCAACAAATAATTAATATCTACAACTCTTAAATTAGTTTGAACACTTAAATTCTTTGTTGTCATAGACCGATTATAAGAATCCCAATAACACCAGGGAAGAGTCACAGGAATATAATCTCCTATATAAATATCATGGAAGTCTTTTTCTCTAACGAATTGAGCTATTTCTTCTATTGATTCAAAATGAGAAGAATCTAATAAGTTTTCAAATCTTCTTTCTGATAAATGGGCACTTAATTCGCTATCTGTCATAGGAGTTATAACTTTACCTACTTTAATAGTATGAGTCTATAATTGTTTTGAGAAACCAGATATTCCTTCTGAAGTAACAGTCCACGTTATAATTAGATTACCAGATTCTTGAGGTAAAAACTTATATGTCCGAGTTCCAGTACTCTATTCATATTTAAATTCTAATGATGTATCAATACTAGTCGTATGTTGTATCTTTAATTCCCCATTGATAGACTCGGTTGCATTTGCTGGAATAACTGTAATTATACAAGTAATAGTGTCACCAATATCACATTCTGTAATATTATCTACAACTTCAAGAGTTACATCCTAAATTGCAATATAAGCCTCTTTAATGGTGCCTGTAAAAATTTTCGTAACATCAGACCCATCTAAAGCTGATAAAGTAATCTTTACTGCTCCAATTAAGCTACCAGGCATAATAATTTTAATCTATTCAGGATTTGAATCATCTACACTAAAATCTTCTGGCAAAGTTCCTTCATAATTTCCTTCTTGAGAACTATATCCAAAATTATTTAAACTATCTTCTCCTGTAAAATAGAAATCATAATCATAAGTTTTCCAAGTAGCAGTAGAAGGATTACATAAAAAAGTCATAGTAATTGGATTATCTGATTCAACTGTATTAAAAGAGCTAGAAGAAAATTCCATATCTTCACTCTATTGCTCTACAGTCCAAGAAAAAGAAGTAATTGGTTCAAAATCTTCGCCTTCTGAATTTGATACCATAAGTTGAATAGTGTTTTGAATATTTGAGCCATCTGTAGTCGTACAAGTAATATAATATATACCTACATGGTCAGCTATTATGGTAACACGTTGGTGATTACGGTCTGTAGAGCTAATGTGTAAGCTGCCATCTATAGGTCTATATGACCATGACAATCTTTTGTTCAGCGCGTTATTTGGCATGACAGTTGCTTGAATAACAAATTCTTCGCCTTTAATTACCTTGTTCTAAGTTGGACTCTTGTTTAACAGTACCCAGTTTACTTTTATTACATCAGGACTCTGTATTTTTCTTATTGAAGGATAAATAGGATTGTATTGTCTCATTCAGAATATTGTTCCCTCCTTTTATCCTTTTTGACTTAAAATTATTTATATTGCTTCTTTCCGCCAATGAAGCCGCTTCTATCCGTTCATAAAGGTATTTATCATAAATTAAAGGATTAATAATTTTCATATTATACTTCTCCTCCAAATACAATAAAAGGATAAACTCCAAGAGGCATACTATAAACATTACTACTTGCTGCTTGGCTTGAATTTCCTTGCATTGAAATAAGTGGATAGCCGCTACTATTTACATCTCTTAACCAATACCAAGAGTTAAAAAGTGTTTCACCAAGAATTTCTGATGGGATTCTTATTTCTTTCTAAAAAACTGGGTTTGCAGTAAAACCAGCAAATTTAGTCGTAAAGATATTGGTCATTGAATAACCGCTATTAGATTGAGATGAACCAAACATATTATCTTCAGTCATTAAATCTACTCCATAACGAGTATAGTTCTAAGAGTTTTGAACGCTAATTCTATCTTGATATTCGACTAAGTGATTATTAAAAACACTCTTTATTGAATTAACTAATTCATCATCAATATAGCCTCTTAAATATGTATCGTTTGCCCAATCTTCCTAAAATGTTCTTGGCGAATTCATTAAGCATTTATCAGGGGCAAAAATTAAATTATATGATACGCCTAAAGAAGAAGTCTTATAATTAATATCAATAACTCTGAAAGTCACATTACTTATTGCTATTGGAGTGGCGCTCCAGCGAGAAGAAGACTCCATAGTACATATATAGCCCTAAAAAGTATCTACTGTAAAATAATCTCCAACCCAAGTATCTTCAAAGTCGCCATTAATAACGTGCTCATATAAATCATCAATAGAATCAAAGTGATTGTTTAAATCATTTCCGCGCCATGTTGCTTTATGCCTGGCAATAGTCTCTGCGGTAGATTGCGTGAAAGAAGGCTCCAATGGAGTTGTCGAAACAGTCTTTGAAAAAGTCTATTCTGTAGATAAACTATGGTCTACAATTATATAAATAGTTATACTCGTTAGACTCTCTAGTTCATCTTTAAGAAGAGTAGAAAACTAAAATGTCTCATTAAAAGTATCTGATAAAGAGCCTTGTATCTATTGACTTCCAGCAATAATGCGGTATTGAACAGTTTCGTACTGCGCATTAGAAGGAATTAAAGTAGCAGAAAACATCATCTAAGTATCAGTATTTAAGTCATATGATTCTTTGTCTGTTGAAATTATGACATTTTGTAAAGGAACTTCTTCAGGAATGTTGTAAGAAAGCTCATTCGAATAGAAAAAATCTATATCGGTTATTGCTTGCGCATCAGAAGGCTCGCATAATACACAAAAACGCAAATAATTATAATTTTCCATTGGAGAAGCCCATAAAGAATAATCAACCATATCATCAAAAGATATATATATTTCTTCAATACTATCTCCAGCCGTAACTGTTTGCTGAATTGCACTATCAGGAATTTCCTATACATATATCGTTTCATCATCCTGCCACTGAATATCTTCACTAGTCGTCCCAGTGCCAAAAGAGGCGCATAACAAAATAGTATATTCTTTAATTAATTCAAGATTAATCTATGAATAATCACATTTTAAAATAATGGACTCTCCATCACCATAAGTGCAAGACAAGGGACTGATAATTTCTAAAGAAGCTTTCCCCAAACTTCCTCCTGATTGGTATGCTTTAAAAGACAATGGATTAGTTATAATCATTTATTAAGCCTCTTCTTTTGTATATAATTCCCATCCTGCTGGATAGGCTTCTGGCGCCCAAACATTTCCATCCATCTTAGAAATATATAACTGACCATTGTACTTTACAATATCTCCTGTATTATATGCATCATGTGCGCCCGTTGGCTGTACCCAATCAGGATATTCATCTTGTGCGGGCGGAGTCTCTTCTTCTCCTCCCCCTTCGCTTTCACCATTAACCTGCTTCCAACCAGCAGGATAAATATCTGGCGTCCAAACATTTCCATCAATTAAAGACTCATATAATGTTCCTTGATAATTAACAATGTCACCTTTCATATATGCGTCATGCGCCCCAGCAGGTTGTGACCAAATTACATATCCACTGTCATCTAAACCAAAAGCCTCATATAATGCGGGCAAAGCATCTGGGAGCCAGTCACTTTGAGAAGTATGTTCAGATACTATTTTATAAAGCTAAGGGTCACCTAAAGAGTTAGTCCCATACGAAATAACTTGACCTGCCGCATAATGAACACCAGCTTGCCACTTAGGAAACGCAGTTGCCACAGAAACCATCTATTCCTCTGATAAAATGGTTGTTTGTGTATTTAACAATAGAAAAAGAGCTTGTCTAAACTGTTCTGCTAATATCTTTTTTTCATCTAAGGTCATTTATTCAGTCACCCCCAACAAAATATTCAATATCTCTGTATTTTCTTGAACGCGCGCGGCCTCGTCCTCTGGCGTATCGGGCTACTCTGGAACGTCGCCGCCTTCGCTTTGTTCTTTCCAGGCTTCGTATGCTTCAATATTTGGTTCGTAGCTAATTACAGTATTCCGCATAACATTCAAATTAACGAAGCCATTATATTCAAAAAATGTTTCTTTCTCTAAGCCTTCGGCCCATACATAATATCCCGTGGGTGTAAAAGGGCTATTCCAAGTCTACATTCCAGGATACGCGCCCGAAGGATTAGGCGTTGCACGAATAATTGTTTTCATTTATTTTTTCCTCCTTAACCTATTACCGTATAATAATAAGTTTGCCCTGATGAATTAAATTGATTTGATGCGGAACTTCCGTACCAAGTTATTCCAGAAGATGTTGCATTAATTGTTATACCATTTACAGAAGGACTTCCTGTCCATACTAAAGAAGAACTTCCTGTTGCATCTGTTATAGTAAACATCTTCGGTAAGAAACTTGTTGATATTGTGTTCGGATTATACTATCCGTATACTCCGCTCCCGCTATAACTGCCGCTTTCAATCTTAAGGCTTGCCGCCTCTGTTTCTTCTAATAGCGTATTAAAATCTTTGCCATCTCGTCCTATGACACACTGGCCTAGTGTGTAAGGCAAAACTGCTTGGCCCGCACTGTTTTGAAGTTGTTCAATAATTCCACCTGCTGGCGCGCTTATTCCTTCTATATAAAAATCACTTGATTGTTCTGCCGTAGTATATCCCTCCTTACTAGCTCTAATTAAAATATTATGCGTTGTTGCGCTCAATAATCTAGGATCAATGGGAACTGAAACGGATTCATCCTCTTCTAAATCACTTGCTTCATATATCTATTTATTATCTAAATATACAACTGCATTAATCTCATTCGTTGAAACGGGCTACCCAGTGATACCAATAGAAAAAGTATAATAGAATGGAGAAGTAAGCATCCCTAATGAATAAGCAGGTGCCGCGATAGTTAAAATTCCTTCATTAACTGTATAAGTATCTGAAACTGCATAAGGTCCCCACTCACCATAATCATCTTTAGCGCGCACTCTATATGTAACAGTTCCCCAATCAACACCTATTTCATCAGTTATAGATAAAGTATTTGCGTCTGTTGTTTGAAGAACTGAATAAGCGCCGCCATCAATGCTTCTGCTCCATTCATAATTAACAACTTCTCCATTTGGGTCTGTTGCCGCGGTAATTGAGATAGTTGCAGTATTATTCGCAGTTGCGTTAGAAGCTGTTACACTGCCAGGCGCAGTAGGGGGGTCATTATTATTAACCGTAGTTGTATTAGAATAAACATAATTGTCTGAAGTATACCCCAAATTATCACTTACTATAGCTCTTGCCTGTACAGTTCCTATCCCTTTAGGGATAGAAATATTAAAAGAAAATTGATTAGATGTCTCATTCGCGAGAGTAGTCCATCCGCCTCCGTCTAAAGAATATTCAACTGTATAATATAACGTGCCATACCTATTATTTACTGCATCCTAAGTTCTTGTAAGAGTCAATGAAATTGTATCTCCGCCTTCAGCAGTTGACGGCAAAGTTAAAGAAGGGTCTACTTCCTAAGCACTCTAAGTAAACCAATAATAGCGCCCATCATATCCAGTATCATACTCATTAGAAGAAGCTGATGATGCATACCCTAAGAGTTCATCTGCAACAAGTTCAGAATCTACATTATATTTGTATATATTGTAATCGTCTCCGCTATTTTTACAAGTTAATTGTTTGGAACTTATCTTCCAAGTTGTATTTGTATATCTTCTTTTAAAATAAAATATAGCATTTGAAGATATATCAACAGAGCCTGTCCCTCCAGTAGAAGATGGAACTATAATATAATCTCCTATATAATCAGATTCACAAATTATACAATATGGATAATCATTTGTGTCTAAACTTCCTATTGAATTATTCATATAATCAGTAGACATTACTCCACTATATTCCCACATTCCAGTATATCTATCTAATGTCATAGCACCTGCTAAACCAACTAATCTTACACTGTTAAAACTGCTGACACTATATGGAGTAGAAACTTCTGTAGTTGTACTAACAAATTCTGTAGTAGTAGACCAATAACTCCAAATATATCTTGTGCTCATATTATCTCACCTTAATTGTTATAGCCTATAACAGTAGCTTCATCTAAAACTCTTAGCTTTAAACCATATAAGGTATTAACTGCACGCTATTCTGTTCCCAAATTAGTATCCATTTCAATAAAACCCTAAGTAGCCAATTCTAAAGATGAAATACCTACAATAATTTTTCCTGCAACAATTTCTTTGACAACTAAATAATCTCCTGCTTGCCCAGAGCCTATATCTTCTGCGGAAGGACTTTCTAAAGCATTCACATCAGAAGCTGTTAATACTACCTGTCCAGTCTTTCCATTAACACTCTAAACAGATATAATATGATAACCACTGCCGTCCCATAAATACAAATAACCGTCTCTAATATAAATAATTCCGCTATCTCCTATTTCTGGAAATTCTTCACTACTTCCAACAATATAAACCGGAGATTTAATTTGCATATCAGATAGTCTAGTTCCATCTGACATAATAACTTGGTCATCTGTTGTCAAAGGATAAAAATATTGATTACCTATATTCAAAGGAGTCTAAGGTTTTAAATAAGTATTTTCTTCTGGCATTAACTATCACCTCCTGCATATACTAACACGCCCTAAATCGTGAATGGACTAGTCCATTCTTGAACCCCGTAAAATGAAATCAAATCAGTATTAGTCTCAAGATAATCCCAAGCTAAAGCCGCAGCTTCTTTATTTGCATCTGTTGCCGTTTCGTGCGACATCTAAATTCCCATCAAAGCATAATCAGAAGTTATTCCTTGGACAGACACGCTTGAATAATATAAATCATTACTATTCTAACCTACTGCCGCAGGTACTTCTAATTCAACAAATTTAGAATAAATTGAATTTATTGGTTCACCAGACACCGTATCTGCATCAACTAATGCAGCTTCCCCAAATCCTGAACCTGAAAAATCTTGTGTCACTCTTGCATTAATTGCGTCTTCTGCATTTTCGCCATCTGCCATATCAACATTAATAGCATCCGCGCCAAGAGAAACGGGAGTATCAAATTCTAAATCAGATATTTTAACTTTAAGTTTCTTTATTTTGCTCATTGATAACAAACTCCTTCTTGAGTTTCTTGCATTTCTCCATGAGAATTCTTAATATATTCTGGAACTTCCATATTTGAATTATCTTGCATATAATCAGGCGCTACTAAATGAGCTTTACCATTTGAATTATTCTTCTTTGCAAATTCTTCAATTTGAAGTTCCCATTGATATTGTTCAGCTACAGTCTAATAACGACTATATATTCCTTCCATTATAATTTTTTGGAGCATAGGAGGAATATTTTGCATTTTTCTTTGTAACCACCAATATATATCATTTTGTAAATTATATATTTCCTTTTCTGTCATTATCTTCCCTTAACTTTCTTCAGTTTCTTCTCCTGTCGGAGCATCAACTAAAATTCCGTTGTAAAATTGCATATTATAATAAACTTTATTTAAGGCAAATCCAACGGCGTGTTTAGTCTCCAAAGATAGAACCTAATATAATCCTGTAATTCCTGGATAATAACTACTCCCTCCACTAGATACATATAAACTTCCTGGTTTAAAGCGAGTACTATTAGCTTGTAAATATAAAGTTCTTGAAGCTATTGTCATTGAAGAACCCCCAACATATGTTTCTGGATCTCCATATAACTCTAATCCATAGCTTCCTCCATAAATGTATCCTTTGCGAGTATTATTATAATAAAAGTTTATTACTGATGACTAGTTGCCTGCTTCCAATTCAATTCTTCCACTTCGCTAAGAACCAGACTAAACAGTTATATTAGTAGCAGAAACTTCTCCTGAAGGAGTAATCTAAAAAGCACTCTATCCAGAGCCAGCACCGAGAGAAAAACCATCTGTTCCAAGATAAAATCCATTTGTATTAGCGGTAAGCTAGTTTTTGCTTCCACTATATAAATAGCTTCTTGTCCCACTTCCTCCAATGTGAATCTATTGGCTACCTTCACCTAAATTACCGACTTGCGCAGTTAGTACACCATCTTCATCTACATGAAAATTTCCATTCCCATAAATAATTTCTGGCGTAGTTAAATCAATAGCCATCCCAGATGAACCTTGTTGATAATTTCCGCTTCTTATCAATGCGCGGCCATCACTCGGGTCAATCACAATCTAGCCCTAATTGCGGACACCGAACTCCGCAGTACCAGTCTCCGCGTCCAAAAATATTGACCTTTGACCCCGATTGTACCCCATGAGTCCAACTTCTGACGTTAAACCGCTGCCGCTTCTAACTTCACCCATGACCAAACCAGTGAAGCTATTATCATCTTCTTTGCGGCCAGCCCCTATTTGCGGACTTAGTATAAATCCGCCTTCGGTACTAGTCTGGATAGTATTTCCATCCCAACCATTTAAGGATGCCAGCCCGTGCCTATTAATACCAAAATAAATAGGGATTAAAACTCTTCCAATCTCATTCCCACTCAAGAAGACAATACATTCAACTGCTACATTGACACATAGTCCGTCATAACTCTATGCAGGTTTAAATAAAGCCTCGTTCTTAGCTAAAGTATCATCTGTAACTCTAGTTAATAAATTAACATTCTGCCAAGTACTATTCTAATAAATAGCTCCTTTTATATTCCAGTTATAAGTAATATTGTTATTTAAACTAACATCAGTATCATTCAAAGTAACAATTATTCTAAAAGGATTATTATTATCATACTAAGGCCGCTATCCATCATTTGAATAAGTTACATAATTAAATCCACTATTCTTAGCTACAGTTATATTATAACTAGAATTTCTCATATTTTCAAGAACTACTGGCATATAAGCACAATAATTTACATCTTGATAAGTAACATTTACTTTTATAATATTTGCCGCATTAGTTTGATTCTATTGATAAGTCTAACAAGTAACTAAACCAGTATTATTAACAATAGACAAATTAGAATAATCACTTGTTGAATAATCATATTTATTAGTTAAAATACTCCATTCAACTGCGAATGTGCTATTTCCTCTCACACTGTCGAAAATTAATTCTCCATTTTCCCACAACTAAGCTCGAACCCATTGCTAACTAGCTCCTGCTGGTGTAAAATTTAACCTGCCTTGAGTTGTATTGTAAATAATTCTATCAGGCATTTCAACACCACTTGCAACATTAGGTACTATTTTACAAACATAACTAGTTCCATTCGTTCCAGGGTCGCCGTCTTTAAGGAATACAAAGTTCGTAGTTGCGGTCACAGTTGAACCGCCATAAGTAACAGAAACACTAATCTAATTATCAGTTTTTGTATAGCTATATGAGGAAGCGATGTCATAATAAAGTTCTGCGGCAGTCAAATCAGCTCCTTGTACAACAAGCAAAGTGTTGCTTTCTGGAATTTCCCATCGTATCTCCGCTTTTTCTAACTCTACATCGTTTCCATCCATCAAGAGTCTCAAACCAAGAGGCTATAAGACTAAAGGCACTTCATTAGCCTGGCTAGTAGGACTGACTCCATTCTCATCATATTTAAATACCTAAGTACCATTAACAATAGATAAAGATAAAAAGGTATCTTCTTCCTCGGAAGTTTCAGATAAAGTAATTGAAGCGGTCCCAATACTTACGCTGCCATTGCGGACTCCACATTTTATTTCAGTATAAGTGCGCGAAAGCTCACCTATGTTTACAGTATACGCGTTCCCGCTTACATCAGTGACGGCCGCGCCATCCTATAACCAAGTATAAGTATACCCAGGCTATTCCTCTCCATTTATATAACAAGTAACTACGGGATTTTCTCCGCCATATACGAAAGAAGTGCCAGTACTAGATACTAAAGTCACATTAGCTCTCTAATAATTCTTGATTTCTATTGTTTTAGAAATTATATTACCAGCATAAACTGCTACGCACTTAAAAATATTAACCTAAGCAATAGCATCAGTAAATTTAATTTCATAGTTGCTATTGCCTTTTGCCCAAGCATCTCCATTCTTTTCATTTAAGCACTTCCAACCTAGCCCGCCATAAGTCGAATAATATGCACTTGTAAGATTCACATTTGCGTCTTCAACAAACCAATAGAACTCAATACTAGCATCATCAATATCCATGCCCCTATACTTTAACTGCGCGGCAATGGGTAATGTATCGGACTCAGTATTAGCGTTTGTAAATACGGACCCCATTGAAGTGGTAAGACTAATCCCATAGCCTGTAAGTTCATTAGAATCCATTTTTGACGCGCTCTATAGAATAATATTCGAGATATAAATATCAGTGATATTTTTAGTTTCGTCCTATATTGGGAAATTGCGTACAAATGCAGTAATAGAATTAACTCTTACAAATTCTTCATTCCGTATATCAAAAAATGCTTGTTGCCGCGTGGGCTGTAAAAACCGATAAGGATTGCCAGTCATATTATTTACATTTATTGTATAATATCTAGTAACTTCCTATTCGCTTCCCGCAGCAAGAAAATCAAGAGCAAAGGTAATTCCATAGTCACCTTGGCTTTGCTGTTCCGCGGCCAATGTTGTTTGAAAGTCTGCGGCAATGTAGATACTCGAATGTTCACTTATATACTCACGAATAGCATCTAAATCTAATTGAATTACATTATCCGCGGCCACGCCGTTGTATGCATACAAGGTACGAGTCTCCGTATGGTAGGAATTGAAGGCCGCGCTGCCTGATACAACGCAATTAGTCCCAAAAAAATTGTAGGTTGAATCTTCTGAAACAGAATTTACATAAGTCTCTGCGTTTTTGTCTACTGCTCCTAAAATAGTTTTTTTATTCTCTAAGTTATTGTTAGGAACATGAACATAAACTAAAGTATCTTTCTTATAAATAACATCTTTATCTCCTGAATAAGCTGTTAAAGTATTGTCTTGATACTTTATCTTATACTCGCCAGTCAAAGCATCTGTGCAAGATATAATAGTTGCTTTAATCGTATTATCTGTCTAATTCTTTTGAATAGAAGCATCAATTAAAACCTATATAGCATCACAAATATTATTTTCTATTTCATTAGTCAATTCAATCATCTCCTTTAATCTCTTAAATCATATATTTTATATGCAAGAATTGCTAATAGTATTATATAAAAATGACCATAAAAAGAGCCGAGACAGTTGTCTCGGCCCCTCCTTAAATTCGCGTATCCATCGCTCTCTATGCAGCTATATTAACTAAATTGCTAAAGGCTTGTTGTATTTCGTCTCTGCTCGTTACATTAGGGAAGTTAGCTTCAATATGCACAGTCTGCTCAATCTCCTGCGCAGACGGACTCAATTCTGTATCCGCAGGACGACTGGCCGCAATCATATCTTCTAGTCTATTGTTTAAATTATTCTGAATAGCATCTGCAATCTAACGAGGTAAATCGCTATTTATATCATTCATCTCTCTTGTCTAATCAACAGCCTAAAGAATATTAGAAGTATCTTCTTGATTTAATACTAATTCTTTCTCATGCAGGACAGCAATCTTCCCCGTCTTACTATTCCACGCGCCAGTATAGCCACCAGTATCAAAGAATGTGTCTATTATTCCACCTAATAGACCTCCTCCTACTGCGCCAATAATTGCACCCACAGGGCCACCCAAGATGCCTCCCGCGATGGCGCCCGCACCAGCACCACCTACAATACCTAATCCAATGTCATTTTTTTCAGTGTCATCTGTAGGAACGTTTGAAGCAGCTTGTAATTCTAAACTTAATTGAATCTACTCATAAATAGCTTGGTTCTATGCTTCCAAAGTAGCCAAATACTATTGAGCCTATTGGTTAACAGAAATTAGCTAATCAGCCATTTCATCATAAGTATCAATAACTTCTTCATTCGCACCAATTGTATCTGTTATAGTAACTAAGATATTATCAATAGACTCCTAAAAATCTGTGAAATCTAATCCATCTATATCAGCTTTAGTCTACTCTAAAGATTCATTATAAGCGTCTTGAGCTTCCTTAATCTATTCTAACGCTTCATTTGCAATTACTTGGAATCCACCTTCACCTGCGATAGCATCTGCCATTTGTTGCAATCCACTGTCCCAAGTCTCAACTAAATTACTCATAAACGCGTTCTTCTCATCTTCTGTCATTTGAATAAACTGCTCTTTATTCATATTATACAATTCACTATATGCGGCAAAAGCAGAAGATGTTAAATTATTACGAATTGCTTCATTGTCTCCAACAAGCATATTTAATTGATTTTGATATTCTTCATTAAGCATAGACATATATTGGAGTCTTTGTTCTTCTGTTAATGTATTATCCATAGCAATCTATTTCATTTGCTCATTGTAATTCTAATACATATTAAATATATCTTGTAGATTTTGGTTATAATTATCTTTATCGAAGTTGTACAATTCGTTTTCGGCTGCGGCCAGCTCGTCCTCTGCAGACGATACTGCGTCTTCGTCGGCAACATACTCATATGAGTAATTACCGTTTGCGTCACGTCGTAGTCGCATAGTCGTTTGATTCTATTGAGCATTTTGTAAAGCTAACCGCTTTAACTCAATATCTAACAATTTTTCAGCCCGCTCAACATCATATTCGGTTAAATTCTCTTTATTTTCAAGATAAGCTAATTGCTCGTCCATTACGTCTCTTATCTATTCTTGCGCTTCTAAATTACCATCATTATCATTTATAGCATCTTGAACTTTAGATTGTAGCTAAGTAATTTCATAAGCTCTATTAATATCATCTAAATATCTATCCGCGCGCTCATTGATTAAATCCCACTAATCTTCCATGTAATCTAATCCCATGCCGCCAGTTAATTTATCAGTCATTTCAGCGAAGATAGATTCAACTGTGTTCTAGTATTTATCTATGATATTTTGAATAGCATCTTCAAGAGCCTGATTTAATTGTTCTTGCGCATCTTGTTGCGCTTCAACTACTTTGTCCCAAGCCTCGCCGCTTGTTTCGCCAGACTCAACCATTTTCTACTTTATTGCGTCCCATTCAGCAACGGCCGCGGTCAAATATTGTAATCTTCCGCTATTAGTTTTTTCTTCAAGGTCATAAAAAGCATCTAATTCTTCATAAGCGTCATCGCCATACAGCATAGAAATTAAATTGCGATTATGCTCAATTTCATTAGTAATTCTTTCATACTCATCAACTTGTTCTTGTAAGCCATCTCTAATTTCATCCCATCCGCTTAAATAGGCTTCATTAATTTCGTCTTCAAGCTCTGCAACATCAGTCATAGCCTCCATTAATTGAGTAGTATAATTCTCCATATCTTCAAGAGCATCTGCTAAATGGTCGCCATAGATTTCTGACTTCTCGCCAGCATTCATCTTATTGACTTCTTCTATAACAGTTGCAAGATACCCGCTCAATACACCTACTAGACTATTAGCATTGCTAATCGAACTTGAATCAAAAGAAGAAGACATACTAAAATCAAGCCCATTATAATATTGTTGAATTTCACGGAGACTTGCTTCAATCTAGCTAATGAAATCATTATCTGCAATATCATCAATGACATTGCGTCTAAATTCATTCCATTGCTTTTGTAAATCATACAAATCTAAAGTGACTTCAACGGGGACGTTAAATCTTTCAATTTGTAATTGAATCTATTCTTCTTGAATCTCTCTCCATTTATTAAATAGATTCCGAATAGTTTCAATAATATTGGTAATTAGACTAAGAGCTGCCATAACTAGCTAAATAACGCCCAAAGGATTTCCAGAAGCAGTTCCAATAATACCAGAAATCAAATTGCCTATAGTTCCTGCCTAGTCGCCTTGAGTTGATGAATTATATACTTGCATTAATTCTCCAACTTTTGTAGCAATATAACCTATATCAGTTCCAGCTTCTTCTAGCTTGCTGACATCAATACCTTCAATACCATAATCAGATTCAAGAATGTCATTGTATTTAGACAGTTCTTTCAAACCGCTTACTATTCCATCATAGTTCTTTTTAACATCTCTTAAATCTAACGCGGCAGAACCTAAATCTTTAATTCCATCAACTAAAAGAGTTAATTTCTTCAAATCCAGAGTCTCAATTTGGCTAGAAAGATTTGCAATTAAACTGTCTCCAACTAAATGTTCTTGCTCATCAGAGAGAGCAGATAGTCTATCATCAATTAAATCTGTTATATCTATAAATTCATCTAGTAAATCAAGAAGTTCACTTACCATGCTAAGTTCTTCACCAGGCAAGAGATTTTCTTTAATTTCAAGAATCTAACTATTTAAAGAAGCAATAGAAGTCTAAGCATCTTGAGATTCCTAATTCATAGTCTCCCAATCTGCAATTACTGCTTCCATAAGTGCAATCAACAGTTTCTAATCTTCAAGCTGTTTTGTTAAATCTTGACCTTCCTAAGATTCTTGTTCCGCACCAGACATTGCATTATAACGAGTTGCAAGTTCATCATAATAGTCTTTAGCTTCATTTAAACGGCTTCTATCTAAAACGCCAGTATCTGTAAAAGTAAAACCTAGACCAGTTAATTCTTGTGACAGTTTTTCTCTTTGTTGCTCCGCAATGTCTAAACGTTCTTGCTCTGCCGCCTTTAAATCTTCTATAGCCTTTAGCTAATCATTAAGATTCTTGACATAGCTTTTGCCATAGACCTAATCTTCCATTTCTTGAAGCGCTTCAAGATTAGCTTCATACTAAGAAATTTCTTCATTTATCTCTGCAAAGGGGTCGTCTCTGTCATTATAAAGGTCAATTTCTTTGTGATTAGGCTCGCTGCCACCTTTCTTACTTCCGCTATCTTCAACGCTAATCTAGTCAAATAAGTTAGGTACAGCATCAAAAGAGGCAATAGCAAAGTCTAATTTGCCATAAGTTTCATTTAATGTAGCTAAAACTTCTCTAGTTACATCAATTTGTTCTTGCAGTTGCTTATTTGCCGCAGTTTCATCTGAATTAAATAAATCCATGAACTCATCGGGGTCGATAGGCTCAATCTTTAATTCATCACCTAATTCAGGAAGTGTGCGGCCTCGCCCTCCTATATCATTGGAACTAACTATTCCACCGCCGCCAGTTGCCCTCTCGCCGCCAAAACCAACAGAAACTTCTCCTTGCATAGCTTGTTTGGTAGCTAACCCTATTTCAACAAGTCTATTATAATATTTCTCTAAGTTCTAAATTCTCTTATTGATTTCTCTTGCTTGTTGAGTTGTGGCATCACTTTCATCTAGCTATTGATTATGCAATGCAGTCTCTGTCGCGGCAGTTCTATATTCTTCTAACGAATCTGCTACAATACCAGCTTTATGACTATAATCTTCATCAGCTTGCAACTATTGAGTTAGTTTTTCTGCATAAGTATTATATAATTGAGTTTGTCTTTCCGCTTCTTCTAGTGCAGCCTACTTCTTAGTCAAATCATCTGTATTCTATGCTGCTAATAGCGCTTCTAGCCTGGTAGAAATTGCATCTATTTGATACCCAACTAAATCTCTTTCCTACTCAAGCTAAGTTATGTAAGACTGTCTTGACGCTTCTAATTCTTGCTGTTTTGCTTGGATGAAAGAATCTCTTTGCTGTTGATTTAAGCGAATCATACCTTCTGCGGTAGCTTCCGCATCAATCAGCATTGCTCCGTAGCCAGCATTTATAATAGCTTCGCCTTGAGCAACAGTGATTTCAAGTGATTCAGGAATAGTATCTAAAATCCGCTGATATTCACCTACAAAATCAAGAGCCTAAGTAACATCAGTTGAAATGTCATTCATATTGACTTCTACATTCAACTCATGCTTTTGCTATAGAATACTATTTATTGAATCTTCTAGTCTATCCGCGTTTACTTCAACATCAAAATCATGGACAGTTTCTTGTCCACTCTTGTATCTTGTCTATTGTCCTTTTAAAGCTCTTGCTCTAAGTTTTTCACTTTCCAACGCGGCCTCTCGTTCAGCACGTTGGTTGTCTTCAATCATTTCATTGATTTGACGAAGTGTTTCTAAATATTCATGAGAGCTCTTATCTTGAATTTGTGCTAATACCTAAAATTCTGATTCTAATTCTTGTAATGCAGTTAGCTAATCTTCATTTAAATCAGTATAACTGCCCGCGGCCAGCGCGTCCTACAACTCAAGGATTGAGCCCTAATATTGCGCCATTGAGCTTGCCGCGTTTTCAGCTTCAGCTGCATTTTCTTCAAGCCAGTCCGCAATGTTTTGAAGATTAATTATGCCAGAATCATCAGCCAAGGCCGCCATAAAATCTTCAATGCTTAAACCTGCTACCGCCGCCTCATTATTAATATCAGACCATAAATCCTCGCCAAATAATCTCTACCACGCACTAGTATCAAAATTATCTATATCAAGTTGAGGATTAACTTCTAATAGTTCTTGCCAATCTTCATTATTAGCTTGAATAGCTTCTTTTAATCCGTCAGCCACAACTTGCTTATAAGTGCCAGCCGCTTCATAATAAGATTTAACAATTTCTTGAGCCTTTTGGATACTTTCAGCATCGCCAGGATTTGTGGCTAAATATTCTAAGGCTTCTTGCGCCCTTAGACCTACTTCTTGAACATATTCATTATTCATCTCTTCAAAACGAGCTTGGGCTTCTTCTAAACCTTGTGCAAGGCTTTCTGCCCATTCGTCTTGGCCTTGACGACGCAATTCTACAATTCTCTTAGCTTGAGCTTGTGCCCAATTTTGGAACCCTTCAACGTCATTAGCTCCGATACTAATCATCTATCCATTAGTATCATTTAGCTACATTGTATCTGGGTCATTAACTTCCTCTAAGGTCGCATCTAATTGACCTTCATAATTCCTCTGAGAATTTTCAACTTCTGTCTATTGCTTTCTCTCAAGTAATTCAATCTAAGATTCAAGCAAGCTATTCTAAATTCTTAAATTAGTTATATCTTGCTCATCTACTAGGCTTTTTAATTCTTTAGAATTAATTTCATCTATCTATTGATTATTAGCTTCTAATTGACTCTATAAGCTTTCTAATTCAACTTTATTTTCTTCAATATTCTTTTTAGATTGTTCTAGCTATTCTCTATATTCAGCAGTAGTAGTGGTTGCTTCATCTACTAACTTAACAACAATCCCAATCGCAGCAGCTATTGCCGCTATACTGCCCAAAATAATACCTAATTGACTAGCTCCGCCAACTAAGCCGGCAATAGAAGAACCTAAAGTCCTTAACGTATCTGCATTTCTAGCCAAAATACCAAAAGCAGAGACTCCTTGCATCGTTGCATTAACAAGAGCAAACATAGTTTGAGTCATAGCTTCTGTTCCATTGATATTCTCATCCGTCCAAATGCGGCCCAACCCTTGTATTGACTGGATTGCACTAAATACTGACATACCTGCGCTCGCGGTATCTATTAATGCGTTTATAGTATCAGAGTCTTTAACCAATGATGAAAATTCTTCATAAGCAGTTTTAGCTTTTTTCGCACCATCTTCTATAGTCTTAGATGTTCCATATGCAGCATCTTCAAGCACTTTAAAAATTAAGCTAGCTTGTTCCATGCCACTACTAGAAGACCTAATAAGATTATTTACTACATTTGTAAAATCTCTTCTTAAACTATCATCATTAATTAATCTTTCGCCGCCTTGACCAGTTGCATCTGCCTGACTAAGAATGGCTCTAATACGGTCAATACTTTCATGAATTACTTCATACTAGGCGCCCTAACCATCTAATTCTCCCTCTTGGTCCTCTAATGTCTTTAAAAGATTCTAAGCAGTCTAATATACTCGTCCATATCTATCATTCAACTCTTCTGTAGATATAGAAGCTGTCCAAATATCTTTCTACGTTTCTTTAATTGTTGCAGAAACAGATTTAGTAACAGTATTTAACCTTTCAAATCTTTCTTTTGCGCTGGCCGCAGCCGTTTGTAAAGCTAAGTTATCTGATTCAGATAAATTGTTTAACCAATCAGTATCATAATGGCCGCTTCCAGCTATAATTCCATTATTAGAATCCTGTTGAGTAATAACACCCTATTCTAAATACTAAAGAGCTTTCTACCTAGCTTCATCCCATGCGGCGGCAGTAGTTTTAATTTGTTCAATTTCTTTAATTAAGTCTTGTGCTCTTTTAGCTTGACTTTCAGTCCAAATATTGTCATACTACTGAGCCTGCGTTTGCATCTTCAAAATAGCATTAGTTATTTCATCGTAATGACCTGCACTTAACGAGTTAGCCATATCTAATTGCTATTGAGAATTTCTAATCTCTTGAAAGAAATTCCTTATATTAACAACTTGAGCATTTAAACCAGAAGCTATCTAAGTGCTAAATACTCTAGTAGCAATAGCCCCTAAAGTAAGAAGAGCTTCTTGGCCACCGCCTAAACTGTCTACTAATTGAGTTACAAGATTTACGACTGCGGCCAAGGCATCTGCCCCAGTGTTAATGGTATCAGGGTCAAGGATTGAGTCAAATAAATCTTCCCATTGAGTCCCAAGCTGCTGAAGGTGCGCCCGCGTAGACTCCATGTAAATATCTTGTTGCTCTTGTAGTGCGCCTTGTGCATTATTGACTGCGTCTAACGTGCTAGTATACATATCCCAGTTATCAAATAACGCAATCAAATTGTTAAATTGACGAGTTCCCGCCATCGTCTGTGCAATGGAAATTTGCTGCTCGCGTGTAAAATCAGCCCAGTTTCCGCCCACCTCTTCAATGACCTCGCCCATATCTCGTAATTGGCCTTGTGCGGTAAGGACATTAATGCCCAATTGTGCCATTTGTTTTGTATAGTAGTCTAGTGTGGCACCGTCATCGCTAATCCCTGCTTGAATGTCACTCATCCGTGAGTAAATGCTACGCAAAGCTGTGCCAATGGACTCAGGGGCTTGCCGCGTGATTGAAATAATTGTTGCAAGCTATGAAGCCAGCTATTCTTCACTAACGCCCAAGACGGCAGCAGTAGATGCAACTCTACTCATACCATCTGAAAGTTCTTCTAGGTCAGCCGCCGTGATAGCCGCCGCAACCGCAAGTCTGTCAACGTATAGTTCAGCCTCTTCCGCGCTAACTTGGTATCCATTCCAGACTGCAGTTAGCTATTCAGAGACATCAGCCGCATCCTATCCAGTAACATTCGCAGTCATTAGAGTAACACGGCTCCGTTCAGCAACTTCTTCTGGGTCTAAACCTTGCTGGTAATAGATTAAAGCGGCATTAGTGTATTCCGTGGTCGCCGCTCCCAATCCGCTTGCCGCATCATTAGCTTGCGCCGCGAACTCTTCCATTGCGGCCGCACTCTCTCCCGTAACAATACGAATATCATTTAAAGAGCTATCTAGTGACTTAACATATCCATACGCCTATTCGACATTACCTGTTAAAGTATTAATTGCGCTGGACGCAATATTCCACTTTAAAGTATTTCCTAATGTCTAAGCCATTCTGTCTAAAACAGTCTATGTATGCTCTAGCTAAGTATTACTTCCTAAAACTGCATTAGAAACATTTCTAAATGCACTTTGTCCTTGTACTCCTGCCTTATTAAAAGCAGCATATATCTCATCAAGAGTCAAGTTAGATTCATCTAATATCTAATTGAATCTCTATATGTTTATACTATTTAATTTTGGATTAAATGCTTTCTCCAAAGCATTTTCCACTGTAGATGCCGCATAATTGATACTAGCCAAATCTTGATTGACTTGGTTCATATCTGTAGTATCTACATTAATCTTTAAATAATCACTTCTAGTTAAAGTACGGATAGACTCTAATTCTTTCTTTATAGAATCTAAGCCTTTTCGGTCTACATCAAAACCAACCTAGAATCGAATATTATTTGGCATATCCTTTATCTCCTTTCGCGCAAAATAAAAGCCCTTACAGACTATTACTGTAAGGACTCAATAATTATTTTGTTTTGACCACAGGCATTCCTGCTTTAATCGCGGTATTCATTAACCCTTTATATTTATCAGGATTAAAGTTCTCAACAATTTCAGCAGCTTTTTCCGCATTTCTAGGCATATCATTTACCATCTTATTAATAACTGCCGCCGCAGACTTCTTATATTCATCTGTTTGAGCAATTATATTTTCTAGCGCATCATACAAGAAATTATATTCTTGTTCATTCATTGCCTCAATTATCTTCTCCAAAATGCCATTAGAAGAAAGAGCATCATATAATTTCATTTCATCTTCCTTTTGTTTCTAGGTAAAAACAATATTTGTATACATATACACAATATATAAATGAAAATATACGTCTGCTAACATATGGTCTATTCCATATTCATTCTATGCCTTACGGAGCGCCGCATATATCAAATCAGATTTATCTTTAATGGGTAAATATTGAAATACTTCAATCTCATTTTCCCCAACTTTAATCTTATTAGTATTATCATTTACTTTCAGATTAAGTTTATTATAAGTTATCCTATTCATCTTTCTTAACTCCTTTGTCTCCCTCTTAGGTTTATTATACGGAAAAATTTTTAAAAAGTCAAGTATTTTATTTTTTAAACTGAATACTCAAACTAAAACCTATTTGCTTTTGCCGCAATCCTTGAATAATATTAGCTATTCTGTAAGCAACGCCCTGCTCTTCAAAAGTGTTATATTCATATAGCATTAAATCATTCATCGTCTAACTTAACTCAAAAGCATTATTATCTGTTAATATATTGTAGGCCGTCTTAACATATACTCGTCCTTGAATAACATCAATAGCAACGAAAACATTAGATTCTGTTACGTTTTGTTTCAGCATATTGCCATGAACTAGAGCTTCATATTTCATCTATTCTAACAATACTGCATCCAATTCTGTCCTCGTTCTATTGATAGACATATTCTGATTGTATAAGCATTGACAGTTAAGCCAATGATTCGCAAAATTATTCTATGTTGATAATAGCTAATACATAAGACTAACATCTTGAAGATGGGGTTTAATTACTCCATCTCTAGGAGTATATGCTTTTACAGATGCGTTAATGTCTCCATCATCTAACTATATATTAACGTCAACTTTATCTTGTGTGGCAATAGCACGATAAATATTATTATATTTCTTTTCTAAAATAGACCCAACATCTTCTCCAAACATACTTTTATCAAGAGAAAAAGAAGTCCTTGCATCACCAACAATTAAACTATTTAAACTCTATTCTATTGAATTATTAACTTGCTGCTATAATTTCTAACCAGCTAAAGCAACAACCTTCTCGCCCCAGATTCCGTTTGCTTCTGCAATCGCCGCATTTAAATTGAACTTCCTTAATAACTCTTTTAATTTAACTAAAGTATTCTTACTATTCAAGTCGCTTTTAATATAAACCTCTTTTATATCTTTCCTATTAACAAGAGAAAAGAAATCATCAAAGTTTTGAATTAAATTATTTATGCTTTGCGGCGAAGCAGTTTTTCCTTGATTAAATAATCTTATCATTCTATTTATCTATTCATAAATTCTTCTTCTAACCTACATTGCCTTATAAATATCAGGTTCCTTAACTTCTGGATTCCTTCTTTTTATAGTTCTTCCTTCTATTGTTGCAGGCACAGCATTTGTAAAGAAATCAACAATTCTCTGTTCTGCATTTTGGAAATTCCTTGAATAATATCTATTTAAGGCCCGCTCTTCTCTTAATTCTTCATCTCTTGCTTCATTTGCAATATAAGTTTCAAGAATCTTCAAGTTAGGAGCGATAGCAGAAGACTATGCGGCCAGTCGTTCTAGGCGTTGCCGATTGCATTGTAGCTATTGTTGGTACGCGACTGCCGCGCTCTCAGACGCAACTCCCGCATGAATCCTATTCGTTCCATATCTTAAATAATTCTCAGCGTGTAAATGGACATACTCACCTAAAGCACTCATGATTTTCTCCCTTTACAAAAAAGGCTAGGCCCGCAAGCCTAGCCAATATAGTATTTACTATCAATCATTAACCACCAGAGAAGGAGTTCCATTCATTGTAGAACAAAAACTCCTCTAAGGTTAGCCTGCCGGATCCAATGAGTCTTTATCCGTATCGTCTTTAAAGTCTTCTGTCTCGTTATGCAACATGACAGAAGTGCCCATGGCATCTGCTGTGGTGGCATCGTCCAGAATCTGAATAACGCACAATACCTGCTTAGGATTGAATAGGGTTCTACCAGGGAACGCGTCCATGGTGAATGTAAATGTACTTGGATCACCAGTTGAAGCCATTGAGAATGTGAAGTTAGATTGAATTTTTACATTGGGGAATGTAATAGTAGCAGGCAGGTCAACACCGTCGCTCTGTCTGCGGAACAGAGTATCTGCTTCTACATAGAAGTAACCAGCGAAGTTCTCAGCATCAATCTGCAATTCAGAAACCTCAGAACCCTTCTTGATAACATAGCAGTCAATCATAACTGACTTACCAGCATCCGTAGTAAAAGTACCAGTTAGTTTCTTACCAGTCTCATCAACAGTAACGCCCTTCAGATAGTTACCAGTGATTGAACCATCATCTTCTGTGAAAATAACGAACAGAGGAGCGGTATCATCAATCTTATCATTCGTAGCTAAAGCATCTGTGCAATCAATTTCGGTCGCATCTACGACTGCGTTAATAGTAGTGTGATAGTGAACAGTTTCGTCGTCTTCTGTACCATACTTAATTAGTCCTGCACCAGACAGGATACTGAAGCCGACAGGTGATAGAAGTGCGTCTTCAACGGTAAATGTTAAAGTTTTCTCACCTTCCCAGGCAATTAGGTTCGTATTACCGCGCCCACCGGTTGCGTATACGGTAGTTGCCGCGCCCTCCATTGTAGAGGTTTTAGCGGTATCAAGATACAAAACGGGTTGGTTTTTTTCAAAAGTTGTATTACCAACTCTCATCTTATTTTTTGCGCGGAAAACTACATTACAAATTTCTCTTACGCCAAATTTCATAAGATTATTTTCCTCCTTATAAAAGTATCTTAAATTAATTAATTAATTTAATATATATCTTTCATCCAGAAATCAACATCTTTTAAATCTTTAGCTCCTGCTAATTTCTGTTTGACATATATATCATATTGTAGTTTCATTTCATATCTCTTATAAATATCATACAGCTAAGGGATTGTTAAATCTAGTATAGTATTCATAGACATCGGAAGCCCAACAGACAATATTGAAATGTATTGAGCTAACATATGAATATCCTCAGTTTTGCCTTTAGTCTAAGCGACTTTCTAACGGCCTTGCCGCAGTTTATCAGCTATTTTATCTGCTAAGGCCCCTTGTGTATTATAGGTAGTTTCTTTTTTACCTTCTAAGCAAAAAATCTTAATAATAACTTCCTAAAAGAGCTGAAATGATTTGTTATCTATTTTATATTCCTCTTGATTATCTAACTATACCAATTTTATCTAGTTATTCTTAAAATCAAGAGAAACCTAATAGATAGGAAATAAAAGAGTTAATACGGAAAGAATCGCATACCTATTTATTTGAGCTTGCTTTTCTTTCGATTTTAACATTAACATAATTATATCAAAATCTTTATAGTCCTATAATCTTTTTCTGTCCACGGAACTAAGATTATTCTTTGTAAAAGTTAAAAGTTCGCACCCTGTAAAGAATTTTCTTTCTCCTATGTAGCCAATTTCTTTCAATGTCGGCTAATGAATAGTTATCCGCTCCATTGGAAAAGGAATGTCGTTCCCAGATAATAAAAGCAACTTATCCATCTAATAGCGGCGTCTCCTAAATTTTATCGTCTGAACCATGAACAGCTCTATAACTTAAAGTATATCCTGCAAGGGCTTCGTCTAATACTAACATATTGCATCCTAAGAATTCAAGTCTGCCAATGCCAGTTAATTTGCATTTATTCAACATACCATCTATATAGCCAGCAATCTTCAATGGCCGCTATCTAAAATTGCCTAAATCCCAATAGTCATTATGACATAGAATATCAAAATTAATAGTGCAATCTCTAAATTCAGGGTTAGATGTGCTTGAGAAGTTATCAAAACCTATAATGATATAAGATTTTATTTCTTCATGTTCAGGCATTTTTATCTTAGGAGAAACCTTTAAATATCCTTTATCAATAAGTGCGGGCAAGCTCATTTCTTTAATTTTTTTTGCATACAAATCTTTATTAGGTGAGTTGTCATCTAAACAATCTTTAGTATTAACAACTAATAATTTTTTAAGATAATCGCTATAAGGACGACTCTCAACAAATAGTCTTTTTAGTATTATTTCAGCATCCTTCTCACAGGATAAAAAAGAAGAAGTAAAATCTATCTTTTTCATAGCTAAATCTTTGTGCATTATATCTTACTCCTTCCTTCTCTTAACTCTCTATATTAACAGTTTTCTCTGCTACTGTCTATCCATCTTTAGAATAAACAATAGAAAAAGAACCTGCGGAAATATTTAAAATTACCCTCACAGCCATATTATTTTCTTGTAGAATAAGCAACTTTTTACGTTTTGGAATTTCTACCCATGCCCCAAAATTTTCTGGCTTTTCCGCGTCCTCAACGTAATAAGTTTCATCCTCATAAACAATAGACCAAATACCTTGTCCGTCGTTATTCATTATCGTATAGACCTATTCGTCATAAGGTTGTAATGCGGCGGGGCCGTCTATGTATGTACCGGTTGGGTCCTGGGGTTCCTCGGGGCGAGTCTCGCCCTAAGAGGCATTGGCCGCATCTTCAATGGAGTTTTCATAATATTCATCTAAGTAGACTTCAATTATTCCATCTCCATAATAAGGATTGACTGCCACAGTTTGCCAAGTTTTCTAAATATCCGTCCCCGGCTCCCCTATCTTAACTTTCTAAAATCTGTGAAAATAATTAGTTGTATTTTCATCTTTAGTAATATACATTACCAAAGAATAATTTAAGTCATTCCATTCGACTCCGCCCTTCTAGTTCCAGGTAATCGAAGTCTCCATGGGCCCACGTATATAAGTCCAATATTTTTTACCATTAACTTCGGTCTACTAATCACAACGTCTAATCTCTGCGCGAAAATATGCGTCCTCTTCTAAATATTGAAGATAAATTAACCATTTCGTTCCGGTTTCAACCCATTCAAAAACATCGCCCACCTTTATATTAAGAGGAGCTAGTCCCTATGTTGTGGTACCGCCCGCCGCGATTTCATCATTGAGACATATATCAGAGTAAGGAACGGAAAGAATCTTATCATCATAATCACCTTTATTTTTATCAGGATTAATCAAGGCTCTAAATTTCTTTGTAAAATCACCATTTTCATCCATCAAAGCAATAGTAACAGACTAATAAGAGTAAAGAAGAGCTTTCTTTAAACTTCTTTCCTTATCTTTAATCATCCTTTTCTCTTGGTTCTATCCACCATAATAATTTAATCTAGTTTTTAAATTATTTAAACCTGACATAAATCATTAATAACCTCCTAAATTAAATTAAGGCACTCAAAGATAGTTTTTCTATACATCATAAAATCTTCTGAATTAGTTAAATGCCGCAATCCTTCAAGTTTACAAATAACTGTAAACATTTCATCTTCATATTGAGATTCCATTAAGCTCTTTAATCCAGAAAATTCTTCTATTATGGTTAATAATAATTTTTCCCAATCTGTTCCTTCTTCGCGGCAAGGGAGCAATTTATAAATCTAGTTAATAAATCTTTTTAGTTTTGCCACAATGGTTTTATCTTCAAAAGTTAAATTGTATTTTAATTCCATGGGTTATCGTCTCCAACAATAGACCAAAAAGTAGAACGCGGAACTCCATCATCATATATATCGCGTCTCTTATATAAACGTTGCAGATGGAAGCCTTCCCGCTCATAGTCTTTCTTTATAGCTAATAACTTCTACATATGATTGGCTTGGCTGGTGAATTTAAAATCCTCAAATATGTTATCGTAAAGTTTTTTATCTTTACTTCTTACAATTCTTATTCTTGTAAGTTCGGCATATCTTTTCATCTTTTCAGATGTTTTAGTCTCGTGGGATTCATATTCTTATTATAAAACTAATTCATAATAAGTTATCCTCCTATGCTCTGCGCGTGTTAAATCTTTTAAAATTTAACTTCCGCTCTGATTCCCATCTCAGGGTTCCAGTTTTTTACTAAAATTTTCATTATATAATTTCTTATATAAGGGGCAAGATTCCTTACCCAGAGTATTTCATCCGTACATTTTCAATACTCGCAAGCTAATATCCAAGCCATTCCACTATCATATAAGTAGCTAATATATTAATTTCTTCTTGTGTTAATCTGACTAAAAATTCGCCTTGTTGATAAATATATATTGGGACTTCTTCATGATTACTTTCAATTCCATTATATATGGCAGCATCCTCAATTTCTTGAATTTCATATTCATCTAGTCTGACACGTGGAAACTCAAACTTATGAATAGCAGAAATTAACAACTATTCTAACATTCTATAAGTATCAAGTTCTGTTAATTCAAGATAGAGGTCATCTGTTATCTTAGATAAAAAACTGTCATAAACTTCTACAAAAGGTGTTGTGCCTTCGCGATTCATTTTTCAACACCTCCAAAATATTATTTCTTTGTCACAATCGGCGCGGCCTCAGTCCTACGCATTTTGGGACTAGTCTTATCTTCTGTCAGGTCGGGTGTCGATGCGCGCCGGGACGGCTTGGCCGCATCATCAGGCTCTTTTTCCGCTTCTTCTATTTCTATTGCTTTTGTTACATCAAAACCAGTTTTCTCTAAAATAGCTTGTCTCTTCTGAACATCATTCAGCTTAGTTGCGACCGCCAGCTGCTTAATTGAATCAATGACGCCTTCGGGCGCGAAATCAAGGCAATCTAAGAACTAAGCCAAAGTACCTTTCTTAAAGAGTTTAATAATTTCTTCATCAGTATAGAAATATTCTGGCTCAACGCTATTAAGCAATTCATTTACAGCTTCTTTGCTGTCAATAATAAACTGATTTTGAAGAAGATACATCCCGCCAGGGATATAAGATAATTTTCTTAGCTCTTCCATTGAAATTTCTTTCTTTTCACCAGGCTGGAAGATACGTCTAACGCCTAAATCAGGGACTTTATAGCCCGCAACGCTGTTAGTGCGATTCTTAACAATTACTTTAGTATCATTCATTAACATCTTAAATAAACTCCTTTATCTCCATTTATAAAAAATGAGAGGAATGAACTTCCTCTCATGTAACCTTAGTCAGTAGTTCTCTTCAAAGAGGTGTTCTTATAAACGCAAATATTGTTCGTCATAATTGCGCCAACGCCAACCTTCTTATAAATTTGAATTTCTCTTGACCAATCCTCATTTTCTACTTCGCGCATATGAGTCTGACCTTCAAAAGCAATCTTGACAGGCTTTTCAGAGCCAACAGGAATGATGAAAGCATAAGATGGGTCTAAAACCTTTACACTATTAGTTTCATCTTCGTAAGACTGATTCAAGATAATTACGTTGTGACCTTTGTAATTAGCTAGATGCCCATTGTTCCACATCTGGTCACGCATATTATCAGAAACCCAGCCTTCAGCAGGCACCATTGTAGCAGCGAACTCGTAAGTACAATAGATTGCGCTATGTCCGTAAGAATCAGCAATAGAAATCAATCTATCCATTTCAGCTTCATCAAAGCTAGTCTGACTTGACACATTCTTAGCAGGCAAGTCATTTACGCCAGCAATCAGGGCCCGCTCAATTTCAAGATAAATAGCCTCGTCCAAGCCTTCCATAACGATGTCCAACACATCAGACATCTGGATGCGGCCATCCAAGAACTCTTCAAATCCAATTTGAGCAGCTCCGCCGAACGCGCTAGTCTCAACTGTATAGCTCCGACCATCCAGCTTAAAGACTTCATACCGACCAGCCAGACCTACTTTAGTAATGAACTGCTTAGCGCGTCTCTTGGCCGCAGTAGTAATTCTTTGAGTAAATACAGGTTTTACACCTTGAGGATAAGTCTTAATTTCAGCAAACTGTTGATATTGCTGATTAACCTTCTCTGGCAGAACGTCATCAAAGACTTCTTCCATGATTGAGAATACCAAATTTTTATTATCTCTCCAAGCAGCAGGACTTGAAGTCAATTCTCTTAGTTCTTTGCGGAAAGCGTCATTCAAATCTGATGCGCTATATTTCTTATCATTGTAAGAATAAGCAGTAGGATTAGAAGGATTAGCATTAATAGCCAGCTTACCCAAAATAACTAAATCTTTTTTATTCATAGCCATATAATTCTATTCTCTCCTTTCCTAAATTATTTAATCCGCATTAGTTTTAGACCAACTTGCATATCAGGCATGGTGTAAACCTTAACAACCTGCCATTGCATATTAGCATCATCTGTGGTAGTACCACTATCTGACTTGGTTAAATAGCCAGTAGTCTTATTAGGAGCCAAAACATCGCCAACTACATAATCAGTAGTAACCATTTCAACTTGAGCAGTTCCACTTGTATTAGCAACATTCAAGCAGTTAGTAGTAAAAATATCACCAACATTAGTCTTCAATAGACGAGGATACATCTGGCCTTTAAAGGGGCCTAGACCATCATGAGAGATAGAATCACTACCAGGAGTATAATTCTCCTTAATCATAGCGAAATCCTTATAACTCTCTCTCCATCTATCATCATACAGTTTGACTTCATTATAAACGAGCATCCATTCGCCTTCGCCCGCGAAGTCAACAACACCATCTGCATAATTATATTTAGCAAACTGGCCATTCTCTAAAATATTAATACTGTCTGCGGCAGGTAGTTGAGCATAAATCTGGCCCGTCCGCAAAGCAGACAGATGATTAGGTTCAACCTGACCGAAACCAATTCGATTCATTGCCATTGACTCTTTTCCTCCTTATTTATATTTTGTTACTATTGTTATGAGCATCATCAATAGCCTTCAACCAAGCAGGAACGCTTTCTTCTGCTTGTCCGTTTAAATTATAAACGACAGGCTCTTTTCTAGTATCATTATCTTCTTGCGCGAAACTAACCTTATTTCTCACGCAGATAACCGACAATTTAGACTCAATCTCATCATAAGTATATTTAGTCTTATTGTCAATTACGTCTTTCTTATCTTCGTCTGAAAGCATATAGAAACTATTAATTAGTTCATCTTTTTTCTCGTTTTCGACTTGACTCTTAAAAGACAATAGGTCAGCATTCTGTGCTTTTAAAGTAGCATTTTCTTCTTCAAGTGCATTATATTTGCTTAGAAGTAGTTGGTACTCTTCCGATTCTGTAACAGGAACTTCTTGATTCTCATTACCATTATTTTCTACTCCTTCTTCATTATTTTCTTGAGTAGATTCGTTAGGATTGTCCAAATTTTCTACTTCTGGCGCGGCGACCGTCTCTGTATTTTCGAGACTAACTTCTTCTTGCACAGGTTGAGTCTCCACGGTTTCAGTAGCGGCGCCCGCATTTAATTCAGATTCCATGCCCTTTTCGCTCCCTTCCTTAATCTTTTTCATATCTTCAATCATTGAGAATAGAGTCATTCTAAAGTTATTGTCCATTAAATTATAATCCTTGGCCGCGCTAATACTTGCTCCTTCAAAACAAGGCTCAACGTCATCGCCTAAAATACACAGCTTAGAAAAAGTTGCATCATTAATAATAAATAGTTCGTAATTATTATTGATGGCTTTTGTCCATTCACCTTCAAGATTCTCTATCTCCATAGATTGTCCTTTATCTTCTTTAAGAATACTCGCACACTCTTTAAACTAAGTTGTCCAAAGATAGCCTTGTGTCATTAAATATTCTCTTTCAACTTGCTCATTATCAACAAAAGTCTAAAACCAAACCTTCGCATCGGTTGCCACAAATCCGTAAGGAGTAGTTAATTTATTGAATTTAACGCCTTCTCCATCAATAATTATCTAATCTCCATGGTCGCTAAAATCTTCTTTAGACTCAATATAGTATCCCACGATAGGAGTCCCGCGTAAAGACTTAGCCATTTCAGTAGCGACTTCTTTTGATATATAACTTCTATTGCGATTTTCACCAATATATAAAACTTTAATATCACAATTAGTAATACCTGGATTAATATCATTCTAAGTTAAATTAATAAATTCAGGTTGCTTAATTGTTGAAACTGATTGATGCATTAATGCCATTTTTCTTATTCACCTCTTTAACTCTAAGACTCTTGATTCTAGATAGTTTTTTCAGCTTTCTCGTCGTCCTCTTTCTCTGGACGGCCAGCCTACTTATCTTCATCAGTTACCTATTTTAAACTATCTGCGTTCATGGTATTTGAAGTCATTGGAGGTACGAATACTGCAACCAAATTCAGAATATCATTCTCAAAATAAGCATTTGATAAGATAGAACTCTAAGATTGTCCAAGAGCTAATTGAGGAAGAATCTTCGAATAACCCATTTGAGTCTATTCTTTATATAACTTAGATAAATCTTTATAATTATAAATGGTTGTTCCAAGAAGCTAAACTCTATAATAAATTTTCTTAGGATTAGTATTAAAAGGCTTCACTAAAGTATTTAAAAATACTTCAAACTATTGAATTAAGTTATACATTGCCGCTTCGTCATTCAAAATAGACTTCTCTAAAGCAATATTACCATCTGTGTTGAATTGCATCTAAGAAACGCCAGCTTCATTGTACACAGACCGTTCAACTTTCTCCAAATCATCTTTTGAAGTAGTTGTCACATTATCAGCTAAGTCCTCAACTGATATATCAGCAAATGTTGTCAATACATCCAAACCAATAGTAGAAGATAACATTTGTTTAGCATTTCTATGAAGCTGCGCGGCCTCATCAACATCAAATATCAAGTCGCCGTTTTTATCAATAGGCATCTTCTAAATGATTAACTTTAATAACTGCTATTTCATCTTTTGTTTATCTAAACCCTGCGCTTCATCCAAATCTATAATGGCGGGAATGACAGAAACAAAAGCAGGAAAATCTTCACCATTAATATTAAACTTTATTGCGGAACCAGGTTCTAATAAATACCATCCAGATACATCGCCCGCAAATTCAGGCGGCAGGCGGCCTTCCTTATACATAATATATGCTTTCTTAAATTCCTTGGGGAAAGCCTCTAACATTTTCATCTTTTGGGTTGTATCTCTGAACATTTCATCAAAGAAACGAAGATTAAACTCAATTAATGGAGTGCCATCTGCCGCAGTAAATCTACTTCTACAATAACGCGGCGGCAGCTCCTGTACGACGACACTCGTGTCTGTATGTATGATGTAGCCGTAGTAACAACCTTTTCGTATAACTTTCAACGCGGTCTCGCCTAAAAATTTCTTTACTCCAAAGTCGTCTAATAACTTTAGTACTTTGTTAAAGTCTTTTAGTACTCTCTCGTTTCTTACGGAATCAGAATTTATATAAGGAGTGACCATCCAATCATATCTATACATATAAGCCATATACCTACATAGACGATTATAGATACCACTAGTCCTATAATAAAAATCTGATATTTCCCGCATCAATCCATAGTTATTATCTTTTATAGCTTGCAGAATAACATCTTTATTACCAAATCTATCGTCAGCTCGTCTAAAAGTGCTAATATTATAAGTTATATCATCTATTGATTTAGAAGCAATTTTTATTTTGGCAAAATCGACAGGAATATATTCTTTATTATTTTCTCCAACTAAGTCGAAACCTTTTTTCTTTATTTCTTCTAGCCTGTTCTTTATAATAAAGTACCTCCTTTCGTAAAAATTTTTAATAGCCCGCAGCCTTCATGATATAGTCATAGCTAATCTTGTTATAATCAGTATAAGGAATTAAAACTAATTTAATCCCATGTTTTTTGCAATATATGCGCTTTTGCATATCGTAATATTGCTATTGCCGCAAGCCCGCATATCCACCAAATTTATCTTTTGGTTCATAATGTTGAATACCTTGAAATTCAATCAAGAAATCAATATTCCCAGATTCATCAAAAACAGCGAAGTCAAATCTTAAAGGATTGCCTCTCGTTGAAGTTAAATCTGGAAAGCTATATTCTTCCTAGAAATCTAATCCTTCTGCGTTCAGAATATCGTATATTTTAATTTCTCCCCTGGATGCTCTCATCAAGGTATCCTCCTCTCTGTATCTTATTCAATATTAAAAATATAACCTTATCTACTTTTGTCCACTAACATTTATATATTAACATATTAATTGAAAAAAATCAAGCCATTAATATCGAAACCTTTTTTCTTTTTCTTCTTTTCATCTTCTAGCTTAATATAATATAGACCATAAATGAAAGCTGAAAATTTATCTTTAGGAATTGTTCTTGAGGCTTGTTTTAAAATAATATTAATTCCTTCATTAGATTCTACTAAGTTAAGAATCTATTCTCTCAAAATCGTAGTTTGAACAAAAGGACGCAAATATTCATTTCTTCTTTCCAAAGTCATATCTTGTCCTTCTTTTGTTTCAAGTAATTTGACTTTTGCAGTAGCTTCATCTACTAAGAACTTTATTCTGCCGCCCGCCATCTGAATTTGCGCATTAGAATAAGCCTCTGTATTAAATGGCATATTAGCTTTGATTAAATACATAGCATCTTGCACCATATCTCTTGTCTTATATTTTTTATATAAGCCATCATCATCATTAATGATACCAAAAGGCGGCAATGTGTCACCTGTTTCAGGGTCTACTTGAGACTTTACCATGAAGTCAACTAGCCCCACACCGAGGCCATTCGCATCAATCGCCATAGCTTGAGCCTAAAATCGCAAAAATATGCGTTTCAAGTGTATAGCTTGTTCTTCAAAATGCTCTGCCTCAAAAGTAAAGATATTAACTAGTGATTTACTACTTGCAACTCCTTGCGTTCCAATATTCACTCTAAACACGCAACATTCCGTGGTACATCCAATGCGGCCCACGTCTACGCCTAGCACATAATAAGTATCACGCATCCTTGAACGAGGGACGCAATACTCATACTCCGGTGTTTTCAAAACACGGCTTCGGTCAAACTTTTCCCCAGAGTAGAACGCATTTTCCGCGTCTCCAGTCCATCTACTTCTATACTCTCGATTGAACGATTCTTCACTGAAAGTATCCTGTAATTTAAGTGAGTCCAAATACTCTGCACTTTGCAATCCCTCAGCAACTGGGATTCGATACGTCCCGCCCAATATCATGGCTGAGTCTGGGTCCAAAATGGACTAAATCAATAGCTCAATCAACTTGGCATAAGCGAACTGATTGCGATACCCTGCAGTCGTGATGAATACCTAACTCTTATTAACGCACTCCGATCGCTCCATAGACCCGTCCGCCAGCCGCCTATCAATGACAGTTGTAGGAATAATTATTTCATTAAGGGCGGTCTGGTCTACTAAGATACATTCTTCTACTGCGCCGCCTGTCCGTCTCTGGCCTCTGCTCTTCTCAGTTGCGCTTAATACGTCAATGGATGAACCGTTCTTAAATAGATATTTAACATCTTTAGTAGAAGTCTTAGATTCGCCGCGCTCGCGTCTCAATTCATTATTTAGGGCGGGAATCAATGTACAAATCTGTTCAATCTTTGATATGGTGATACTAGCTGCTTGTTCTTTCAGTATTGTTATCCTAAAGGCTTTTTATCCTTTAGTTCTATTGCTTTCTATTCGCAATAGCTCAGCATAACTTTTCATCTTCTTTTCAAAAGTAAGATGTCCCGGCCTCGTGGAGAGATTATATTTATTCACTCTCTATGCGTTGCCCCTGACCAATTTTTAGCCTTCGGTTCTGATTAGCATTTCAGCTTTCCAGCTTAATTCCGGGATTAAACTTACTAAATTTCTTTAGCAATCGGCAAACTTTTGAATTTTATGATATTTACTTCCATTATTTATAAAATCTAAATAATGGTTATATTTTCTATCCAGATAGATAGAACAATCTTTGTATATAAAATTAAGAAAATTAGATACGTCATTTAATGAATAAAAACTATAACTTTTTGCTCCATCAGAACGATGAACATTTTTTATAGTTAAGGTTTTCTATTTTATAGTATCAGGTAAATGATTTAATGACTCTATAATAAAGTCTTCTGTCCCAATGTATCCTGCTTCAAAACACTTCTCTGTATTCGTAAAATGACCATCTCCATCAAAATATCCTCTAATGAAATGTCGAATTAAGTGTTCTGGAACTTGATTAGAAGTGGGGAATTTCAATAGCAAAGATTTTCTAGGAATGCATCCTAAAGCAATTAAATCATCTTTCATACTTTGACTTCTAAAAGAATATCTATAAGATTTTGTCTTTTCCCTATAAGATATTTTATTATCTAACCCTATAAAATTTTTGAATTTCTATAAATGGTTAAAGTCTTTTTCTGCTAGACCAAGCTCTATTTTAGCCTCCTTTGAGCCTACACACCCATCAGCATAAAGAAAACCTAACCAGTATGCTTTTTCTTCAGTATCTATTTTCTTAAATTGATTAAGGACGTTTTTATTGCTCACTTTAAGCTCCTCCTTTGATTTTTAATAATAAATATCAATTAAAATAAATTCACCGCCCGTGGTCACAAACATCTCTGCGCCCGGGTACAAGATACAACGCAACATCAATATCATCATAGTGAGAAAAGATTTAGACGAACCGCGCGGCAAAACTACATAAGTATACCTATGCCGCATCATAATTCTTAAAATAACTCTCTAATAAGTATAAAACTTAAATTCACTGTCAGGCCCTTTTATATCATCAATAAAATAATCTGGATATTCTCTATAGAAAGCAATTAAAGCGCGTATATTGTCTAATTGAGCTAATATCCTTTCTTCGGTAATTTCATTTCCCGCATATTTATTCTCATCTGATATGCTTAAAAGAGACTACAGGTCAAGTCTTTCTTCTATCATCAATTTCATCTCCTTGCATTTGCATATCTTCTGCTCTTGATTGCTCAATCATCTCCATGTACTCTAGCTTACTTTCTACAGACTGCGCACTAATTTCATCCAAGTTAATCCCTTGCTTGGCCGCCTTCTCTGCTACGGCATTTTCTTCGTCTAGCTGCTTGCGCCGCTTAATATAGTTTTCAATTTGACGTGCAATAGATGGGTCTTCATAGATGAGTGCTCTGTTATACCCCTTTAAATCCTTAATAACAGTATCCAGTATATCATAATCAATAGACAAGTCATGTCTGGGAATAGCGCCGCCCATCTTCTCGCAATATTTAACTAAGTTACCTACAGAATCTATAAAATTAACTTTAGCTTCCTTTTTCCGCTATGCCGCAGTAAAGTTTCCTGATTTACGAATTGAATCATAAACCTTAGAAAGTTTCTAGTAAGAATCAATGTCGCCGCAATCAATAGCCTAGTTCATTTTAAGGTATGTCTTACAGCACAAAATAAGGCTTCCTTCAGTATCACTATCTACTATATCTAAATCTTCTTTCATTCCCTTATATTTGCGCTCAAGCTCTATCTGCTCACTAACTTTATAAGCATTGCCCCATTTCATAGCTAAATACACGCGGTCTTTCTAGGTAAGGCCCGCGGCCAGGTCTGGTAATTGAGACGAATCAAGATAATCTTCCTCTTTGAACATATTATTCTTGCCGATTACTTCTTCTATGGATGGCAAGTCCGGGCCTTTTTCTTCGCGCTCTTTTTTGATAGATTCCGTCTACATATAAGTTAGGTATTCAGCCTCTGGAATCTTACCTTCGTCACGGTCCTTCCGCAGCATGGCTTCCCGCGCTTCTATATATTCTTGTCTCTTCTGCTCAGCCGTTTCCGCCTTAGCTTCAAGCTCGCCCGCAAGGGATTCCGTATCTGCCCACCGGTATTTTCGCCATTGCCCCAGCTTCATAGTTGAAAGGTACTTGCCAAATACGACGCCAGAATCAAACTTGTCAGGGTCTTTTTCGTACTACTTATCTCTTAAGTTATTCCATTGCACTGGAATATATGGAACATCACATTTTTCAAGAGCCCAAAGAAAAGTCTCTGGATTATAAGCGTCCATGTGCATTGTAAAGCATGATTTACATAAATCTAATATGTCGCCATGCTTAGTCCTATAGAATTTATTTATTTTTAAGGTTTTGCCGCATTTTAGACATCTCTTTGTGTCTTCTACCAAAATCAAACCATCATTTCTATCTGCCATTATCATCTCTTGCCCCCTTCCTCTCTATATTAATTTTTTTTCTACATTCTTTGCAAATACTATAAAAACCATCTCTGCTTGAGGAATTTCTTGAAAAAAACTTAGGATTGATTAACTTCTTTTGTCCACAGCGCGTACATACTTTCCAATTCTCTGGCCGCTTGTCCTTATATGTGTAATACCAAATTAGATATTCCTTTTGATATTCTTCCGCAAGAATTTTTGGGATTTTGTTTCGCCATAAATCTGAAATATGTTCAAAGGAAAAATAAATATTATATTCTTTATGGATTTTTTTCTGGATTTCCGCGTTAGTCAGTCCTTCCACCTTATATACTAATATACTAGTTAATAGGGGATTTCCGCGCAAGCTCTTCTTTATTAAATTATCAATCTCAAACAATAGCTAAAGAGAATCCTCGCCGCCCTCTATCTTTAGTTTTTCATAAAATTGTAAAATATAAGAAATATGTAAAGGGTTAAACAAGGAGATAGCATTTTTGTCAGTGTTTTTTACTTCGCCTGTTTTCTTATCTATAATTATATTTTCGTCATCAAAATCAAGATTAATGTGTTTATATTCTTTACTCATGTCAACAAAAGAAGAAACAACTCCTATGCCTTTTTGCCTAAACTCATTTCTTAACACATACTAATCTTGCCGCATTTGAATTAACTATTTATTTAAAAGGAAACGCGCGCGGCCAGATGCTTTTTCTATTCTTTTTTCAAGCTACTTTATCTCTTGTCTTAATTCTCTTAAATTAGGAACTTCCTCAATGTCTTTTTCAGATATTTTATCTCTGTTAGGAATATTGGACAAAGCAGATTTACCAAGAGAAGACATCATGTTATAGATACCATCTTCGCCACTCTCTAATTTACTTGCAAGACCTTCATATGAAGTTTCGCGGCGGCCAATGGTTATTTCTCTATTGGGGGAAAGTATTTTGCTATTATCCATTTCTTTTGTAAAAATTAGATAATCTGCCATCTGCTCTAATTCTTGCTAAGACCATTTATCTTTTGTTTGCAATATCTATTTATCTAAGTATTCTTTTCTTTCTTCAACAGTTTTTAATGAATAATCTAGCTTCATTAAATTATATCACCTCCTTTTTATACTTCTAGTATATCAAAAAAAAACACTAATATCAAGCGCGGCCAGCCGTTATACGAGTCTTAACCTAACAGGGGCAAAGGGTAGATAAGTAATCGTTTTAAGTCGTTTTTGGGAATTGATGTGAGGTGTTGGTATTGGAATTGAAAAGGGAAAAGAATTTAAGAATAGGAATTAAAAGTTATTTTCCGTTTTTCAGAATTAAAAAGTGATTTCCTATGGAAAAAGAATTTAAGAATAACTTTATTCGTTTTTTAGAATTGGAAAGTGATTTCCTATGGAAAATGTGGTGTACATATCCCTTTCTTCAAAAAAATAAATTTTTTTCCCAGAATACTCCCCCGGTATGTCACGTAGACAGTAAAGACTGGCGGCGCGCTGACTGACAAAGCGCGCCGCTTTCTGCGTGTCTGTTAGCTGTCACTAACTTACTTCACGACACTAAACTAATGAACTTCATCACTTCATTCCTGTAAAGTACTAAAGCTAGAGTTAGTTATAACTAACTAACTTCATTACATTAAAGTATTAAACACTATCACTTCACTGGACTAAAGGGGTGGTTAGTTATGACTAACTAACTTCAGCGCTTTACTGCGTTGAACTACATTACTTTACTCAATTAAACTTTATTGCATTAAAGCAATAGCTAAATGGATTGGGAAAGCTTCGGTTAGTTATGACTAACTAACTTCACCAAACTAAAGCAATGAACACTACTATACTAAAGTGATGCCTCATCAAAGTGCGGGGTTTCATCGACAGACGCACTAAAAATTTCTTTTAAGAATTTTCAAAAAAGCCTTGACAAGAAAGGGCTGTAGTGGTATAATATAATCACAGAGAGGGAGACAAGAGAATCCCAAGAAAAGAAAGAGGTAACAAAAATGATGTTCAACGAGAAAGAGTTTATTGACAGCCTTCAGAATATGTGCGAATCCGAGCTGAATGCTTTATGGTTTGAAATCTCTGATAAACAGCACCAGGCCATCCTTGAAGAAGATGACCATATGGATGAAATCTGTGGCCGCAAGCTCGACCTCATTGATGAACAGCTTGCATATCTCGACCATGAAGAGGAAATGGTCAAGGCATATGAAGAGGAAGAGGCGAATCGGTTCGCTGCTTAATCTAACACAAGCCCGCTGAATAAGCGGGCCTTTTCTTATATGGAACGCGGCCAAGCTCACTATAGCATTATTAATGCTAGTCCTAACCATGCATGGACGAGCGGCCGCATCTTGTTTCTTTTCTATTGATTCAATAATAATATTTTGTTATAATAATAACAGCAATAGAAAAAAGAAAAGAGGTGAGTTAGTTAGATGGAACTAACCGTGAAGGATTTAGCTGCATTGAACATGGTACTTGCAAATACAAGTTTAATAGATTTGATTCGCGCGGCGGCCGTTGGATACAAGGAATTAGCTAAGACTGACCCAACAAGTGACGCAAGCGAATTAAACATTATTTGCACAGCAATCCTTGCTTCATTGAAGTGAAGCGTCAAAGATAGATACCGTTAAACGCGGTATCTAATCCGAACCTCGGTTAGTTCGTACTAATTCACACTTTTTTCGTGAAAAACCTAAGTTAGTTTAGTCTAACTAACTTCCCAATTTTACCGATTAGCGCTGTCAAACTAACCAACTTTGTTGAAGAAAGCTCATCTTTAACATGAAGGAAGTTCATTCCTAAAATAAGAAAAAACCTCTTGACTTTTCTATTGTTTGTGGTATAATATAATCAGAAAGAGGAAAACAACAGAAAAGAAAAAAGAGGTAACAATCATGAGAAAGCACTTCAATATCTGCAAACTGAACCAAGACTTGTGGCCCGCAGAAAGAATTGCCGGCTCTGTTTACTGGGAGAACAAGAAGGCCGCTGAATATGATGAACATCTGCGGAATGAACCTTTCGATGTAGAAGGCTATAAGGCGGATGTCCGCTATAATGAACTTCAGGATGCGCGGTTGGAGCTGTAAAAAGCCCCTTATTTTCAAAAAAGAAAAGAGGTCTTTACCATGATGAACAACACTCTCGACAAACTGAACACTCTGAACATCAATGAGCTCAACACTGTTTGGAGCTTCATTAACAGCATCTCCGAGGACTTCACCGCGGCGGGCGAGGACGCAATCAGCGAAAAGCTGGACGAACTACTGGATACCATCATGGAACATATCGAATACCGCGAGGCTGAAATGGAAGCCCTGCATGATATGGAAGAAGCTGAACGCAATAAATTCTTTTAAGGGCGAAAGCCCTTTTTATTTTTGTTCGTAGTTAGTCGTGACTAACCCGTGACACGCAACTCCCACTCTAGTATACCACATTTTGAAATAAAAATCAATAATAAAAATAGACAAAAAGCATCCTAAAACCTTGTGCATTTTGCCTATTGCTTTTTTAATTGAAATATAGTATACTATAATCACTGAAAGGACAAACGGGAGGAGTAGAAAATGAAATACATTATCTTTCATGACAATGGCAATGGCGCCCAGTACGGGTTCACTGAATATAGCCAGCTTGAGCTGGATGAGCTTTATGGCGGCTCGATTGAAAAGCTGATCGACTGCTATAAAGAGAAAGGCATCCTCATCTACAAGATTGAAAGAGTGGAGGAACAGTAATATGACTGCTACTTGCGTTATCACTAACAATTACGCGCTTCAAATTATCAATATCGAGTATAAGGCAGATGATGAATATGCTATCATGCGGGAGCTCGGTCTGGGTAATGAATATCTCACTACCAGCAACAAGATTCGATACAATGCGGAGGGGCGCGCTTATGTGATGAAACATTGCAAGCGTTACTTCCTGGATGAGTTTATCCGCGATAATATATAAAAAAAAGCGGCTGGGGATAACCCTGGCCGCAGAATTTTTATCTTGACAAACAAGATGATTTTATGGTATAATATATGTAGAAAATAAAAGACGATAAAATATTCGACCGCCTAATTTTTAAGCAGTTTTGGCGTTTCTACGCAAAAAAGATTCGAGCGGCGCGCTCTCTGTTGAATCGCGCCGCTTTACACGACTAATCCTCTATTATATCACTTTTCAATCAAAAAGTCAATACTGAATCTTGCACAATATTATCCTGGAATGTTTGTGCATTTTGCTAATAGACACACCTACTAGACTGTGATATAATATAATCACCAAGAGAAAAGGAGGACTAATTATGGATATGGTTACATACGAAAGCTTTTTGGAGAATCTGTCCGTCATTGTGCGAGGTATTGCGAATCTGATTCAGGAGGCGGAAGAGAACACTGGAATGCCCCTGCTTTGGAGTCCTTTGGAACCAGATATCATTAAGAGAGGTGGCCTTACCCATACCGAATGGGGCATTGGATATACTAATTCTAGTCCCCTTCAGCAGGCGATTTTGGAACATCTTGACGATGATAACTATGTTGTAGAATTGACCTACAAGATTGACTCCTTCGGGAATGACGTTTATTCCCTGTACATTGGATATTAACGAGTTACCTCTTTTCATAGGTGGGGCGCGCATACCATACCACGCGATTTTCAAGAGGGTTTATATTATGTTCATTATTATCACTGAACTTTCGTTCTCTATGGCACCTCTGCGCTCTATGCCTTTCGCTTCGTACTATGCGGCCCGCTACTTCATGGCCGCCACCCCCAAGAATCCAGATATTAAACGACAGTTCATTATGAATCTGGAAACCGGTGAAATCTTTATGTAAGGTCAAAAGGAGTCTATATGATGTATACTTTGACTATTTATTACTATAATCAGAAAACTAAAAAATCTAATTTTTCTAGTTTTCGATATAAGACTGCGGAGAGGGCCTTCCAGCATTATCAACAAGAAATTATAAAGCCAGAGGTGAGGCTTGCCCGCATCTACCGCGGTAATCAAGAAATTTTTATGTGGCATAAAAATATTATCTGCTAACTTTTCTTCTAAAGTATGATATAATATATATATTAAAAAAAAAGAAAGGCGGTCTTATTATGGCAAAGAAATATGAAGTATACTTTGTAGTTACTGATGCAAATGGCGATAGTCGCCCTGTCGTTATGCGAACTTGGGCAGAATCGCCCATTGATGCAATTAATCAGGCAAGAAAGCGAGACAAGACCGCAAGAAATATTGTCTGTAAAATTTATATTCCGAGAGTAAAATAAAAAATGCTTGACAAAAATAATAAAGTATGATATAATTGGCGGCGCGTTTTTATTTGACGCGCGCCGCCATTTGCATACTCCCTTCTATTATACCATTTTTTCGCACGAAAGCCAATAGACAAAGTAACTAATCTTATTCCCAAAACCTTGTGCAATTTGCTAATAGACAAAGCTACTGCCTTATGATATACTATAATCACAAAGAGAGAGAAAGAGAGGAACAGATGATGCGTAACTACAATGATTTTGAGCAGGAAGAACGCGAACTGACCCATATGGCATATGCCGCAGGGATTAAGAAAGCTGGCGAGTTGTCCGCAAACAATCTCAGTGCTTTTGCGGTTTGGAGCAAATATGCGCCGGATGTGTGTTCTCTCGACATTACGGACGTTGATTGGCTGAATGGCGTTCCCACAGTAGAATCGTTCAAAGATTATGAATTTAACAATATGGTCGAGTATATCATGAACAGTGACGCAAAGGTATTCCTTATCGTTTATGCACCCAACGTCAAAATGTATGCCGTTACCTTGGGGGAAGTCCGCAAAAGCTAAGAGGTGAATATAAATGCAAAAGGCAAAAAAGAAGCGTCTGTTTATTGGACGGCCTTGCCGCTTCAAGAATCACAAAGCGTATGACCGCGCAAAAGAAAAGCAGATTGCGCGCCAGTATATGAAAGAGAGGTACTAATATGATTTTGTCTATTGCTTCTGGTCTGGCTTTTATGCTGTTCTGCGTGGCTTGCGGCATTATGGCTGTTTTATTCATGACTTATCTTCTTACCAAGCCTTTTGGTAAAATGCATCTGGCTTTTTGTATCGCGGCCATTGGATATGGCGCGTACTACCTTAACTCTTTGGGGTGGCCTTGCGCATAACCTCTTGACAAACGAATCTCTTAGTGGTATAATAAGAGCGTAAGGAAGAAATAACAAATGAAAGAAAATCTGCTTGGCAAAATGAATTATGAAGCGCTCACTATTAGGGATTTTCTTCGATACTCTCCTAATGCAGTAGATGATATTTATTACCACTTGGATAAAATGCATTCATACGAAGAAATGTACAAGGAACTTTTTAAGGAAGATATTCCGAAACCTACTTTAAAGAATATGACGCACGCAAGTATGATGGTTGATAATTGGGAGAAAACAAGGAGAAAGTAATAAATGGAAGATAATTTTATTAGAAAGTTGCTCTTTAATCGGATTGAGTATTTAGTTAAAGATTTGGAGAATGACGCAAAGGAGCTCCCTCTTAATAAAGAATTGGTATTTTATTCAGAAGGAAAACTCAACGAGTGTATCAGAATCTATTTTAAGTTGTTCCCTTTCGAGTCCCTTCCAGATTCTCTTTGGGATGATGTCCTTCACGCATGGAGTCTCGTCAACAAGAAGGAGGAGGAGTAAAAATGAAAAACAATAGCAAAAAGAAACGCGGCAAAGCTCAATCAAGACCGCCTGTATTGCGTCCTGTACGCTTCACGCCTAAAACCGCATATAACAGACAGAAATTTAAGAACAAGAAGGAATGGGAATAAAAATGATTAAATTTTTCAATCCCGAAGTAGCTGACAAACCTATCACCAATTTTAATGATATTATCAAGTATATTCTTCATCGTCAAACTGCGGGCTTTTCTTGCGATACGCAATTTGAAGCAGATATGCTCGATTACATTATTAAAAATGAAACATATGGGGAAGTGTATAAACCGGGCACGTATTGGTGGGTAGATGATGAAGAGAGATATATTCTTGAAGATGACATAGGCCAGTTATAAGAACGCGCTCAAGGTAGATAAAAATCTGTTTTTGCCGTAATTTTTTTGATTTTGCTATTGACAAACGCCGCCTAACGTGATATAATATAATCACAAAGAGAACTAGACAAGAGAAAGAGGCAATGAGATATGATGTGTGCAGAAAAGGCAATTGTTTTTGATTTAGATGGCACTTTAGTAGACTTGTACTCCATTCCTAACTGGCTTGAAATGCTGCGGGCATATGATGCCACACCTTATATCGCGGCCAAGCCCATTTATGACATGGCGAAGCTCAATCAGTTGATTTCTGAACTGAAGTCCGCGGGGTGGCGTATCGCAGTTACTTCTTGGCTGTCGAAAGAAACTACTCCCGCATATGACGCGGCAGTCCGCAAAGCAAAGATTGAATGGCTCGTCGCACACGGTTTCGCTTTCGATGAAATCCATCTCGTCAAATATGGCACTACCAAGGCAGACTGTACGAGGAATAAAGCAGAATATCAAATTCTAGTGGATGATAACGAAAAGGTGCGGGCGGGGTGGCACCTGGGCCCCACCATTGACGCAAACCATAACATTATGGACGCGCTCGCCGCGCTTCTCTAAGGAGGTTTTTATATATGGAAATTACTATTACAGACGCTTTCGATATTCTTGAAATGACGCTTGACTCTCTGGACGCTCCTTTCGTTGCAAAGGAAGCCTTAACTTTTATTCATGAATATTATAATAAACTTTCAGGTAATGGTGAATCTCGTTGGGACGACGAAATGGCAAACAAAAATCCTCATTAAATATTGCGTGTCGCTCAAGGAATTGGGCGGCGCGCTTTTGACCAACCCGCGCCGCTTTTTCGCATAGCTACGTCATTTTCTTATTTTTCTTCTTATCTCTTGTTAAAGATTTAACAACCATTTTTTCCCAAAAAAAAGAAAGCAAGCGCGGTTCCCTTTCGCCTGCTTTCTCCGTCCTTAACGTTTTAGTTTAACTTTGTACCAGGAAGAAACAAAAAGTTAAGTAAAAATAAATCACCTGTGATTTTTTTCTTATTGCTTGCCAATTAAATTAAGAGAAAAGAAAAAAATCTAAAAAGATATATCTTTCTAGTTTTAACCTGCGTTTCTTCTTAGCTAGCAACAGAAAAAAGCAAGTATAGGGAAACTAGAAGAACCTTATTTAATTGCGGGCGGGCCTCTAATAAAACTAATCATTTTATTTAGTCGCTACTCCTCCAATACCCGGAAAAATCTAGGATAACCGGTTTAGAATTGAGCCATCCAACATTATTCCCGTGCAAGTCGTTAATTCTATTATCAATAATAAACTTCTCTAGTTCAAAGATGGTTTTCTTTCCGTATAGTCTCACGCAGGCACTCAACCACCTAGAGCTAATATTTCGGACGCGAAAATCCGCATTCTCTCTAAGATAGTTCATGATTTTGGAGCAAAGTTTCTGATGGAGTGCACTTCTTGCAATTCGTTCAATTTCATGAGCTTTTGCCGGAGGGATGTTGCAATCTGCAAAATCTACTTTTTCTTGAATAACGATAGGGGTATCGCCCAAGTAACAGAAAAGTTCAGTTTTAGGAAAGAATTTTTCTAGTCCCAGTTCAACCGCCTTCTTGTAAAGCTCAACTTCCCTTTCACACTCGCCGCCCCTATTTCCATCTGAATCAATACTATCCATTTTAAGGACGAAAGGATAATCAATAAAATACAGTACATACTTAGAACAGCCATTTTCCCTACTAGCGCGAAAACCTTCTGTCTTTAGTTTCCGCCACAGATAATTAAAGAAAGCCCAACCATCATCTGATTCCGTGCCCGCAAAACTAGACCTTGCTTCAACTAACGAGGATTTAATTTTACAGAGCTTTTCTTCACCTATCATCTTTGACCGCATCTCTTGATGACCTCCTTTCGACACTCTTATTATACCACTAGTCCAGCAGAAAAGCAAGAGAAAAAAGAAAAAATAGCAACTTGCACAAAAACTGCGGCCATGCCTTGTACAATTTGACGGGGCGCTTTCTAATGCGGCGCCCCGTTCTACCATTATATCATACTAGTTACCTTTTTGTCAAGGGCTAGTCTGCACAAAACATGGACGGCCGCATTCCCAATAATTCGTCATTTTGACTATTGCTTTTTCAGGTCTAGTGTGATATAATAAGACCATGAAAGGGAGGTACTAAAAGATGAAAAAAACCTTTGATATTGCGCATTCTAAAAAGGAATGTCCTATCTATGATATTTCGTGTCCTTATTGTGATTCTAATGGCTATTGTCATATTAAGAATCCAATGCGTGAATGTGATGATTACTTTGCATACCATGAAGGGGAAGAAAATGATGAATGATAGTGAGATTTTGAAGTATCTACTTCAATGTCTTGAAGCAACGACCAAGGAAGAGAAAGAAAAAATTTCTCAAGAATGTTGGAAAAAAGCTCTTGACAAAACGAGCCCTATGTGATATAATATGAATGTAAGGAGGTCAAGATATGAAATACACTACCGCTCAAGGTGCAGTCTACAATATTCCTGACGAAGAACTTGACAAGATTGTACATGGGCTGGGATGCAGCCAAAGTGACGCAATTAGCGTTTGGCTGACTGACCATTCCAAAGAAGTCAACCCTGAACAGGAAGCTCTCGACCAGAAAGCTAATCAGCAGAAAGTCAAGCACAATGCAAGTGCGGGGATTCCACGCGCGCGGAACGCACCGCCCCGAAAAGAAAACCCGGAAAAGCGCAATCTCATTGCCGCATTTGCGCAATTTCTTGAACAATATGAGGGGGTAGAGAATGTAAGAATCAAAAAGCTTGAACGTGAGGTTGCGTTCAAGCTTGGCGAAAACGAGTACGGTTTAACTTTGACCTGTCATAGAAAATAAAAGAAAAGAAAGGATTTATCATGAAGAACTGTAAAGAAATCCCATTCAATGGCTTTACCTCTGTGAATACTCTTATGCGCCTGGCAGGTGTTCCTCTCTCTGATCCAGATATTCTCGAAATATCGGTTAAGGATGGCATCGTGATGCTTAGGCCAACTGTTTCTCCTTCCCGGGCAGAAAAACTTGCAAGGGCTTTTCTCGCGGAATATTCCGCCATAGCTAGATATGATTTTGAAGTTAATCCTCGCCAGCGCGTGGTCGCGTGTGCTGCCGGCGGCCGTGTTGGAATCGCTTACTGCTCTAAAGAAGATGATTTCAGTGGCATCATCGGTAAGGCTCTCGCTCTCTCCCGTGCCCTTTGTATCCCCCTGCCCCCGCTTCTCCACACCTATCTTGGTTTAGACTAACTCCCAGGCCCGCCCAGTGCGGGCTTTTTCTTTTGAGCGGGCCGCTTCCTATTGACCCGGCCCGCTTTGTCTGTAACCTTTTATTATACCATACTTTTTAAACAAAATCAAGAGTCAAAATGAACAAAAAGAAAATCCTGAAAATACCTTTCTTTGTTGTTTTGCCTATTGCTTATTCTTTTTCTTTTTGATATAATAATCTTGTCAGAAGGGAAAGCTCCAAACAATAGAAAGGATAATCAAATGAAAAAAATCTATCTTGCAAGTCCGTTCTTTACAGAGCGTCAGCGCGATGCCGTCTGTAAGGTCGCTAATATCCTGCGGGCGGCGGGGCATGAAGTTTTCGTCCCCATGGAACATAAGATTGAGGACGAATGGTCGTACTCACCGAAAGAATGGGCAGAAAGAGTTTTCGCAATGGATTTAGATGCCATTCGTTCTTGTGATGAAGTAATTGCGCTGTACTACGGCCTGTATTCAGACACTGGCACCGCATTTGAGATTGGCTATGCTTACGCCGCACGAATGCCTGTTCATGTTATTCCCATGACTAAACCGGGCGAAGGGCTCGACGTTAGCGTAATGATTGCAAGCGCGGCCGCAGAACCTAGCTACTTTAGTGAAAAAAACATGAATTTCATCTAAAAAATGCTTGACAAAGCGCCCAAGATATGATATAATAATGGTGTCAAGAGGGAAAGGCCCTCTGAACAATAGAAGAGATAAAGGAGATTAAATTATGGCTAACAAGACTAAGAAGGATTTCTACAACGAGATTAAGGCTATCCTGGAGCAGGCAGAGGCAAATGAACTTGTGGCTTTCTGTGACCACGAGATTGAGATGCTGTCCAAGCGGACTAAGGCGAGCGGCAAGCTCACCCCCGACCAGCAGAAGAACGCGGCCCTGATGGATGTGATTGAGACTGTCCTGAACGAGAATGACCGCCCCATGACCATCAAGGAGCTGATGGCTGACGAGCGGCTGGGTGAGATTAAGTCTAACCAGCACGCAAACAGCCTGCTGATTGCCATGCGCCGGGCTGGCACGGTGAAGTCCATCAAGGACAAGAACGGTACCAGCTTCGCCCTGGGGCTGGACGAGAAGTATTTCCCCGCAGATAGTGAGTGAGTTATGGGAGGCTACGGCCTCCCTTTTCTTTTTGCTTCGGGCGGGCCGCCTTCTAACAAATCCGGCCCGCTTTTACTGTAACCTTCTATTATACCATATTTTTTAGATGAAGTCAATAGCCAGAATAACTAAATCTAAATTCCCAAAATACGCAACCTTTGTATACTTTGACTATTGCCTTTTTGCTTGCGTTCTGGTATAATAAATACTGTCAGGAGGGCAAGCAAAAAGCTAGTCCAGACAACAGAAGAAACTCAAAGGAGAGTATAAACATGAAAGGCAATCTGTATATTGGCAAATCCTACGATGAAATGACTTCAACCGAGCTGACCAAAATTGTGAAGGAACGCCGCTTTGTTGAATATGAGCGGCTTTGGGCTGCAATCCCTGAAGGTTATGAGAACGCAATGACGGCGGAAGAGATTTGCACCGCGGCAGGCGTACATATTAACCTTTTGTATAAGCTCGTTACTCGCGGTCAAAGGAACGGCTACGGCATGAACTTTCTGTCTGATTACTTGCCTGGTTTTGTTGGCAGGGGTCAGTCCATCCGCCACACCATCCGCCGCGTTGATATGGGTTCGCGTCACTTCGTACAGATTGAATACGACGACGCCGGGAAGGAAGTTTTCCGCAAAGAATGGTCTAGACAGAACGTTGTTAAACAGTGCGTTTACTGGAAAGAATCTAACAATAAGGATTGACAAAGCGCGTATTTTGTGATATAATATGAGTGTCAGAGGCGGCAGAGCGCCGCCCATCAATAGAAAGGAAAAATATGTATCTTGTTCTGGATTGTGAAACTGCTACCTTGCCTTTTGTTAAGGAGATGAATATTTCCGCCAAGGCTAAAAAGCAGATTTGTCTTGCTAAGCCCCTTGTCTATGATATTGGCTGGACGTTTTGTGATAGGAAGGGGAACATCTTGAAAAAGGCGTCCTATCTTGTCCAAGAAACCTTTTTTGTCCCCTCTGTTTTCAATACTGCATATTACGCGGCGAAGCGTAATATCTATATGGAGAAGCTGGCCGCCGGTGACATTGTTGCAAAGCAGTGGAACGATATTTGCGAAGAGTTAGAAGAGGATTGCAAGCGCGCAAAATGGGTGGCCGCGTTCAATGCACAGTTTGACTTCAAGCGCGCAATCCCTTATACTGAAAGATATATCAAGGCACTTTACAGCGCAAACTATAATGAATGGGAAAACAAGCAAAAATATTCCGCTAAGAAAATGGTGGCAGGTGAAGATTTCCATAACTCGAATTATGACAATCTGCACTTTTGTTTCCGCGGCGGCAAGTATGAGATTGTAGACGTCTGGCAGGTCGCGGTAAAATTGCTTGCGAACAAATACGTTTACAAGGCTTTGTGTGCAGATTTTCCCATGCTGACCGCATCCGGTCTTTATTTCCGCACTAGTGCCGAAGCAATTTTCCGTTTCATTGGCGAAGATTTGAGTTTCAATGAAGCGCACACGGCGCTTGAAGATGCAACAATTGAAACCGCAATCCTTGCAAAGTGTTTCGCCACTCGCAAAAAGATTGACAAGGGAATCATGCCTTTCCCTTTCCGCGAATTAGGCACTACCATTGAATTCATTTCTAACAAGCGTTTCACTAAGAAAATCACGCCTGCAATGTTAGATAACATTATTGAAGTGGTATCTAGCTATATCGACACTTGCGAAAATGAGCGGTACAAAAATCAAATGATTGGCAAGTTGGCTTGTCTGAAAGAAGCAAGAGAAAAGAAAAAAAATGCTTGACAATCACCTGGTTCTGTGATATAATAATAATGTAAAGAGGGGCGGCAAAGGGCCGCCCCCACAAACAAGAGAAAAGGAGTATCGACTATGACTAAGCGCGAAAACCTGTCCGCCATTATCACCATTCTGAACGAAGCTGACCGCCCCGACCTGGTGGCCTTCTGTGAGAAGCAGATTGAAGCGCTGAACGCTTCTAAGAACGCAATCAAGAAGCCGACTGCCGAACAGCAGAAGAACGCGGCGCTCGCTTCTGATATTAAGGATTGGATGTCGGAAGTTGACCGTCCCGTCTCGATTGCTGAGATTATGGAGCACTTTGGCTCCCGGATTAAATCGGGGCAGCACGCTAACGCGCTCATGATTAAGGAGCGCAAGGCCGGCGAAATCCGGCGCGTCTACAATGGCAAGGCCGTGTTCTTTGAGCTCGGTCAGGAAGAAAACAGCTAATCCAACGCGGGCGGGGGCAGTAGTCCCCGCTTTTGCGGAATGAAGAGTTTGCGCCAACTAACTTAAAGAGCTGGGCGGCGCGATTTTTGCTGAATCGCGCCGAGTCTCTGTATGAATGAACCTTGACAAGAAAATAGATGAAAAAACTGGATTTTTTGTCTAACTCGTCCATTCCTGAAAAACAAGAGAAAAAGATAAAAGGGGCGGCGGCCAAGCAGAATTTGCTAAAAAATTTTCGCCATGATAAAATATCCGTGAAGTCGACTAAATGCTTATTGTGGAAGAAAATAGTCCTGTTTCCGCGAATAAAAAATCTTATGGGCGGCGCGATAATTTTCCATTCTGCGCCGTTCTCCCACTTTGTCAACACTAACCACATTTTTTTCACCTAATTTTCACATTTGGTTAGTCCCACCTAACTCCCATAATTCACTCACTTACACATGGGACGCAATTCCGCATATGGCCCTATATGGCTGATTTTGGTGGATTTAGTCTCTCCCTTTCTCATATGCGCTTGCCGCATAAAAATAGCCAGTCCCGCACTTTCATACACGACTGGCCGCATAAAATAAAAAGGAGAGGCTAGTGACTAGCCCCTCTCTCCGTTACAGTGCGCTCGCCGCGCTTTATATGAAAGAAATCTAGGTTTTTGTTGCGCGAATAGGACAAAAACCTAATTTTTGTTTAGCTAATTTTAGAAAAGCATTATATTTTGATGGAGTTATCTCCTAATTCATCTAAACAATTAAACTTTTTAGCTCTTCTATGTTATATTTATTCAAACTATCAGGATTCCCATCGTAATATAGAGCTTTTTCCGCAGTATTTTCACGAATTCCAGCAACTTTTAAGCAATAATCTAAGATTTCTAGTTCCTCTTGATTCAACGCTCTGTACTTATCTTCATCTTTTAAATATTTAGCCCATACCCGCTTACATATACCCCTAGTACCAGGTATCCCCCCGGCGGGCTTACCATAACGTACAGTGCGACTATCCGCAGTATACTTAATACAAGTATCAACGCCTATTTGACTTGATATTCTTTTGTCATCGCGCCAAATAGCGTTGCCTGCCCGCGAACAAGTATCAATATCTATATGCCAATATTCATCAAACTTAGCATCTACTTGTTCTTTTGCTTTGGAATACTTGGGTTCTATCACTTTATCAATAACTAACTTATTTTTACCATTTATATGCCATTCCGCATATAAAGATAACTTATCTAAATATTTTTGTTTATTATTACGGATAGTACCATATTTTATTCCAAACCATTCAGCTAATTCATTCCACTTCATAATTCCTACAGTTAATTCTTTATTCTCCATATCTTGTTATTTCCTTTCTATATTTAAGTTTCTATTTTATAGAACTAATGTAATTCTTGTGATAGCGCATCACCACCTTACACATCACGAATCTTTCCGACTACTTTAGGTTCGCGCCCCGCCGGCGCTCACTAAGCAATTATTTGATTTTAGATAAATTTGCTTAAGCAATTTTGTCATGTTTTTTTCCCCTAGAGACCCTTATACGGAAAAAAACATGACAAAATTGCTTAAGCAAAAAATTCTATAAGTTTTAAAAGTGTCATGTTTTACACTAATATTAAAAATTGCTTGTCAATCATTAATTAAAAAAGTCCAAT